GGGAGTTGGTGGTGGTGGAAGACATTCTGGAAGTGTGTGAGGTAGTTGTATGTTGTAGCGGGCAAGAGAGACTTTTGTTGGATCGATCAAATCCGTTTTAGACGATCCGGAAAATGGATGAAGGACATGTTAATCTAAATGCAAGCACACAATGGAGCCCAACACATTTACTATCGGCGACAACCTTGAACTACTCAAGTCACTTGCACCGGAGAGCATTGACATGATCTACATGGATCCACCCTATAACACGGGTCGTAATTTCCACTACTTCCAGGATAAGTTTGCGGACTTTCCAAAGTTTATGGAAGAGCGAATTGTAGAATGTCATCGCGTTCTGAAGAAGAATGCCAACATCATCATTCACGTGGAGCCTCGTATCTCCCATCACATTCGCATTATCTGCGATAGGGTGTTTGGGGAGAACAAATTCTGCAACGAGATTGTGTGGCATAGTGGCGGGAATTCGAAGAACAAGTATCAGCTGGGGCGTAATCATGATACAATCATCGTATACGGCAAGAGCTCTTCTTCCAAGTTCTTTCCGCTTTACAAGCCGTATGACGAGGACTACATGAGCCACACGAAGATGTGCCCGATTCGTAACAAGGTATACACTACTTCTGCGGCGCACTCCTCACAAGCAGACGTGAACCCTCGTCCGAATCTCAGGTACGAGTGGAATGGCAATACCAAGCAATGGCATATCACGCGCGAGAAGATGCAGGAACTTCATGATGACAATCGTCTCGAGTACAATGCGAAGGGAATCCCTCGGATTAAGCGGTATGCAGATGAGATGGAGGGTATTCCGGTGAGGGACACATGGGATGACATCTCGTCAATCCAGAACGGAGAAAAGACCAAATATGCAACTCAGAAGCCCGTCAAGTTACTTGAGAGGATTCTGACACTCTACAGTGAAAAAAATGATGTGTGTTTGGATCCATTTGCAGGATCCGGTACGCTTGGACGCGCCTGCAGAAATCTAGAGAGAAATTTCATTCTGTTTGACATTAATCCCGAGGCAAAGGAAGTGTTCAGTACATCTCCTTGATCACCTCAAGGGTCTTCTCCTCGCTGTCATAGGTCTTGCGAAGCTTGGCATTGATGCTGGTCACGAGCTGATCGGGCTTCTTCGTGTTCAGAAGTGCGCTGGTTGGAATGCAGCGGATGTACGAGCCGGTCACGCCGAAATGCGGTCCGGGCACCATGATGGTACACACATCGAACTCCGTCGCACGATACGCAACGTGTCCGGTACTATTCGTGTCCTCATTCTTTTTGCTGTTGCGCCGTGTGGTCTCAAAGTGCCACTCCTTCATCCGGAACTTGTGCTGGTTGCGCACCAGGGGCTTGTCATCATCAGTCTGAGAATCAAATGACTCTCCAACCACAAGCTTCAACGGCCGACCCGATGCCTTGGACAGCTTCTCTGCTGACACAATTTCTGAAGCCTGGGCCAGCACCTTGCCGATGTCACGGTGCTGTTTGGGGTCCATGATTGCGCCAATGAGCCACTCGCGAAGATAGGGCATCCACTCGTCTGCAGAAGCCTCGGCCTCGGCGCGCGTTGAAGGTGTAATAGTGTTCTTCTTGGGGTGCATTTTGTATGAGAGAGTGTGTTGTAGTGGGTAAGAGATACTTTTGTTGTATCGATCAAGTCCGTTTTAGACGACCCAGAGAGGGGATGGTTGTTACGGGCATTGAAAAAGTTGTAAGGTTGTGTTGTTGTTGTGTTTACTCGTCATCCTCCAGTGCGGAGAAGTGGCCCGTGCGGCGAACCGGAGCCTGGACCGGCACCGGCACACTGGGCCGGCCGATCGTGACTGCACCCACGCGGAAGCAGTGGTTGACCGGGCTGTTCGTGCGGCACGAGAGGCCGATCTCGTTGAAGTTGAGCTCGGCCCAGACCGCGCGGTTGCAGTTGATGAGCTCCTCACGCTGCTTGCGTGCGGAGTAGATGTAGCTCATGAAGAGCCAGATCTCGCCGATGTCGCGAACTGCGGCCGTCTCCGCCCGGAAGTAGGCGTTGACCTGCGACTCCGGCATCACGATGAGGTTGCGGATGCGGACGGCACGCTCCTCAGCGTTCTGGATGTCCTCACGCTCCATGAGCACGCTCCAGGCAATGTTGCCGTTGGAGAAGATCTTGCGGAAGCGGAAGCTGCGGGCCACGCGGGCCACGAAGCGAGCCAGCACCGCGATCACGCGGTCAGCCTTCTTGATCATTGAGGCACGCTTGCGGTCAGCGACCGTGGTGCCAGCCGGCACCCACTGCGGGTCCAGCAGCGAGTAGCCGTGCACGGCCGGGTCACGCACCAGGCCGCGGCGGCGCTGGCGGACCGAGAACGGCACCATGAGGGGCGACATTCTGTCCCGAACGGCGTTGGGGTTGAGGGTTGAGGGTGGAGAGTTGGTGGAGGTTGTTGAAGAGTTGGAGAGTGTTGAAGAGTGTGTGCGAGAGGTTGTGTAGTGTTGGAAGGCAGGAGGTTGTATTTTCCTGACATGATCAAATCCGTTTTAGACGATCCTATGGACATGTGAAAAGATTTGTGTGGGTGACAGCTCACCCTGTTCAGAACGCCGCGAGCCAGTCGCTGTGCTTCTCCTCCGGCACCTTCAGCTCAGCCAGCAGGGCCTTCGCCAGCTCAATCTGCTTCTCCGACTCAATATCCATAGCGGCAATCGCGGCCATCTTCTGCTGGAGGATCTCACCCACCGGAATCGGGGGAGCAAATGCATCATCAAAGCCCACCATCACGTTGCTCAGCCGAGCCATGTGTCCCTGCGTGCAGACCGAGTATGGGATCGCACCATCCTTGCACTCGTCCCAGAGCCGCTTCTCCAACTCGGCACGAACCTCACCCTTGTAGCTCTTGATCGTGCACCAGAGACCCCGCAGGCACTTGCGGTAGAGCTTGTCGTTCGGCTGGTAGATCGTGGGCCGGTTCCACCAGGTCACCAAGTCGCGGTAGACTATGTCTCGGATGTGAGCAGACGGCTCAAACCGAATCCATGTCTCTCGGATATCGTTGACCGTGTTGTTCTGTGTTGCCGGAACCTCAACGGCCAGCAGCAGGTCGATAGAGTCCTTCATCTGCTTCGAAATCTCTGCGGTGTGCACGTTCTGGCTGTCGGCTGCCAACTGTGCCTCGCGGCCGCGGAGGTCAACACGCGGCTGCATGATCTGGGCCCGCCACTCCCGTGCCTGGATCATCCGCTCCACATTCAGCACAACGAGCTCGCCGCGGCGAAGAGCGACCCGACCCGTGGCAACCCAGGCCTGGATGATCTCTGTCATCACGGGAGCCGTGGCACCCTGGGCCACCAACTCCTGGGCCTCAAGAAGGAAGTCTCGCACGATGAGAGTGTCGGCGTAGTTGATAATCTGGGGGCGGTAGCGTTCCGAGATCGTTGGAAGTGCTGCTGCCACGTAGTCATCAATCTGCTGGTCCGTCTCGCCGCGGTTGTATCGCGTCCGGATTCCGGTCATCACCATCCGGTTCACTGCGTTGTCGGCCCGGCGGACCACGACATTATGATGCGTCCGGCACCTTCCGTCCGGCTGCGTTGCAACTGCCTCGCAAGGCTGTCCGTTTCCCTTGAGGTGGCCGCACACCCGCGGGGCCGGAGCCGCGGGCGGCTGGGGAAGAGCCGCAGGAACCGCGACCACCTGGATTTGTGCCTCCCACCGCGTGCGAAGGCGAGCTTGATCTTGAGTGAAGGTAGGGCTGCGTGCCATCGTTCCGTGACGGTAGCAGTAGCCATGATCATGAACTGTTTCTTGGACGCGTGCGGTGCAGGGGCGGGCGTCGCGGTAGAAGGCTGTGCAGATGGCGTGAGGCATTTTGTATTGTGTCTTTGTCCCCCTAGGATGTAAAAAATTGGCCTAAACATTTCCGTTTTATACGACTCAAGCCTTGTCACAGACAAGGCACTTCTGTCTGTTCGGGACCTGCATGGTGCGGAACTTCGGCTCAACCTCCCAGCCACGCTCGGTCTTACTCGGCACGCCCGCGGCGACCTGGACCCGCTCCATAGTGTACTTGTTGACAGCCTTCCAGGCGTGGAAGTTCGCACAGACCGCGTCGTTCGCGGCCTTCTCTGTCGCCAGGCGTGCGGCAGTCTCCTCGGCCAGCTTGTCGGCCTCAGACTTCTTGATGATGAGTTCGGCCGCAACCGCGGTGTCCTTGAGCATGTCGAGCTTCCACTGAGGGATCTTCTTGGTAGGGATGGCCATTGTGTAGTAGAGGTTGTGTAGTGTTGGAAGGCAGGAGATTCCTTTTTCCTGACACGATCAAATCCGTTTTAGACGGTCAAGAAAATGGATGGTCTCATGCCAATCCCAACTAGAGGTGTAGCCAAAATGAACACGCCTCCTTTCTTCGACTTCAGCGAGCCTGCCAAGCGGACCTGCACCGGATGGAACTGTGCCTGCGAGGCACCCTACGGCTTCGGGGATGATCGCAACCAAATCTGCAAGAGCTACGAGCCCCACAAGATAAAAACACTCTCTCGCCTGAGCCAGATGACGCTGAGCCAACGGCTTCAACTGAAGATCCAAACAGCACTGACGCAGAGGCGGTTCTACCGAGACAGATTGCTCTCACTTGAGTCAGATATTGCCTTGTCACTGAACCGGGCCTTCGGACACTGAGAGAACGCAGCCGTCCACAACAAAAACCTTTTTACACTATAATGAGGCTGAAGACCCTGCGTAGATCCCACAACAAGGAGAAGAAGTGGGATGCTGTCTTTGATAAGGATGGTAAAGAGAAGGTCGTTCCCTTCGGACAGAGGGGCTATAGTGACTTTACGAAGCACAAGGATGTGACTCGTAGAGCACGGTATATCAAACGTCATTCGGGGATGGGTGAGCACTGGAGCAAGCCGGACACGCCCGGTGCCCTCAGCAGGTGGATTTTGTGGAATAAGCCGAGTCTCCGGGGCAGCCTGGCCGACTTCCGGCGTCGGTTCCATCTCTAAAACGGATCACGCAGCAGCTGTCCAGACTACTCTCATCCAGAATGACACTCTCTAACCAGAAACTCAACAATGAGCTGCTTCGTCTCGGTGCCCACACGTCCGGATCGTATATCCGGCGTCTTGAGCGTCTTCGCAGGTTCCAAGCCTACCCACCCAAGCCAAACATGGATGCCGAACTCAATCTGCGAGGCAGTTTCAATCAATCGGAGCGATCGGCCGCATGGGCCTTGCTCTACCTCAGAGCCTCCAAAACGGAAACTCTTCAATCAGCAAAGATCCCTGTAGTAGATGGAGCCGAACGTATCTGGACTTTGTATTCTATGCCGCTTGGAACTCGCAACTTCGAACCACCGGGAGTGCCTACTGAAGGGCCTAGAGTCGGGACAATTCAAGAGCAAGGCGGACTGGCTGAAGCAATCGAGCTCCAAACCTAAGCCGAAGAAGGTGATTCGCAAGGTGTTGTTAGACTAAGTACGCTTCCCACGCAGAGTTCGTCTGCGCTTGCCGGCACGCATATGCTTATTTTTTCTTGTATTGATGCGTGTCTTGAGAGCACGATACTTCTCGAGCAAGTTAGGTAGTTCTATCTGTCGCCGGGAAATCTGCGATGAAAGAGCGGCACGCTCAATGCCGGTTCCACTCTGTTCAATATCAGCCATCTTTGCTTCAAGCGGTCCAAGCTCCGATTCAATGTGCTTAATCCTTTCCACGATGTCCTTCAGGCGGCGAGACATTACTCTTACAGGCTACTTTTTGTCATCAGACAAGGCAGCCCAAGAGACGGGGAACTTCTCACGCAATACCTCGCTAACCTGACCTGCAACAATGCGGATCTCCTTCTGTGCATCAGGGCCCAGACGAAGATGGCACAGACGGGCGTAGGCAGCAATGGAGCCCGTCTCAATGAACTCGGTCATCATGTTCTGAGGCAGGACCATTCGGGCCTGCTCAGGGGGGACGTTGTTCTTCAGCAGAGTATCGTAGGTGCTGCGAGAATCCTGGCAATGTATCACCATGATATCACGAATCGCGTCGGTGTCCGGGTGAACATCGTCGTTGCTGCCCTGCTTCTTGCCCGGGGCACGGGTCCTGAACTCGGGAATGTGGAAAGTGGGCGGATCATCCACATAGCGGCGACTCACCTCGTTGCGAGAGAATCCAATGGTGTGGCGGAACCACTCACGAGCCATCCAAATCGGCATCTTCAGGCGAAACCGAGCCTGGGGATGGAAGAAGGGTGATGTGTGCTCGTGATCGGCCAAATACTTGATGAGCTTAGCGTCTTTTTCGCTGAACTCGTCCGTATGTTTCCCCAGAGACACCCGTGCAGCGTTCACAACAGTCAGGTCATCTCCAAAGGTCTCAAGGAGCGTTACGTTGCAGTCCTCGAACATGTGTATGTCTAGAGTTGGATGTGAAAGTCAGTTGGAGGCACCACCTTCCGATACAGGTCCTCCAGGGTCAACAGGCGACCTGAGTCAAAGTAGAGACCTGCAATCTTGTTGAAGAGATGGACATAGGTAAAGAGCACAGCTGCAATGATCGCCAAGGTTTCCTGCATTACTGAAGTGCGATGTTTTGCGTCCTCGGAAGCCTACGCGAGAGAACTGTCCGCTGCGTCCCACCTACCGACATATCATCGCCATCCTGGATCCCCTCAATTGCCCGCAGTGCCTCGGCAACCCGCTGGGGCTGGTCGGCAAACTGAAGCAGAAGCTGAGTCCGGATTGCGGTGCGACGCAGAGGGGGCCGAACTGTGCGGGTTGAGCGAGCAATGGTCCCTGCTCCTCCCTCAATCACAAAGTTGTCCAAGTTGTTCCCCTGCATGAACTCCAATACATTCCCACCTAGAGCTGTCTTACGATCCTTCAGGGCCTTGATCTGTGCCTGCAGTCCGCGGATCTGATCATCCAGACCAATCCACTCCCTCAGCGTCTCTCGGATCTGCGTTGTGTCCTCAGGTGTCTCCATGACTTTCTCTTCGTGCGTCTGTGAAAGCCTCCGGTCGGGGCCGGAGGGGCTGGAGGGGCTGGAGGCACCGTGGGCACAACAGCAGCGGCGGCCGCGGTCGTTTGTGCAGCAAGAGACTTGAATCCTTCTTGGGCAGAGGAAGATACAGTCGTGGCAATCTCCGAGATCTGAGTCAGTGCATTGGAAATGTCATTTGCAAGACGGACACGCTTCTCGTCAAGTTTGGCCACTGCACGGTTCCCTTCCAAGAAGGTGTTGGCAAGCATGTCGCCGAACGGGGGCGGGATAATCCGAATGTAAGATTCGGCAGCTGCGGCAAAGTCCTTACGACTGAGGGAGATCATAGCAAAGATGGGCCACACAATGAATCCGAAGACAGATGCCATTCCAATGCCAACCATGGACGCATACGGTATCGGAATGAGACCCACCATAGCAGGAAGAGCTGACTGGACTGTCTTAACCATCACCTTGCCACCTGCAAGAATGACGTCAAGCGATGCACTCAGGATGCTGCCAAACAAGGGGACCTTCTCCAAATACGCCAAAAAGAAGACCACCATGAAGATACCCTCAAGCATAGTGCGAGCAAACGGCGAAGTGGACGCCTCAATGAACCAACGCAGGCGAGGTCCAAGATAGTCCTCTTTATCAGGAGTCACCGGGGGTGCCACGGCTTCATCAGCACCGCCGCGGGTCTTCTTGAACGCCGCAAGCTTAGATGAAAAATTGGACTTTTTCTTCAGGCCGGACACGAGGATGTCTAGCCGCTCGTCAAAGTCAGACGGGATTGGAATATGATGCCGTTCTAGAATGTCACGAAGACCCATTACTCTTAGCTTAGAATTTCCACTTCCGGTCACACTCCAGGCAGGTGACGAAGGTCGTCATGGGCTCATCTGCAGAACGCGTCTGGAGCTGGTAGAAGTCGCAGCGGGTCTTCTTCTTGCACGACGAGCAGTACAGGAAGATACTGGCCGTGGATGCCTTGGAATACATCGCCTTCTTTTTGTCAATCAGCGTCTGGATCATCTCCTTCCACCGCTTCGGGTTCAGGTCAACCATGGTTGAGTCCACGAACTTTGTTACGTCCATGGTCTTTGCCATCTCGCGGTAGGGATACAAACTGACCGCACGGCTGCGATACATGTCCACAAACACGCTGTTGGCCCAGTCAATGTCCACAAACCACTTCTGTGCATCGTGGATGCAGCGGTTGAGGATGGCCGTCTCAATGTCCTCGCTCTCAAACTTCTCTCGGACCCGATCCCGCATAGGGTGGTCCACGAACACGTTGGATGCGTGAAGCATGTGAACAGTCACGTGAGGACGGCTCTCTCCTTCCTCCGTTTCCTCGGGCTCGTCCTGCACCGGATCACCGTTTCCATCATCCTCCTCGTATTCTCCTTCCTCCTCTCCCTCTTCGTCCTCGTTGAACGTGCAGGTCTGATAGAACTCGTCATACTCGGCTGACTTCAGGTCCACATACTTGGAGGCCTGCCGGTCGTAGTCGTCTGGGTTGGGGTTGGCTGACTTCAGCACCGCAATGGCTCCCTGGAAGGAATCATCGTGAAACGGAGGGGGCAGCATATGCTGGTTTGTCTGCTCATCCTCTGTCTCAGACGGCACCGCAAAGAACGCGAAGGAATGCTCTTCGTGCACACACTTGCCTTGAAACTGTAGGGTCGGTTGCTTGAGCTTCTTGCGAAGCCACTCCAGGACATCTGAAGTCTTCGCAGGAATGGTTGTCTCGGAGAGTGTTCCACTAATGGCGATAAGAGTAGCAACCACCATTGTGAGGTTCTTTGATTTGGGTGTCTAGCTTCTGTTTTGCCGTCCAGTCTTCATGCGACGACGTCTACGACGGCCGCCCTGGTTGATTCCACGGGCAGCTTGATCTGCAGCTGACATGGGAGTGCGTCTGGCCTTCTGTTGTTTGATGATATTCTGCATATTAGGGGAGAACTCGCTCACGTTGGGAGCACGCGATTTGGGTCCGGAGTCCGAAAACCTCCTTGGAGAGGTGGCGTTGAGCGGACCCACTCCTGAAGCGGCTGCCTGTGTTTTAGGCGTAACGGGTGGTTCTCTCCGCATCGGGTTCGTCCGTTCAAACTTATCGGTTCCCTCCTTCTTTGCGTCCGCGGCAATCTGCTTCAGCCGCATCGGGTTCGTCCGTTCAAACTTATCGGTTCCCTCCTTCTTTGCGTCCGCGGCAATCTGCTTCAGCCGCATCGGGTTCACCTGTTCAAAATTCGTCCCCCTCGCTTCCGGTGGCAGCGGGTTCATCACACGTTTGGGTGCCGCCGCACGTCGCGTCCTTCGTGCTTCCACGATAGCTCTTGCACGTGCCTTCCCTGCTTCGCGTTCATCTTTTGCCCCTTGAATGCGGGCATCCGCTGCAGCAATCTGCTCTGGTGTTCGTCCCGACCGACTCGCACTACTCGCACCAATACCAAGAGTGTTCGCAACACTGCTTCTGCTCGGTAGTGCCACAGTCGGCAGTGCCGGGGCTGTTGGCAAAGGGATCTTTTTCATAGCACCGTATCCCGCTGCAAGAGAGCGGCCCAGGGTGTCTCCAAGATACTTCATGCCATCCGCACCATATCCCTTGGCGAACCAAATCGCAAGCCATACGGCTCCCACTGCAAGAATGAAATACCCAAGACCGGACAATATCTTGACCAACACGTCCTGGTTAGATTCACCCCTTGTCTGTTTGATGGCGGGCTGAACAATCGTGCGAGGCTTCTTGCACTTTTCGGGGTTCAGCGTGCAGTCTGGGGGTGACGCCTTGTACCGGACTGCACCGATTTCATGGATCACGTCGGCAGGGGGCGTGATCGGCAGGCTCAGACGAATGCTGGCCATACTGCTCTCGCTGATTATGACCGGCTCGGCCATCACCACGACTCGTGTTCCATCCCGGTTGATCCACGTATAAAAAGGGCGATCCTCCTTGAGAATGTCGCTCACCTTCCAGTTCGTGAGACCTGTGACCGAAACATCTTGGAATCCCGTTGTCTCAGATGCAACCACCACGGAGGTCATCTTACCGACGAAGGCATCAATGAACTTCGCACCGGATCCGGACAGATCCGTTCCTGTTTTGAGTGGAATCAAGACGACGACTCCAGATCCCTTGATCATGTTCGGAGAGTCAAACTCGCCGATCTGAAAGCAAGCGTCGTATTGCATGCTCTCCACGCGAAGGGGGAACGGTTGGTAGACGCTCATCAGATCAATCTGCCCAGTGGGCATAGGTAATACAAACGGAGGTATTCTGAAGCCGCTGTGTGACCCTCCCATTGTGATCTAGAAGCCAGAAAAATTCACCGAAAACGGCAGCGTAGGTTTGAGGAACATCTTCGTCAGTCCACCATGGGTCACCCGGTTGATGTGGTGGCTTCCGTTGACGTCCTTCCGGTCGTCAAATGGGTTCCACACCTTGGTCGTGGTGAGGACGTTTCGGGACAAGGTGAGTGCAGACGAGGAGTCTCCTATCAGTCCAATCTTGCAGGTTGTGCACGTGCTGCTAGTCGCAGTGGATACAACTAAGGATGCCATTGTCTCTATCAGACAAAACAAGTATCACGAAGAAACAAGATGAGTCAGCCGCCTTCGTTACTGCAACCTCCCCCGACCGTTCCGGTTCCTCCTCCGAGGGATGTCCCGTGGTGGGGTGCACTGATTTTGGCGATTCTTGTATCGATTATCTCGGTAATCGGCACGCTTTATGCATCGCGTCCTAATCAGCCGGGGATTGCCACCCCTCCCGGAGTCATGTCTCTGTTCACAGATTCTATTCTCTTTCTCCCCCACATCCTGATTCTGTTTGGTGTTCTGGCCGACATCTTTACTCTGCAGGGTGCATACTCCATCCCCAGTCTTGTCGGCCTCTCCTCCATCCCGATCAACAAGCTCTTTAGCTTCGTCCTTGCAGGAGTGGGTTCTGTGATTGGTGGTGCCGTTGAGATCTACAATACACGCTCGGCTGCTCCTGTCGTCGGCGGTGCTAAGCTCAGCGACTTTGACGGATGTGATATCAATGGCTTCGAATACTTCAAGAGCGAGTACGCTCCTCAAGGACTCGTTGTGACCGCCACGGTCTTCTGGTATTACTTGCTGGATCTCCTCATGAACCGTAACATCCTGGACAGCGTTCTCACCTGGATTGCATTCATTGTGTTTTTCGGTCTGCAGGCCAGCCAGCTCAAGGATTGTAGCAATATGACCGGTAGCTTCTTCCTGAAGACCTTCATCTCACTGGTTGAGGGGTTCATCATCGGTGGCACCGGATACGGCATCGTGCAGGCCTCAATCCCCACGCGTCTGCCGTCGGCAGTTCTTCCTCAGGGCCCGAGTCTGTCGTCGCTGACCAAGCAGGCCAACGGCACATACGTGGACGCCGCGGGAGCTGCATACATTGTGGGTCCGGATGGACGCCCGATCCCGGTCTCGTTCATCCAGGCTGCAGCAGGTGGCTCTTAAGAACGTGCCTTGCGGATCAGCGTATAATACACGATCATGTTTGTTCCCGAATGACGGCCGACCTCAACCCCGTCCTTAAAAATAACGATTGTAGGAACCACCTGGATTCCCATCTTCTTTCCCAGGCCATGCATGTCAACATGAGTGTTCACAGACGTCCACTTGACATCCTCAAACTCCTCCTTCAGGTCGTCAAGTGCAGGCTTAATCACGCTACAGGGTGTGCAGGTCGGAGACCAGAAGTGGAAGGCTTCAACTCCCATTCTCTACCTTATCCACAACATCTATTTGTAAATGACCACGCTCAGCCCGAATGACAGGTGTCTTGGAGATCACCTGGCGGGTCAGAGTTACGTCACGAGCCTTACACATCTCTGCAAACGCCTTGTACAAGTGCTTGTCAATCAACTCCTTGTCCAGTGTGTCAATAGATGACCGAACCCAAGCCACAATATCCTTCTGCTGAATAGGACCGCCCATGATGCGAAGTGGGCATCCGGGGAACAGCTCGTCCACCACCACCGGCACCTCGGGCTTCGGAACCACGCCATTCACGATGTCATTTGCCATCTTGTCCACGATCGCATTGTTCTTAGACAGCTCATCCAGACCGCCCGTGTGAGCCTTCACGTGCACGAAACGGTGCGACTTGAACTTGGACAACCGAGACGTGGTGTCCTTGATCAGATCCTGATGCAGAACGTCCTTGCCCGCGGCGGTCTTCCAGCCCCGATTCATCCATCCCGTCAGCCAGGTGGTCAGGCAGTTGATGGAATACTCCGAGTCAGAATAGATCACCAGATCGCAGTCAATCTCTCCGCGGTCTTGCAGGGTTGTCACCGCCAGCAGAATCGCTGACAGCTCGGCACGGTTGTTGGTTTGTTCTTGTGTGTCGGGCACTCGGTGGGCACTTGACCATGCAGGGTGATCGGGGAACCATGCAGCGTATCCAGCCTTCGCTCCCTTGCGTCCATTGCTTGTGCAGGATCCATCGGTAAATACACGCATGCCTCTTACTTATTCTTTGCAGCAAGTTCCGTTTCAAACACCCGCGGGTCATCCCACAACGATGAATCCAAAGTCCCCTCAATCTGAGGAAACCGCAACGGCGAGGGAACGGTGGTCACGATGCAGCGGGACACAATGGCTGCTTGCAACAAGGGCTCTTCAATGTGAAACCATACGCGGCACCGGAACGAACGCTGTTCCAGAGACCGACGCAGCATCTGTTGGCAAGCCAAACTCAAAAAGTGAGCATGCCAAATCAACAATACACGGACCCGTGTAGAGCGTCGGGCAGGTGCAAATGCAATCCACTGCCCAAACCACCGGGCAAAATCATCCATTGAGTTGGAGACCGCAGCATCCACCTCTTCAAACTCACACTGGTCTGCATACTTGGTCTTGTAGGCATCCCAAAGTGTTTTGGTTTCTAGGTCATTCATACATTCATATAAGATGCGGTGAGGAGGGGGGAATGACATTTACTCGGCCTTGTCACTAGACCCCACGATCCGTTTAACAGGGATATCGGCAGAGACGATGTAGATGCTGTTCTCCGTGGCAACGATGAACACCTTCTCCTCCTTGATACGGGAGATGGTCTCAATCGGCGACGTATACTCCGTGTCCGACTTGACCAAAAACTTGGTGGTGTCCTGCACGCCGATGCAGCACGACTTTGCAACGCTGTCGTTGTAGTAGTCCAGGTAGATCGGCTTGTCAGTCTCAATCGCAATCTTGGCGGCAGCAGCCATAACAGTGGCAGAGGGCACGGCACTCATTTTCTTTGACGCAAGGACTTACGGCGACTCTTTCTACCGCGACGGGTGCGACGGCGACGACCACCGTGCCTGGGTGGATAGGCAGGTACGGCAACCGCAACGGGTCTGTTGCCGAGTAGCTCCAGTATGAAGCGTAGATCACTTCTAATTTCATGCTCTGGCATCCTATCCTTCTGGTTGCGTAGAGCATCCAAGCTCTCCCTTGCCATCTCACCATCCTCGCCTGCAAAAAATTGAGGATCGAGTCCTTCAATATCCGAGATAACATTGTCAAGCTCTCCGAGTCCTTTAGCGTCAACAAGATCTTCATAGATTTCTCTGAGTCTTTCCTCTTTCGAGGGAGGAGGTTGCGGTGCCATTACTAAAGCTTGAGAGAATCGTCCAGCTTGAAGCGGCTCTTCATGTTGAGGCAGGGTGTCTCGGCCTTGGGGATCGCCAGCAGGGCCCGCACCGGATCCTTCACCTCAGGAACCTTCGCAGCCACCGCAAAGACGAAGCGAACCAACGCATCCACATGCTCCTCCGTGACCGGCGTCTTTGGCTGACGAATACCCTCCTTCAGCTCGTCCATGATCGTCTTCACGAAGGCCGACATCACCTCCTGCGGAAGCAGACCACGACTGAACAGCTCGGCGACATACACTGCAAAGGTCCGCTTCTTCTCCTTCTGCTTAGTCCACGCAATGATGGCCTCCGTGTAGCCCGCATCTGTGTGGTGAGGCACCAGGGTGACGTTCGTCTCTGCATACAGCGTATCAAACATCATCACCTGCACCATCAGATCCTGGCGAGCATCCGGGTAGGCCGATGCAATATCCTTGTAGGCATCTGCCATCAGAGGAGCATAGAAGCTCTGCTGAATGCCCCGATCAAACAGCAGGGTGGTGACCCGGAGACGGAACATAGAGTCCCGCTTATCTAGCTTCTCCATGATGCCTACCATCATCTTGTCGTAGGTCTGCTTGGTCAACTTGTTGAGGAATGCGTTCACCTCATCGTAATCGGCATCGTCCTTCTCACGGACCTTGCGATGCACCGCCAGCATCGCCAACTCTCGCCAGTTGGATGCCTCCTCGGCAGGTGCTCGTCGGATGACCTGCCGACGGAAGGACGGCTTGAAGGAGATCTTGAGCTTGGAGATGATGGTGCGGATGACATCCGAAAGTGCAGGACGGGGGCTGGTGCGAAGAGAATAGAGAGTGGCGATGTCCATCCTTTCTTCTCTTCTGTTTAGACAATCGTATCCGTTTTCTACCAATGGGTTCGTGTTTAAGTGTAGATCAACCCATGATGACGATAGGTATCAAGACGGTGAGAGCTTCGAAGTTTAAGACCATCAAGACGTTTCGGGATGCCATGATTCTGGCAGGGAAGTTCCCAGCCGACGATGCTGCGATCACGCTCATCAAGGACGAGATCGTGAGCTTTACCACGGCAGGTGACAAGTTCTACTTCGTAGATGGAATCAACTACAAGGGAACCACAATCCCAATTCGGAAGCTCTATGGTAAATAAAACGGATTCATAGCCCACAATAGAAGTAGAGGGCGGCGAAAATGACTGACACTACTCCTATGCCCAAGACTTGGATTCTGTGGTACCATGATCCAAACGACAACGACTACTCGGAGGCGTCCTACACCAACATCGCCACCCTCTCCACTCCAGCTGACTTCTGGACAGTCATTGATGCGATTTCCAAGGATGCGTGGGAATCTGGCATGTTCTTCTTCATGCGTGAAGGATACCGCCCCCTGTGGGAGGCACCCGAGCACATCCGCGGAGGTGCTTGGTCAAAGAAGGTGGACGCAAAGGACACCTGCGAGGTGTTCATTGACGCCATGGCACACTGCTTTGTGAATGACTTTCTAGTCAACTACAAAGAGGCGATCGTGGGCGTCTCGGTCTCCCCGAAGGGACAGTTTCATATCATCAAGGTCTGGAATACGACCACCAATGTCACGGATCGGAAGCTCTTTGCTCCGACTCTCAAGATGAAGTCAGCAGATGACATTGTCTACAAGGCCCACAACACGAGGCCGAAGTAACTAACAAGCACACTCAGAAAACCACCAGATGATTACGGCACACATGCAGGTGTGGGAAATCACTAAGATCACGTTGGTTGTATCATTGCTCATGACAGCGTGAACAGATACTTGATCTGATTTAAGTCAGCAAGAATTTCATCACGGATATTCAGCAGGTCTGAGTCCGTCTTTTTTATCATGCGAGGCAGCTTGGTGGACAGCCACACGCCCGACTTGCTGATAAAGGAGCGGATGCCCGTAACCGTAAGGTTCTTCACCGGCAGTGTCCGCTTCATCACTGGACGTCCGTAGCGGCCCATATAGACCTCTACGAATGTATCAATGTTGGTGTCCAGCTTCCCAATCAGCTCGTCCGTGGACTTGTGCTCAGCAAATGACTTGGTCTGCCAGTGATAGAGCTTGACCTGGTCACGCATATTGAAGAAGGTCGCCACAATATCGCCTCCCTTCTTGGACCGGAACGTGCGACCACCGCGAAGATCAACCTTCCTCCGGGTCTGAGTCGCTCTCGGGGGCAGGGCCGCCCCTTCTGCAGGGCCTCCAGGCGAGGTTGGATCAACTGCGTCCATTGTCTATATAGAAGATGATTTACGTGGACGACGGCGGCAGGGGCATCAGACACAGCTTGATATCACCCAGGTTGGCAATCACATAGCGGATCATGATGAACCAGTCATTCTTCATGTGCACCTCCAGGTTGTTGGAGAGGTTGGAGCACTTGGTAAACAACACCAGGTGCGGCAGAGAAAACGAGCCACTCACAATCTCCGTGGATTCGTTCTTGCTTACCGACATTTCTGCGGCCGCATCACCCATCGTCACCGTCTGCGACGCAAACGGACCCTTGCAAGAAAATGTCAGAGTGTTGCCGACATTCTTGATATCCACCGTCTTTGCCGACAGCAGGGTCATGTCACGGCAGATCTTCTGGAAGTCCAGCGACGGCATTGTAACGCGGGCCGAAAACACCGTCTCGGGCATCGTGATGTCCGACTCATCGCAGTCCAGCAGGTTCAGGCGATACTTGATGCGACGGCCTTTTTCTCCATTCTCAATCGTGATCGTCAGGTGGTTAGACTCCGCCTTGGAGACCGAGAACGTGATCGTGTCATCGTTCGTCACCGTCTTCACGATACGGTAGAAGTGATCCGTGTTCAGACCCACACTCAGCTTCGGGGCCTTGTTGTTGTATTCATACTGTTCAAACTTGTTCGCATACAGTCTCATGTGAGTCAGGACTGTGCGGGAATTGTCCATGGCGATCATGCGGATCCCATCCTTGTCAAAGACCAGGCTCATCTCCACCAGCATGGACTTGAGGCCCTCGGCGAGGGTGCGGATAGGCGACGTCTGCACAGTCTTTGCAATCACCAGGTCGTCGCTCATTTATGTATCATGTAGGCTCGGTGTCTAAGTTGTTCTACGCGTCTTCCTTCGATTCAGTCTAGCAGGAAGGCAGTTAAAGAACTCCCCCTTGGCGTTCTTGCGGTAGTCGTAGACCTCGTAACCCGGACTGCACTTCTTCCTTGCAGCTGCGAGGCGTTGCTTGAGGGTCCCAGAGGAGCCCTTGCGACGTGTTTTCATTGTTCTATACAACTACTTGGTGACTTTGAGGATCATGACTCCCGAGGAAATGAGGGCAATCGCGAGATAGTCGTGCAAATGGAGAACCTCCTTGAACAGCAAGGTTCCTGTGAGTGTTGTGGCAACCACTGAAAGGCCAGACCACAGTGCATTCGTCATTGCAAGGCCCGAGGTCTTGTAGGTCTGACACAGCAGGAAACCAACGCATCCGTAGAACAACAGTCCCACGGCAAACAACGGTGCATAGTGGATGCTCTGCCTGAAACATGTCATTGCAGCTGTTTCGCATGCTACGATGAGCAGCACATAGAAATAGATCTCATACATTCTTACTTCTTCACAAGGAAAGGAAGAAAGAACAGCACAGCGATTCCGATCAGGACCACAATGTCTATGGTGCGGACCAGCTTCTGCTCACGTTCCGGCAGTTCCATGAACTCCTTCATATACGACGGCGGCTTGGCCCAGCCCCACATCCAGCCAAGAAACGTGGGCTTCAACCGATCCTTGCAGTCAAAGATCATGTCATACCAGGCCAACGCAACATACGCAACGCAGGCCAACAGGAAGGCCATGAGAATGCGGTGCTCCAGCGGCTTGAAATGGGGCATCCAGTAGACCACCAACACAAACAGGGAAAACACGAGGCACTTTGGGTTAAGTGTGAGGTGTGTTCCAAATAATCCGCCGCCCATTACTTAGTATAGGTAATATAAATCAGGGAATACATTCCGAGGAGTGCCTTCAAAGCGATCACGCGATACGGCAGGACCAGATCATACAGCTCCGCCAGCAAGACGGTGGATCCAATCATCAGGGCATCTGCAAGCAGGATGGTCCACCCGCCCTCACTTGCGTAGCTCTTGAAGACGTCAATCATGCTGTTATGCCCCTCCGGAAGACCCTGGATGACTGCGAAGTAAAAGAACAGGTCGTGCAGCAACTGAACGAAGATCGCACCAACGACCAGGGCCAGTCCGTAGGCGTTCGGGAACAGAAGAGTGGCCAGAAGCACACCGAGCATCAAGCTCAGGACATCAGCGGCAACCGCGGCGACCCCGAACTTGTCATACCACAGCTTCAGGGCACCGGTGGGTGGCAAGAAGGAAAGGTGCTGCCCCGGGACAACTTTGGTCAACAGCATGACTACAAAGTCTACCCATGTTGCCGCTGCCAAAAGAGAAATCAGACGCATTACTTCTTACGCTGGGTTTTTCCGTGACTCATGCGAGCCGACTTCTTGCGGGACACGATACGGCCCCACTTGTTCATCTTGAGGTCACCCTTCTTGAGTCCACCGCTGGTGTGGTCGGCCGTTCCGTGCATGACCTGGGCACGAGATCCAATCTGTTTCATGTGCATTTGTTATGTGAGGATATTTTTAGTCATAGAGAGTAATGGAATTTATTCGGAGGCGGGAGAAGCGTGTCCGGGTGGCCCTTGTCACCTTTGCAAGTGGGAGCTACAAGGGTATTGAAGAAAAGCTCGTTGAAAGTGTCAAGACATTCAACTCTTACGTCGATGTGTTTGCGTTTCACGATGAATCTGAGATCGGAAGTCCTCTCCACAAAGATGCACCGTATGCGTTCAAACCCTACGCGGTTGACTTCATTCGTCGGAAGGGTTACGACATTGTCATCTGGTGCGATAGTTGTCTGCGAGCCGTGACCAGACTTGACGACTTTGTCAAAGACATCTCCGCACGAGGCGTCTATCTGCAGCGTGACGGATGGATGTGTGGCGAATGGGCGAATGACGCGGCTCTTCAGTACTTCAATGTGACACGTGAGCAAGCAATGGGGATTGAGTCCATCTATGCACAGTGTATGGGGTTTGACTTCAGAACCAAGATGGCTTACAACTTTCTCTCTATGTGGCTGGGTGCAGCACAGGCGGGGATCTTCAAGGGAAGGTGGAACAATGACGAGAAGACAGAAAGCGAAGACAGCCGAGTGAGGGGACATCGGCACGATCAGACAAGTGCAGAGCTTATTGCCTACCACCTTCGCATCGTCAAGGGGGCGATCATTGCACACGATGAGCCAACCCGTGCTCCTCGATACTTTACAACATGGGATCATCCTTAGAGTCCAAATGCCGGGTTGCATGCCCCGTTCGGATCAACTGGTGTCTCACGCGGATACGTGTGAGCGGATGGATTTGCAATCTTCAAGAACCTCCCGACGTTTGACGTCACGTCAGTCCAGCACGAGGGAGCCAATAAACACACCGTAAGACCGACGAGCATTTCACTCGTCTCCTCCCAGACAGCTTGTCTTGACTTTGATTCAAGTGATACGATTGAAGATTTATACTTATTACGAGTATCATCCTTCAAGAACTCATTGGAATGGTATGATCCTCGCTTCGTCGGCGGCACCGTTGAAACGATGCGGCGACCTGGAAGGCACGCTTCTGCTTCTTCAACCACGGTATAATCGTCGGTCTGAATGAAAAACACAGTAGAGGATGTGTAAGGTATGAGTGGGAGGATCTCTGCAAAGGGCGTAGGAGCTGTCTCCCTTGACTTATCTCCCCTCCGCACAAAGATCGCAGTATAGTCGTGCCCAATGTGCTCTCGGAGCCGGTTTACGCGTTCAATAAGTTCCGGACGAAGCTGGAATAGCTCGCGAATACACTGTGAATATGCACCTGCTGTAAACTGTGGATGAACTCCCGTCACCATGTGTCCTGAACGAAGGCTGTTTGGATAGCGAGGAACGACTGGTTTCACTTTTAGAGTTGTGAAGTAGTCATGCCACCCTTCGCGGACCGTATAGGGCCACTTTACATGCTCAATGAAGAAGGGGACTCCAAGCGATTTTGCATGGAGGTATGCAGTGCACATGAAGAAGAACACGGAGAAGAACCCACCGCCATTGTTGAGTCCGTTGTTCAGCTGGAATACAACCGCGTCCGGCGAGGGCATTTCGATCTGTTACTATAAACCAATGAGTATATATGAACTATACCGCGAGAAGCTGATCCACCGCCCTGAGCGGCAGTGGAACGCAGATCCCACGATCCTCTGCGATCAAACCTTTTCAGACGTGATCCCGACCTTCAGTGTGGTTATGCCCATCCACAACCAGGCAGGCGTGATTTCGCGGGTCCTTTCAAGTATCGTTATGAATACGTTGGGCACGTATGAAATGATTCTGATCCTTGACGGCTGCACTGACACTACTAAGCAGGAAGTGACTGACTGGGTGAATGCACTCAGCCCTCCGCAAAATCTGGTCAAGATATACGTTCATGAGAACCCGGTTGGCATCTTTGAGACATCCTGTGACAATCAGGGCTTCATCCTGTCTCGCGGAGAGTACATTGTTGAGATCCAGGCGGACATGCAAATTCTCTCCATGGGTTACAACATCACGCTTACAACTCCACTTGTAATCTTTGAAGATCTGATCGCAGTGAGCGGCCGCTGCTGTCACGGGTTGAATTCAAATACGACTGCCTGCGATACAGGAAAGGTTGGACTGGCAACCGAGAACCCCCACGTTCTGAAGTCGTTTGAGTGCTTCAACCGTCTTGTGATGTCGCATACGGTCAATCGCGGGCCTCTTGTGCTGCGTCGTAGCATGGTAGAGACGCTCGGATATTTGGATGAAGCACACTATGTCCTTGGAGATGATGAGCATGACTTGTTCTCGCGTGCATGGGTAGAAAAGAAGTGGAGGACGGGGTTTGTTCCGGTTGAAGTCTACTCTCCTCAGCAGTGGGGATCCACTCGCAAAGGAATGCCACCCGACACGCGTGCCTACCTCACGAGCCGTGAAGCCAAGCGGCCTGGTGGATTTATGGCAAAGAACCGAGAGGCCATACACTATCCGCATGCACACGACCGGGTCATTCCCCTAGACCGTCAGGTGGCCGCCGTTCGGAATCTCATGTATGGATAATGATTTCAGGACGTGGATTCGCAAATGCTGCAACGTGGATCTACGATACTCGGTATTCAGATAAGTCGTTTTTGCCGGGCCGTTCATTGACAGGTGACTCTGTCTTCATAAACGGTGACCGTCTTGATGAGTTCGTCAAGCAGAAAGTTTCATCTATTTTTACGATGCACAAGAAGTTCGTGTTCATCGTTCATAACTCTGACCTCAGCTTTGACGCACGTAGCCTTTCTCTGCTGCTCCCGCATGCAGTCCATATCTACGCAGTGAATACATCTGTTCGTCATCGCCAACTGACTACCATTCCACTGGGATTTGGGGACACTACTCTCAGGTTTGTGAAGGATTTCTTACCCCCTACTGTTGACAGGGATATTGAAGTCTATTTGAATCTGACCCTTGGCTCTCCGGGCGAACGAAGGCATACACTACGAACAGAGTGCATTCGGGCAGTTGCAGGCGATTCTCGGGTCGTCTCCGTATCCAATCGCAGCACGGGCGAGTATTTCATGGATCTATGTCGTTCCAAGTATGTCCTGTGTCCAGAAGGAACGGGACACGATACGCATCGCCTGTATGAGTGTATTTTCTGCGGTGCGATTCCGGTTGTCTTGAGTGGACCCCTCAATCACTTCTACCAAACTCTCCCGGTGTGCATTGTTAACAAGTGGACGGATCCATACTACGAGCCAAGCGTAAAAAGACGATCGCTTATGGTCGGCGACTACTATAAATGACGATTGTCATTCAGATAGGGACAAATAACGGGGACGATCACGTCCGCAACCTATGTAGGCAGATCAAGCCCTCGTTCGTGCTGCTCGTAGAACCATTTACCATTCACAATGCAGCCATTAAGAAGAGCTATGCAGGAATCGCCAATGTCGCATTTGAAAACACTGCGATCACGCCGACGCCAATGGAATCCGTGACCCTTTACTTTGCAGATCGTGACGGACCTATGACTGGACCCACACGTAGCTACGAAGTAACGTCCATCGTTCCAGACCACCTGATAAAGCATGGCTACACTCCTAGTGAACTGCGATCCTTTGTGGTGCCTTGCAAGACACTGACGCAGCTCTTTGACACATATGCTATCAAGCACATTGATTACCTATTTCTTGATGTAGAGGGCATAGACTTTGAAGTTCTGAAGAGCATTGACTTCCAGAAATATTCAATTGCGAATCTCCAGATAGAGTTCCTTCACCTGGATAAGGATCTCCTGATATCCTTCATGGCCGAACGTGGATACACTGTAGGCACCACGCTGCACAAGTATGATCTCATGTTCGTTAAGCAGTAAGTCACACAAACAAACTATAGATGGAGTTCCATACATAGTTTGTTTTTGGGTTTCTTGGTTGATTTCTTGGAGAGCACACGGCTGTCTCTAGTTGGAGTAGGCAAGACCGCCCATGCCGCTCATCACGCGGAGCACGTTGTAGTTGACGGCGTAGACGCGCACCTGGGCCGTGCGGCCCGAGCGGACCGTGTTCACGGACACCGTGAGCTGGAGCGTGGCCTTGTCGATACGCGAGAAGTTGCACGTGCCCGACGGCTGGTGCTCCTCCGGCTTGAGCGCGAAGGAGTACACGTTGATGCCCTGGGTCGGGGTGCGGCTGTGGTGCTGGAACGGCTGCACGCGGGAGAAGTAGCGTCCCTCGCGCTCCGTGAAGCGGTCCTGGCCGTTGAGCTGCAGCTTGGCAACCTCGATCGGGTTCTTGCCCTCGCAGCGGACACCCGACTGGAGGATGACCTTCGCGAGCAGGTAGTTGGTCGTGTCCTCGAACACGATGCCCTGGTCGTTGCCCGCATTGGTGTCGAGCCAAGACGCACCGTTGAGCGACGGGCCGTTGCCACCGATGCCGATGCCCGGCAGGTAGGGGCCCGACGGGCCATCGCCCGACGTCGTGGGGACCGTCGCCGCCGTGCCGCCCGTCGCCAGCGAGCCGCGGGCGAGGACGTCCATCACGATGCCCTCCGTGGAGAAGTCATCCGTGTAGTTGAACGGCTGGCAGCCGTTGACCTCCTGGATGAACACCTGGTTGGGCGTGCAGTCCACGAACGAGTCGCGCTGGACGACCCACACGAGCTCCTTCACCGGGTGGTTGAAGTTCAGCTGGATCTTGTTCGAGCTCGACGTGATCGACTCGGCACCCGTGAACTGCAGCTGCTCGATGAGGTACTCGTGCGTCTGCTGGGCGAAGCGGCGACGCTCCTCCGTGTCCAGGTAGATGTAGTCGATGTACAGCGACGCGGCCGTGAGCGACTGGATCGAGGTCGGGGCAACCGCCGAGCCCGTGAGCTCGTAGTACGTGCAGTTGATCCACTGCTCGAACTCCACGTTGATGCGCACCTCGTGGTACTGGAGGGCGATCAGCGGGATGGCCAGGCCCGGGTTGCGGCAGAACCAGAACTGGAGCGGGATGTACAGCGTCTTCGCCGGGGTGCCCGCGCGGGGGGCGCACGTGTTCGTCAGCTCCGAGCCGGCGCACGAGGCATCCAGGGCGTAGCCGCGACGGTCCTTCATGAGGACAAGGTCGTGCGTGTTGCCCACCATGTCGTTGAGCGCCTCGATCGTGCCCTGGTCCTGGGACAGCTGCGTCCAGATCTGCATCCAGTCGCCATACTGGCGGTCGATGCGCTGGCCGCCAATCTCGAGCTCAACCGTCTTGACGAGGCGGTGGCCGATGTAGTTGAGCCAGCGGAAGCGGTTCAGCTGTGTCACCGACGCAAAGTCCACGGCCGGGAGAACCACCTGGAGGTACGTGCGGTACATCAGGTCGGCGTTGCGGTTGATGACGGCCGTCACGCGCTTGTTGAAGTCGGCCTGGCCGTTGAACGTCACCTCAATGGACTCCATCGCGAAGTTGGTATGACGCTTGTACAGCACCTTCCAGAACGTGATCTGGGGGTTGCCGCTGATGTAGATGTCCTGCGCACCATAGCTGACGAGCTGAAGAAGACCACCACCCATGTTGTTTGTATGATACTATGTGGGAAAAAATATTTACCGGCGAAGGCGACGCGTACGACGCGTACGACGACGTCCACCCATCTTCTTGTTGAAGACATCCCGAGGCGAGACCGGTTCTACGGGACGCAGATGCCTCTTCTGCAATGCAAGGAGGTTCGCGTCTGTGGCAGGAGGCAAGTCACCTCCCTTTCTCTTTGAAAAGTTGCGGCGTGTCTTCGGCATACTTATTGCAGAGATTTGCGTTGCCGCTTAGGCCTTGGAGAGAAGGTGGGCCTTCTTGGCACGGGCACGGAGCGTCGCCTTCTTGCCCGACGACTTGAGGCCGTGGGACTTGAGGACACGCTTGAGGGCCTTGGCAGAGGGCCCCTTGCGAGCCGTCCGGCGGCGGCCAGCCGACTGCTCACCGCCCATGGCAGGCACATTGTAGTTTCCGGCAGGAGAGACAGTTCCGGCGGGCATTTTGTTTTTACACCGAGACAAACTTTCAGGATGAACGCAGTCAAGTAAAAAATGGAGCCAGTTATCATCGGCGTTGTTGTCGGGATTCTCGTCTTTGGAGGCTGCGTTCTGCTTACTTCGTATCGCAAGCTACGCAGTATCTCCATGACTCCCATGACCATGGCTAAGTCCTCGTCCTCGGAGAATCTTGCCGACATGGTGGCTCAGGAGGACCCGGAGCCCATGTAAAATATCCATGCAGTAAACTAATGGCGGCGAACTTGACGACCGCAGTCAATAATATAGGGAATGCCACAACTGGCAGCATTGAGGTGTCGACACGGGCAATTGACCAGAGTGTCAAGCTCGTTGGAACGGCCGTCAACCAGGGAGGTGCTGTTGCAACGGCGGCCCTTGAAGGTGCGGGTGCGGTTGCCTCGTCCGCGATCAAGAATACCAGTGAGGTTGCGACAGCATCCCTATCCGCTGCGAAAGATATCAGCAAGGTCGGACTGAACACAACGACTGTGGTGGTTGCGAGTGCTGGAGAGATCACTAACACAGCTGCAAAGACAACCGCTGATGTTGCGAATGTCACGCTGGGCACTGTCGGTGCAGTGGCAAAAGATGCGAACAAGACCGTTCAGCTCAGCAGCAAGCTTGCAACTGGACTCACGAACAATGTGCTGGAAGGCATTACGAACATGAACCAGATTCTCGGAGGTGCTGGCGAGAATCAGGTGCTTTCTATTCGGAACAATCAGGAGTCAACAAAGGCTGTCTTGACAAGTGGCATTGGAACGACCGCATCAACAAAGCAGAAGCTGGACGTTGAGTTTGGTAAGTTCGTCAACAACATGAAGCAATCCGTTATGCAGCTCGTCAAGCTGCAAGCATCCAGCATTGAGTCGGTGCGTGTCTTTATCGTGAAGTTCTACTGCACGGGAATGTTTGCTCGCATGTTCCGGACACAGTGCCCTCCCAAGCCGCAGACGGATGCAGCAAAGATGGAGATGACCAAATATGCTCGGCAGTTGCAGGTTGTCTCTGGAACCATGATGTCCAGCTTTGACAAGTTTGCACTGGATGCACAGTCAAAAATAAAGTTGATTCCTATCACGGATACGCAGAGTATCCTGACCTCGTATAAGGCGATCTTTGACGACTACTGCACGAAAGTTGCGGCTGCAATGGAGACGTATACGGGTGCAACCAATGCTATCCTGGAGAAGCATAAGGTTCTTCTAAACAAGGTCACTGCAGACGAGGTGGTAGGTGGTCGTCGTCGCAAGCGAACTCGGCGTGCTCGTCAGCGTCGCTCTACTCTACGTTAGCGACGCTTTGTTCCGCGTCTCGAACGCTTCGTCTTCTTCGTGCGACGCCGGCGACCAGCCATATTGACCTCGTGGTTCACCGGAGCCGAGGACTTTGGCTTTTTGTATTTGTAATTGTCGCCCGCGTCTGGGTCCCCGTGATCTGGCACCCCAACCGCAGAAAATGCATGCTGCAAAGGTAGCCGAATGTCTCCATTGCATATCAGTCCTACATCGTCCTTCTTAATCATCGTACCAGCATGACGGGTCATTTTATAAAACACGCAACACTAAACATTACTCCAAGATCAACTTAGGCGTGATGTGCATCGCCTCCAACTCCTGCATCCACAGCTTCATGGCATAGGGGATGGTCTTGATCACAAAGTCCGTCTTGTTGCCACATGCACCGCAGGAGTAGATCCCCTCCACAGGATTCACCACCGCCAGAGTTCCGCACGTCTTGCAAAGCCCCGTCCTGAACGGGTCGGATACATCCATCAGACGCTCCTTGGTAAACACCGAGATGCCGTGTGACAGCATACAATCACGTTCCATCTCACCCACACGCAGACCACCATCACGGGACCTGCCCTCGCACGGCTGACGGGTCAGCGACACAATCGGACCACGAGCACGGGAATGCTTCTTGTCAATCACCATGTGCTTGAGACGCTGGTAGAAGGTCGGTCCCATGAAGATCTCGGCCTGCATCATCTCACCTGTCTGACCGTTGTAGAGGATCTCATTGCCGTAGGGGTGCATTCCCATCTCCACCATGTGCTTCTTCAGGTCCTCCACCTTCAGGTGAGAATACGGCGTTCCATCACCCAGCGTTCCCTTGCGAACACCGATCTTGCCGAAGATATTCTCCATCAGCTGAGCAATCGTCATGCGGGATGGAACCGCGTGAGGGTTCATAATGATGTCCGGACGCAGGCCCGAAGCCGTGAAGGGCATATCCTCTTCCTCCATCATCATGCCAATGGTTCCCTTCTGACCGTGGCGTGAGGACACCTTATCGCCAATCTGCGGGATACGCTCCGACACTGTGCGGACCTTGATGAACGGGTAGCCATCCGAGTTCTTGTCCTGCCACACGCCGTCAATGCGGCACTGCTCGGAGTTCTTGTGCGTCGTGGACGCATCACGGAACGCGTAGCCCGCAGCGTCGTTACGCAAATTCACCACCTTGCCAATGATCACGTCATTCTCGTTAATCACCGAGTTGATGATCGGCAGCCCATTGTCCGAGACCGCAGAGTAGGACGTGTTCTTGTATTTGCGAGTGTTGTGCTTCTGCGGCTTCATGAACTTCTCCTCGCGGCCCGAGGTCACGTTGCGGTGCTCCTCGTCCTTATACATCCCGTAATACAGACCCCGGAAGAAGCCACGCTTCACCGACGACTTGTTCATGATCACGGAGTCCTCCTGATTGTATCCACCGTAGCAGGCAATCGCCACAATCCCATTGAATCCGAACGGCATCTCGTGCATCTTCAGGATGTTCATGGCCCGTGTCTCCACAATCGGCCGGGCAATGGAGCACAAGACATACGCGTTCTTGTCCAGACGCTTGGCAAAGTTCCCGGCGTAGACGCACATGGCCTGCTTACCCATGGCTGACTGGTAGGTGTTACGAGGCGACTGATTGTGGTCGGACAAGGGAATGGTGGACGCCATGTGCCCCACGATCAGAGACGGGTGGACCTCGTAGTGCGTGTGAGCCGGCGTCATCTCGTCCAGACTCATGGCAATCCGCAAGGTCTCGGTCTCCGACGAGTCAATGTAGTCAAGACTTGACGTGCACCACTCATTCCAGCTGCTCGTGTCCTTTGGTGGCGTCATGCCAGCTCGGAACACCGGACGCACACACCGACCGCCGTCCGTCTCCACCGAGATGCTGTTCATCAGGGTATACCAGGCCACCGAGATGTGCGGGTGAAGACGACGAGTCTGCTTAGCCGTTCGCAGGCCAACCACCAGTCGGTGTGGGTCCTTGGTGTAGCCCACGATCACACCGTTGACAGTGACCGAGGTTCCCTCATAGACACGGGGAGTGTCAATCCACTGCACACCACCCACCTCCTGCAAGTAGTGGATCACCGTGGTGGACGGAGTGTGCTGAGAGATTGACGTCAGCAGGCTCATGTTCTTCACAATACCCACGGAATGGCCCTCTGGCGTCTCCACAGGACACATGAACCCCCACGAGGTGCCGTGCAGCTTACGAGGAGCCAGCAGCTTGCCCGACTTCTCTACGGGTGTCTGGATACGACGAAGGTGGCTGAGGGTCGCTGCATAGGACATACGAGCCAGAACCTGCGAGACACCCACCTTGGTCGCATTAGACATGGCTGCAGCCGAACCCAGTCCCTGCACCGCAAAGTTGCCCGTCGCAAGAGCCTGCTTGAGCTTGCCCTCAATCGCCGACAGTTTCAGGATCTTGTAGAGATTGTTGCCGTTCAGCACATCCATCGGACGAGGACCGCCCTCGCCACGCTTCCACGAGTCATTATTGACCTCCTGCACAAACTCATTGCGAGTATCGTTGCACACCTTTTGGAACAGCTGGCGGAACAGATGGGTCAGCAATGCACCCGTCGTGACCACACGCTTGTTCGGGTAGGCATCACGGTCATCCAGCGGGATCTGCTTGCAATAGGTCAGCAGCAACCGACGGATCATGGAGCCCATGAGCATCGTCTTGCGGGCATTGTGAACTGGCGTCGTCGTCAGCTCACTTGCAAACCGCACGTGAGGCAGCAGCTCGGAGTTCAGCAGCTGGCGGACATAGGCACACTTATCCTCCTGATTCGTGCCATACTGCAGGTGGTTCGTCAGATACTGAACCGCCTCCTGCTGCGTGAACACCCGCAGCTCTGCCGCATCACGGAATGAAGCCGCCAGCAGCTCCACGTGCAGATCATCCTCGTTGCCCCAGATGATGTTCGTGATGGCACGATCCGTCAGGACACCCAGGGCACGGAAGTAGACCACGACCGGAATATCCTCGCGGAAGCGGGGAACACATGCCGTCAGCGGGTTGCCGTAGCCGTTGAACTTGGAGCTCAGACGGATCTCCAGCTTCTTGGGCGGCATCGTGAACGACTCGTGCAGAGACTTGATCTCCACCGAATGGGTGTGCTTGGATGCTGACTTCTTGTTCTGAAAGATCATGATGCGATTGTCTGCCACCTTCTCCTGGCAGAGGATCGTCCGCTCGGAGCCGTGGATAATGAAGTAGCCCAGGGGATCGTGGGCACACTCACCATACTCGGCCAGACTCATCGGATAGTCCTTCAGCAGACACAGCGACGATCCCAGCATCACCGGCAGTTTGCCAAGCGAGATGCCCTCAAACACATGCGACTCCTCGTCGTAGGTGTCCAGCATCGGTCCCTTGTAGGTCCGCACCACGAACCGGATATCCACGTGCATCTGAGCGGCATAGGTGAAGTTGCGGATCCGTGCCTCCATCGGAAGCATGGGCTTGACACGACCCGTGGCCTCCTGGATACGAGGCTTGATATAGGAGACATTCTCAAAGGACAGCTTGAACTCATACTTGTATTTCTTGAGCATCTCGTCCTGTTCATGCCAGACCGTGATCGGCGGTGTGGACTGCATGATCAAGGGGATCTTGTGGCGAACGAAGTCCTCGTAGGAGTCAATCTGATGGTCTACCATGCGTGCAACGCCGTTGCTGAAGTATGCACGCACTGCAGTCCATTCGTTGGTGGTTGATGTAGGAAGAGTGAAGGACGACATGGTAGCTATTGGGGGTCTCTACTGTGTAAATAAACTTATCCGTTTTGAATAAGTGAATGTCCGGTGTCAAAATCCAAAAGGTAGATCACGTAGAGCCCGAGGTTCGCCGCCCGGTGGCCCGTCATCGTTCTATGAGGACCTTCCCACAGGGTGTCATGAAGGGAACCCGGTCTCGGTCTCGTGGTGGTGGAGAGATTGTGCCGGTGAAGGATCCTACTAAGGCCCCTCCTGTTCGCAAGGGCACTCTTCGCATCCTGACGAAGAAGGGTGCTGATCTTCGCCGCAAGACCATCAAGCAGACGGTCAAGAATATGAACGATGGAACCGTTCGGTCTGCTCTGAAGAAGTCCAACATTACGGTGAATCCGAAGACGCCCACCCACATCGCACGTGAAATCCTTGAAGGCGGCATGGAAGCCGGAATGATTGTCGTTAAGTAAAGTAATGACGTCCATTTGGGGACCTTTAGGATGGATGACCCTTCACTCGGCTGCTTCTTGCTATTCGGATTCACCGCTCCCTTCCGAACGGTCTCTCATGCAGACATGGCTGGATATGTTTCAGACAACGATCACCTGCCCGTCGTGTCGCGAACACTTCGGAACGACCCTCGCGGCCTACCGAAGGCTTTACCCTGGAATGCTGAACTCGCGTGCGGACTTCATGCTGTTCACCTTCCGAGCTCATAACTCAGTGAACCTTCGTCTGAACAAGCCGATCCATATCAACGTCCAAGCGTGCTTTGATCAGCTTCAAGCCAACGTAAAGACAAGACCTGCACGGGACTATCGGGCTGCCTATCTCAACCACGTCCGGCGTCATTGGAGAACAATGCAGGATGCGTCTGGTTTCACGGCACTGAAGAAGCTGAATGAAATGAATAAGGTTGAGATTGAGTACTTTCAGAAGCACGAGAACAACTTCGAGACTCTCATCACCGATGATATTGTTGTCCTGCCGGGACAGATGCTGAACTCGCCAACTGCCGAAATAGCCTCTCCGGTTCGGCTGGATACCCGCAATGCACCTCGCATTGGTCTGTCGGGTGGTCGGTTTCAGGTCAGGAGGTAAGAGACACGCGTAGGCTCCTGCATAGGGTTCCATGGCAAGGAAATGTATGGATCGGTTTCCCATGTGTAGGACTTCATCCACGGATGCCTAGAATCACGACCCTCTTCATAAAGTTCATCAGGGAACACACCCCGACCCGGCAAGATAAAGTTCAGCTGATCTTCAATCGTAAACGGCGGCGTAGGATGATCCCAGGTAAAGCTAGCATTCCGAGGCTTCTCCACCAGGGCCGCCAGCAAGGGTGCTTCCGCATACGGATACGTCCAGCACCAGTCCAGCACCTCAGAGGTCTTGAAATAATGCAGCGTCCAATCCAATGTCTTATCAAATGCATACACTACCTTGTTCCAGTCAAGAACTCCGTCCATGAGATGAAGTGCCATCCGGCTCTCAATCGCATGACCGTCTCGCGAAACAATGTGCCGATCCGTCTCCTTCGCTCGCTTTGTCAGAACCTTCATTTCATCATCCGCAGCACCTTCAAGGCTCTGTGTTTTCATATAGTGAACTGCACGAGCATACCCATCTTCCCGAAGGGAGAACATTCCAATCGTGGGCATGAAGTCGTTACCAAAACACAGCACGCACATCTCCACCCAATCCTCAGGAGGAAGAGGCAGCACTCTGCAAAGAGCGGCAATATCAAAGGTAGAATATCCGGAGTCGCGGTTCTCGCGAATCAGCTTAATCGGGCCCAAGTCCGACTGTGCCACCGAGATCAACACCAAGTCTGCATCCATGCCGTAGATCAGGATGTCCTTCCGATCCTCGGGCTGCATACGACGCAGCCAGGTAAAGATCTTGTGCTCACCCTCGCCCGGTTCGTCGGTGCCCGACAGAATGCACTCGGGAAAGCAAAACCGCAGGGTGTCCTCCAGCTCCTTCATGAAGTCTGTGCCCGGAGAGATCTGGTTCTTGTCAAACAACGACGGCTCGGGGTTCTTCATGCGACGATACCGCTGCTGAACGATCTTCGCGTAGGGAACCAGTCCATCAAATGCGATCAACACCTTCTTGCCACGAGCTACGTCACGCAGGAAGTTTCGCAGAGCGACCACGACACTGCCAATCGGGTGTTCGGGCTTCAAGTAGGTGTGAATGAATGCATTAAAATCCAGACCCAGGGCATCGCACTCCAATGCAACGTTCCCAGTGTCCTGCTGAATATGTTTGTGTGTCCGCAACAGCGAAGCAACGTAATAGGGTATACCCATACCCATAGTACGTGGCCGACGTGTAAGAAGCTTGCCGACGCAAGTCTAACAGAGTAGTAATGGTGATCCTCGGCATTGTACTCCTGTCATTGGTCGTGTTTCTCATGTATGTGTGGAAGACCCCGGTGACACAGCCGGCTTGCTCTACATGCCCCAACCGAAAAAATGCTATGGACTAACAAATGCACTCCGATGACATCCCAATCAACAGCATTCTGAAGGGTGGTCTGATCGGTCCCCTGAAGAAAGGGGAGCTGGTCTCAAAGGGATACAAGGCGACGGGTAAGACATCCACTCGTCGTCGTGCACTGGCTAAAGCGGTGCGTGCATATGGAAAGCTCTCTACATTCCGCAAACTGAATGCGGTTGCTGTCTTGACAAAACGCCGGTCTCCGGCTCGCTCTAAGACGTTCAAGTCGGATCGCAACTGGGTGAAGAAAACCTACTTCTAAGATAAATGGGTAAGATTGACTGGACGTTCGTAGTTGGACTTCTCCTTGTCGGTATTTTTGTCCGGACACTGTTCATGAGCTACTTCGGCGAGCACTTTGACAACCCGTCTGGACAGCGGAAGGCCACGAACTGCCCGGGCGGCACTCGCACCACGGACGGTCACTGCTTACTTGAGTGAGCGTCTCAGCAGAGCTTGGGCTCGCGAAAGACGGGTGCCTGACGCAGCATGACCTTCGTCCTGAACCGCTTGGCATCAAAGAACTCGTGCACCGCCTCCTTGACCACCTCCGGGTCAAAATCCTTGCAGGAGAACACGTCCAAATACATGGAGTTGTTCTCTTCCACAAAGTGAGCGGCAATGTTGGACGTCTCAATCAGCTGGATCAGCGTGTAACCCTTCTTGTTGCCCGACCCGAACATGACCACCTGCGGCTGACCAAAGGGGACCATGTCAATACGCTTGACCAGAGTCGTTGCAAAGTTCGTGATAACCGTAGAGCAGCCAATCATCTTGGGAGAGCAGCCGGCCGCATCCAGAATGAGGTGCTTACCCCACGTGCGAAGAACAGTCGGTGCATTGGAAACGATGGGAACGAAGTTGCTGGTGATTGCCATTGATCTATACTCTAATCTTCCGTGTAAATAATGAAGAACATAGGGTTCAATACGCTTCCGTCGGTCAAGGGACAGGCGTTCAACCTGACCGTCAATCTTGTGTGTATTGCGATCTTCTATATGTTCTTGGGTGTTCTCCTGTCGTGGTTACTGTGGCGGGCGTTTCCTCCGTATGGACCTGAGTGGGAGAAGCAGTCCAACCTCTACCAACTTGTTGATGTCAGCGTAGAAGTCAGCGTGATTGTGATTGCGGCATTCTGGGTCACGTATGGAATTCACTCAATCATCCCAGTGTTGCCCATTAGTGCCGCCCTTGAGGGTTATATTGAGTCGTTCGGTGGACAGATCATCTTTGTCTACGCCGTCTTCGTGTTCCTGGAAGGACTTGACGACAAGCTGAGACACGTGTACCACGATTTTCTTGGAACCAATCCGCCTGCGTAAATTTTCTGACCGAAGCATAAACCATGTACATGTACCTTCTTAGCACGGCCCTGCTGTTCTTCGTTCTGACCCCGGGCATCCTCCTCCGCCTCCCCCCGGGCGGCTCGCAGATGGTGGTTGCTGCCACTCACGCCCTTGTCTTCGCACTGGTGCACGTTCTCATGCACCGCTACGTCTACAAGTCGTAAGGCGTTTTTTCTGTGCTACTAAACAAAATGTTCGTCAAGCTCGCTTTCCTTGCGGCTCTGTTCTACTTCCTCATCCCGGGTGTGCTGGTTCGCCTGCCCCCGGGTGCCTCCACGATGACGGTGAACCTGACGCACGCCGTCGTGTTCGCCCTCGTGGCGTGCTATGGAGGTGGCCTGCTGAAGATGAGCAAGTAGAGACCTAAACTCCCCTATGATAACTGCTGACGTTTGAGGGCGATAGCAGGGTGAACCCACCCCGGTATCGTCCAAAATGGATCCGATCAGGTCAGGCAAAGAGACCCTTGCCGGCTACCAAAATGAACACTCACACCTTCTTCTGCTCTGAAATGGACTGCTCCAACATCGTCGTCTCCTCCAACATGATCTGTGCCGACTGCTGGGAGGCCAACCTCACGCGTGAGCCGCCGGACTACGAGGGCTGCGTAGGCTGCGGCTACTACAGCACCGAGCTCGCGGACACCAACGGATACTGTGGCGCATGCTGGAACCAGCGGTTCGGCTGCGAGTCGCCCGTGCCGCACCAGTGCGGAGGGTGCGAGACGTGCCAGCTCGAGTACTACGAGCAGTGCGATGACCGCTACACCCCCAAGTGCACGAACGGCTGCGGGCCGCCGGCACAAGGATCAACGCTGTGCTACACCTGCATTAACGGAGAGCGATCGGCTGCCTACGCCGTTCCGCTGCCGCCGTCTCCGGAGCCGGACTACCGGACGCCGGACGATCTCCGCGACGAGATTGCTGTCATTGAGGAGAAGCTCTACACTCGCATGACGATCTCGCAGAAGGCGGACTGGGAACGCCTGCTCGTGGCCCGCCAGATGCTGCTGAAGCAGTATGAGGCCGAAATGTGGGAAGGCTACGACAAGGACGATCTCCGCAAGCTTGACCTGCAGTGCCGCCGCTAAAACGGACCCGCTCCAGAACAAAAAATCATTTTTAACTGTAAGATGGAGTGCCCGAAGTGTTACGCATACGTGCACGACACGCTCCACCGACCCTACACATCCACGGTGATTCGTCACCGTCAGGCCATGAAACATGCACACATCCTTGTCCCCGAACTTATACGCCTAGCTCGGGGAGAGGGAACGCCAGACTATCTTGCCATCTTGTTTGTAGAAGCCGGAGGAGTTCGCCGGTTATGCTTGACCAGGACGCCCCTTCCAATTGCAAATCTATGGGTTCGCCATCAACTTCGCTCCATCGGAAACCTCAATGCGATCCACGCGGAACACACTCGCGTTCTCCATGTTCGGGTGCCGATGCCGGATGTGCCCCCTGGGTGTCTCCGTATTCGGATCCCTATCCCTGTGCAAGAATATGCTTCACAACTGGATGACCTTGATGCTTGGAAATCTCCGACCAAGCAAGATATTCGCGAAACACTCGTTCATTGACAGAGAAGGGGAACTTAGGGTAACAATTTTTCAGCTCTTGGAATGCATTGACCTGATCATGTGCATTGTTCTGCCGCAGAAACCCTAGAATCTGATCCAGCTTGTTCTTCTTTTGCTCCTCAGGAAGGGCCTTGAAGTTCGTGTAGAATGTATCCATTACTTGGCATCGTGTCTCCGGTTAAAATGGATTTGCGAAACGGAGAATATCTATCATCTTGCCAAGATGGAGCACCTCTACGTTCTTCGCCTCACGTGCAACAAGTGGTTTATCGGCAAGTCCAAGGATGTTCCCCACACATGTGCCTACTACGACTGCGGCTTCGGTCCGCAGTGGATCCGCACCTACAATGTCATTGAGGTCGCTGAGGTGCGGCCTCTCAAGGGACCCGACGATGTGAAGGAGACAACTCTCAAGTGGATGAAGAAGTATGGCATCGACAGCGTGCGGAATGTCGGGTGCGATGGCATGAAGCTGGACGATGATGAGGAGATCGCCATCCGGTTCCTGCTCCACGCTCCTCCGGATGCGTGCGTCAACTGCCACGCGACGGGACACACGCACGAGGAGTGCAAGCACGAGAAGAACACAAGTTGGGCCTGCCAGTGGTGTGTGTCGGACTACCCGAACCGCTACGCCTGCGAGCAGCACGAGAAGGGATGCCGTCCTCCTGCTGCGGAGTTGCCGCCTCCGAAGAACTGGTGCAGTCGCTGCGGCCGGACAGAGCACACGGCAGCCAGGTGCTACGAGGTCAAGCACGCCGAGGGTTGGTGGATCCGGTGAAAAACGGATGCCAGCACAGACAGAACAACAATTTTTCATCTTGAGAAATGGCATATCTTCACGCATCCCTTAGTGCAAATGGCGGAACCGGCATCCAACATGGGGAGAAGCACCAGATTTGGTGCATTCCATTCAAGCTCTTCAACACACTTCCTATCAAGAAATGGAAGTTCAATCGGGATCCTGACCCGGACCGGGTGGCTGAGATCCAAACCCACATAAAGACGTCAAAGCGAGTGGATGGCGTTATCCAGCTAGCAGTAGTGAACAATGAGATGGTCTGTTACGAGTCCAACCACCGCCGAGAGGCTCTGAAGGGAGTTGACGAATGTGCAGACATTCTGGTGGACATTATGTGGGAGGCAACGGATGATATTCTCAAGGAGGAGTTCTTCCGCCTGAACAAGGCCGTGTCGGTCTCCGAGCTCTACCTTGGAAAGGAGCCAATTGCAAGGACCGTCGATCTGATTGCGGCCCGAGATGCATTCTGCAAGAAATACGCGGTGCTCAAGTCCACTAGCCAGAACCCTCACCGACCCGCCTTCAATCCGGAGAGCATTCTGAACGATCTTCTTGAGATCACGACGAAGAATCAGCTGACCGTAGATGACGCAATGACAAAAATTGATGCTCTGAATGAGAAGATGTCTCGTCGCGATCGCAGGAAGCTGAAGCCTGCTGTCATTGACAAGTGCGAGAAGTCAGGACTATGGCTATTCGCATGGGACCGGCACATCAACCCACTGGAAGTTGTGTAAAACGGATGCGAGCACAGACAGAAACCAATTTTTACATTCAAGATGTCTGCCATTGATATTGAACTTGCCACCCTGCACGCCCGCATCGCCAAGCTTGAGGAAGCTAAGAAGATCCCATTACCTCCTAAGCCCACGATTGAGAAACTCATCGAAGATAAGAAGCGGGTAATCGAGAATAGCTATCGACGAAAGAATATGAGTGACGTTACCGTAGCGGGTATCAATAAGTGCCACTCGGATGTTGAAATGCTTGAGACCATCCTAGATAGCCTGAACCGCATCAACGCTCGGCTGGACGCACTTGAGAGCAAGTAACTAATCAATCTCAGCAAACTCGTCCTCGCGTAGTTGTGTGGAGGTCATTGCGGCATCAAACGAGACACCGACGGTGGTAAGAATGCGGACCAGTAAACTTTTTGCTAGATTGTGTGCCTTGCGTTGAACTTCTGGAGGAGCCTTAGACTCCACAAGAAGTGCATGGTTGCGAGTTGCGGTGAGCCAGCGGTTGAGAAGAGAAGGATCGTAATTCATCTTGACGGTGAGGTCTTGTCACTAAGACAAAACGGATCCATTTTGAACTGGAGAGGAGGAGAGTACCTCAAGACAAAATGCCGATCCTCTCCGAGTCCGATCTTGCCGAGATGTACGCCGCCTACCTCCAGTCTGTCAAGCGTATTCATCTCGATACCTGCAAGGACATCCTCCTAATCCGCGTGATGAGCGGCATTCCTCCAAACCTCAAGGACCGGTTCCTCACAGCAATCCGCACAGCGACCTGTGAGCACGACATCTCAATCATACTGCCCACGAGCTTTGACGCCGACGAGCGTATCTACTACCAGAGTCGGTCAGTGAGTGTCAACGAGATCTTCACCGACACCTACGTGCTTACCGAGATTGGCATCAAGATCGGACCCCACATCTCAGTGAGCACCTGGCGGCAGGATCACCGGATCTGGCTGCGTCTGGACTACTACCCGCCGATCATGAACCCGGAGGATCTGGACGACGAGGTGGACCCAGACATGCCTCCCCTGGAGGTCTAAAAACGGAACCAACGAATCATTTACTTACCTTTTTCAATGGAGACCCCTCGGCCCATTCTGGATCTTGACAACTTGGAGGAATATCCTTGGCCTGAAATTGATTGGTCAGAGATGAGATCAGAACCACTTGAATGGTATGTCAACTCCTACCGAATTCTTCAGAAGCACCTGATGATCACCTACAAGGATTTGATCGGCGATGATGATCCGAAGGACCCTGATCCGTATGCAAAGTACTACGTGTTCTACTGTTTGAGGTAAAATGGATTTATAAAGCCTCAGATACTGAGACTGTGTCGTTAAGATGGTCTCCAATCATCGTAAGTCTGCCCTCAACGGCCGTCCGCGCCCGCATCGCCTCTCTCGCACGTATCTAACGCGTCCTACAGTCTTCAAGAACTATCGTAAGGGGTTCAGGGTGTATAAGGTCGGCATTACCGCACAGACAGAGATTACAATGAACAAGTACTTTGAGAAGCGAGGATATGGAACCGGATCAAAGGTGTTGTTCACACGCGAGCATCCTCATTTAGATCTGAAGGGAATTGAGACAGAAATCGAGAAGAAGCTTCTCAACAGGCTTAAGAGCTCCTTCTCGCTTGTCCCGAGAAAGAAGGAGCATTTCTTAGTACCCAACTCGAGGCGTCGTGAGTTCAAGAAGCTGGCAAAGAAGTTCATGTAAATATCAGAGTTTACGCCAGTCCAAGAAACTCACGTCCAAGCTTTGAGCCAACAAACATCAGTCCAGTTCCGACGAGTGCGATCGTTGAATGCTGCGGCATAGACCGAAACAGCAGAACGTGCGACACAACCAGAACCACGACACCGGCCCAGAACATAAGTACGTAGAAGTCCATTTATTACTTTGCTACAGACAAAGATGGCGGTCAAGTCTGCAGGTCTGAAGTTCAAGTATTCGTTATACTCCACTCTTGCCTTTTTCCTTGTTGCCAATCCGGTGACGTTTCGCTTCATGAACTCGTTGATCTCGGGTATCGCGAACAACGGGTGCCCTACGGCGTTTGGGTTTGTGCTCCACACTCTGGTCTTCTTTGGTGTGCTCTACGGCTTGATGAGTCTGCCTCCCGATCAGGAGTGACGACGGCGAGTTTTCCGCGAGCGACGCGATCGCCGTCCTCCAGCCGGTGCCGTAGCGTCAAACTCACTTCTGAGTGCTTCGTATTTAGCCTTGGCAGCAAGATACGCCTCCTTTGCCTTAACGTAGGCAGTGCCCGCGTCCATCATTCTCTGTTTCAGGTCGTCCATTTACTTATGGCTGCGACGAGTTTTGCGGTGACGACGCTTGGACTTCTTGGTGCGACGACCAGCCCGGGGTGCCAGCGATATACCGCTGTCTTGCTTCAGTTTATCCATCTGTGCATTGGTTGATCCCTTCTTATTGGTGATGAACGATCCTATCACGGACTCTACGTCCTCGGGGAGATTCTTCAATGTTCCCAGTCGCTTAACACGTGTGAGGTCGCGACCCCTTTGTATTGCGTCCTGAACGTAGTAATGCTCCCGTCCAAACTCCAACCCACCTGGCTGGTCCACCCCACTGCTACTCTTAACGTCCCTAAACCTAGTGTATAGTCCCCTTCGGGACACAAAGACACCCGTGTAGGGTGAGTCGACGTCGTATCCCAGGTCACCGTCTTCATACTCACTGATGATCGTATATTTCAGTCCCGGAACAAGACTCGTGTAGGGGATCTCCTCTGCCATTACTTATGGCTGCGACGAGTTTTCCGCGAGCGACGGCCTCCGCGAGGACGAGGTGCTTGTGCACCGCTTTCTGCACGCGGGCCAGGAACGACCGGGCGTGGAATGTTGATCGTCAACCGAGGCTCTCCACCGGGCGGTGGAATTCCACCCCGCTGTCTGCGACGACGGGTCTTGCGACGACCAGCAGATTGGCACGGTACTTCCTTGACCCAATCCGGTGCGGTTCCATATGTACCCCGCGGCTGTTCGGCGCCTTCCGACTTTCCTTTCTCAAACGTATGAATCATGGTGTAATGCCGACCTTCCCCGTCGTAGTTAAAAATCTGGCTACTGATGTATTTGCCCATATAAACCGGTCCACTCTTGTCCAGATCCGGATCCTCACGTGTATAACACTTGGTTGTATCCAGCTTCACCATTTTATCTATGGCTGCGACGAGTTTTACGCGCGCGCGAAGAACGACGGGTTTTACGGCGACGACCACCCTGCTTCAGCGCTGCCGTTGCACGCTTGACCTCATCACGACTCTCCTTCAGAATTGCAACCGACTGCACGTCACCCTCGAGAATACGAAAGGTGTCCGCCATCGTGTCCTCCAGGCTATCAAGAGCCGACTTTACCTTCTCCTTCGGAAGAGGTCTCTCATCCATCGCATCTCCAAGGGTATCGATCGCACTCCGAAGCTTCTTACGAGCTGCATCTTCAGTCGACATTTATACTAGACTACGACAAGTTTTATATTACCGGCGGGAGACCCAGCGCCCTTCTCTTCTCAAGCTCCTTGACCACGGCCCGCTCACGCTTACGTTGAGCCTTCTCCTCGTCAGTCATCTTCGCCTTGCGGGTTGTCTTCTTAGGCTCAGCAGCCGGTTTGGCCTTGGCGGTCTTTGCGGCGTTCAGCTTCTCCTTGAGACTCTTGATCTCCGCCTCAAGTGTCTCAATCTTCTTTCCAAAGCCCGTGGCCGACTTGCAGAACTCATCAACCTTTGTACGCAGAGACATTTACTTATGACGGCGACGAGATTTACGGGGACCGAGGCCCCTTGTGGGCCGTGCACGACGACTCCGAGTGCGGCCTTTTCCGAAGCGTTTCTGGGCTTCAAGGTAGTCTGTGGCTCCCGGCATAGCACGCAGCTCCCCCATAGCGACATCCTTTGCAGGGAGCTTCTGTTTCCTCAGGTCACCTTGTTGTTTCTCAAATGCGAGATTGTCGATATAAATGAACGTTCCGATAGGTTTTCCGTTCATAATCATTGGCGTATCCGAGTAAAACATACCACCTCCGAGATTCTTCCCTGGCGCTATCCTGCCCTGATACCAGACATCATCAAGCTTTAGTTCAACCCGCTCGTCAGTTACAAAGCCTGCCATTACTTACGGCTGCGACGAGTTTTACGCGCACGGCGGTTGGACTTCTTTGTTTGCCGGCGGCGACGCCGTCCAGCCTTAGGTTCGAGATGTGCAATGTAATAGGTTACTTTTTTGATCGGTTGGCGTGTCATTGGATTCAGCTTGGGCTCCTTCAGTGTCTTGAGCACTTCACTTGGGTAATATCGTCCGTATGTAAACTCATCGTGAAAATCAGCCATTTCCATACCCTCGGTGATCTCCATCTGATTCACAACGTCAACCGACCCAGCGGGGATCGTACGTCTTTCTAGCTCATAGATATTAGGAGGGGCACCGTTGACAAGTTCATAATAGAAATGATCGCCACCAAACGTCATCTCTCCCCGATTCGTTCCATGTACGTCTGTGACGTCCGTGAACGTGCACACTATACGAGCTCTGGACTGAAATACACCCATATAGGGTGAGTCGGGGTCATATCCTTCATCCTCTGGCTCAGGGGCTCCAAAGATTGCATACCTTGTACCCGGGACAAGTTCGTCGTATTCAACGTCATCCATTTACTTAAACGCTCTGAATAAATTCCCAGTTGAGGTAGTCGCAGATCTTCTTCCAGATCTGATCGTGAGCGATCAGGCGGTCCCGGGACTTCAGCAATGGAAAGAACACCTTATACTCGTCCAGGTCCAGCAGCTCAAAGAACTTATACAAGATATACGAATACGACAAGAAGTTCGTGCGGTCGTTGGGACAATACAGCAAGAACGGTGCTTGGATCTCCTGGAACATTGCCCGGACCTTTTCCTCTATCTCAGGGGTGATGGTCGGGGGCGGATTTCCATTCAACCGGCTCAGAATGTGAGCACGGTGCTCGTAGTATTTGGACCGTCCCAGCTTCTTCAGGATCTGGCGGGTGTCCTCCTCCGACAGGTCTGCAATATTGTCAATCCGACGCTTGCGGATCTCCAGAATGACCTCGTTCATGACCTCCTCCGGAATGATGGTGGATTCCTTGGCCTGGAACTGGTTGAGAATCTCGTTGAGGTGATTGATCTTCTTGTAGGCGTAATTGTTCCGCTCCTTCGGCGGATCACGGAAGCTCGGAAAGTCCGAGACAACCAACGCATACTCCTCGGATCCGCAGCTGGGGCAGACCAGAATTCCCTCTGAACTAATCTCCTCGCGAGCCACATTGCACGCAGAACAGTGCTCGGTCAGCAACTGGGTCGCATCGGGCCCGTTGCTCAACTTCATGCGAGACACATACTCGTCAAAGATCTGCTTCTTAGACAATCCATCCGAGGCGGGCGGATTCGCGACAAAGAATTTCAGGAATGTATTTGCATCTTTGGGTAGAGGAGCGGGCTGAGACGCCGACGTGGTCGTGTCCTTGCCGTAATAGTCAAGTAAGATGTCCATGTTTTTCATGTAATACTCCTCCACGGGATTGACCCGTGCAAGTTCCTGTTCAATCTCGCGAATCTGTGAATCCACCTGCGAACACTTCACAATCTCAGTCAGCTCTGTGGCCGCACTGAGTGCCTCACGCTGTCTTCGGAGTTCCGTCAGTTTGGCCTGAAGTTCATCCTGCTTCTTACCCGAATCACGTAGAGACTGCACTTGATCCTGATGCACTGAGTCCAGAGTCCCCATCGACGATCCGCTCGCTCCCGGATCCCGGGTCTTTCGTATCCTGAAGACGTCCATTTGTGAACTCTTCAGTTTGCTTCCTGAAGACCTGATTCGTAAACATGCATGGCCGTTGGCGTTTCAGTGACACCATCAGCTTTTCATACGGCATCCCGAACTTCTGAACTACATACGTCAGGGTCAGGAATGCGGAGCGATTAATCCCACACTGACAGTGGACAAACACTGTCCCGTTCCCTTCCCGGAGAAAGCGGGACAGGGTCTCTTCAAACGCTTGATACCACGTCAGAATGTTGACGTCAGCTGCATCCACTGCATTGAGGCACACGTAGCGATCTGGATACGCTTTCCGAAACCACTCGGGAGAGTGCATGGGAAAGGCACAGTTGATCACATGAGTAATGCTATAACGACGAAAAAATGAAGGTGTGAGCATCTCACCGGCACCCACGAGGATCCGCGGGTAGAACCATGCCGGTGGCTCACTCAGATACCTCGGCCGGAGGAACTGCATACTACTAGGAGGCGACAACTGTTTAACTACCAGGACGTCTCCTTCTCATACCGCCTCTGCAGCAGGGCCTCATCTGCAATGGGCATTGGCTGTGTTGGCTGGGGAACAATAAACTCCAGATAGATCTGGATGTTCTTCCCACAGATTTCATAGTAGGACTGCACGTGACGCCCACATGCAGTGGAGAGCTTCTCTAGCGTATTGTACTCGTTGATGATGTCCTCCACACGGAACGTCCTATCCTTGAACGTTTGGGTTGTGTGCAGATCACACAGCATGAAGGTCGTGCGACGCTTGTCGTAAACTGCCTTGGAGAACCGATCCTTGAGGTTCGCGTTTGCGGCAGCCTCCACCAGCTGCGTGAGCAAATAGTCGGAATACTTGGTATCGTTGACGCTACGGGTCTTTGCAGAGTTGATGATGAAGACAACATCAGCGTCGGAAAGAATAGTTGCAGAGAAGGATGACATTTGAGATAGGATTGATTGGTATGCCTAAGCGGCATTCGTTTTAGTCCGCCGCCTAACCCAGAAAACTCAGCAGGAAGACGTTGAGCAGGTGAGACACCACCACGGCAGCCGCACCCAGCACGCCAGCACCCTGCCAGGACACCACTCCACCCGACGTGTAGGCGTTGGGGATGTAACGGAGCAGCAGGTCACGAGGAGCCGAGAGAGACAGGAGGACGGTGGACAGGAAGAAGGACACATACAGAGTCAGGTTGGCCCACATCATCCGCATCATCGGCAGGGACGGCTTGAACGAGGGGGCCATCTGCGTGCGGGCAACGTGATCAGATCCCGAGACACCCGCCATCGGCGGCATGGACTGAGGGAGGCCAGGCGAGGGCAGGAGGGCGTCAAGCGAAGTCTGGTCCTCCATTGTTTATGAAGGAGACGGGATTTCACAGGTGGCATCTTCCACGCGATACTTGTAGCATTTTCCATCCACCTTCACAGTTTTAGAATCCACGTCCTCCAAGGGAATGCCCAGAACCCGATAGGTGTCATAGGTCCGGTGAAAGAGCAAGGCGGAGATGCCCAGTCCAATGACGAAGGAGAAGAAGGGGCTTGCACGATGAATGGCTTTTGTGAAGTCCAGCATTACTTCTTGCTGAGACTTGCGAGTAGGTTGAAGGAGTCTGCTTCTGCACCACATGGCACTTCAATGGCATGGGTGCGAACACATCCAGTATCCGTGTGAAAGACATCTGTATCGTGCGGCGAAGGAACGGAGACCTGTTTGCGTGCAGGAGGGACCACAATGCATGAGATCAGCATACCAACAACGACACCTGCAACGATCCACTGGATCTCAAACATTATACATTCTCCATTACTTTTTTGGTGACGGCAACGGCCGGCGATCCAAGATAGGCAAGAGCGATTGGAGTTGTGATCAGTCCCGTTCCCGGAAGGATCACTGCAAGAAACGTCAAGATCCGAGCTGCATTATCGTGTCCTGCCGACTTCAACACACGATATGTCACAAACACACTAAACGCCCACACCAGACCGAGAACGATAGCTGTCGCACCCGTGACTCCGGCGAAGATCGTTCCGAAGAAGGACGGCATCTGGAACGTTGGCGGAGTTCCAAACTTCACTGCCTGTCCGTCGGGAATTGCCACCGTCTTCTGAACTCCTGTGCCAGTGTCGGTGTAGGTCAACGTCAGCCGACGACCCGTCACAATATTCGCTGATGACTGCTTCTCTGCAATCTTCTGCTGCAGAAGTGCAGTCTCCAGCTGATTCTTCTGAAAGGCAATGCACTTCTGATCAGAGGCGGAGGCACACAGGGAGACGGCCTGCCGAGTAATATCCTCCTTATCCTTGTCCGTAAGGGTTTCCGTTGAGGTGGATCCCGACAGATCAATAGCAGGAACAAGGCTGTTGCTGGCCCTGGTGTCCAAATATCCACCCGATGCTTGCTTCTGCAGCGAGGCTGTGATGTTGGTCGCTGAGCTTTCGTCCCCCCACGTAGCCTGGTTGATCACAATCCCCATTGTTAGTTAGCAAACACAAAACTCGCAAGACCTGACGTGATGCGGAGGAAATTGACCGATTCTACATAGACACCCAGATTGTAGGTGTAGGCAAAGATCACGCTATCACCATTGGTGTTGACGACCACCGGGGTCACAAACGGATAGAGCGGGCTTCCATCGGGCTTCAGCTGTGCACACTGAGCCGCCGTGATGTAGACTGGGGCAGCCGTGTTGACCGTAGACGTGATCGCATAGAGCGTCTGCTGTGACGCCACTCCAGCGGCTGTCACCAGGGGCTGTTGCAGAGTGAGACGCAGGGTCACCTTGTTGAACATGCTGCCGTTGATGCCTCCACTCGGCTGATACAAGTCGTTGTTCAGGGCAAATGAATACATATACACTCCCGGAAGCTGAGGTGCGTTACCTGTGGTGTGCTTATACATCTGAATCAGCGAGAAGTAACTTGTGGGCTTCACTGAAAACCTCTCCTTGCCATCCAGCAGGAGCTGTCCCTGAGTGATCGGATCACGAGGATAGACCGACGTGATTTGCTGCTGACCGCTTGAATACAGGAACGTCTGTGTTGCCGTGGAGTTTGTGACAGTAGAAAACAGGTCATTTGCAGTCCCAGTCGTTGTGAACGGGGCCCGCAGGGGATTGTCCCAGTTCGTGTAGTTGTCCCAGTCATTTGAAAGGATCTTGTCAGACCGCTGGCAGGACCATACAATGCGAGTGACCAGGTTGAAGAAGGGAATGAGAATATCCGAGTTTCCGCCATACTGTCCAGGGTCCGAGGTATACTTCACGGTCTTCACCAGAAACGTCTGATCCGCACTGGCCAGCTGAGCCATTTCCATCTCGGTCAGGTAGATGAAGTTACCCTCTAGATAGGGATCCGGGAAGAAGTTGGTCAGAGCAGTGTTGGAAGGTGCTCCCGAGAGTGTCGGAGGAGAGAGGAACTGAGCGATGGCATTGTTAGGAGCCGTTTGTCCCACACCAACCGCTCCCGTGTTGGGCCGGATTCTCTGCCCATAGGTGGGTGACAGCGGGTTCACATCAATGACCGTATACAGCTGGTTGAGCGGGCGGTAGGTGACGTTGATGAAGACATCGGAGTTCTGCATGGAGACCAAGGGCAGAGCCAGACCCGGGTTCTCGCAGAACCAAAAGTGAAGGGGAATGATCAGCTGGCGAGAGCGGATTGACGGCTCCGGCACCAGAGTATTCGGAATGCCACCCGGCTGGTTCAGGGGGGTGACCGCGTGAGGATATTGTCCCATCCGATCGTAGGCGTTTGCAGGGTCCTTGATCTCAGGAACGTTGCCCACCATCTCATCCACCAACTTCCGCTTATTCGGATCGTGTGTCAGATACGAATACATCTTCAGCCACTCACCCGAAAGCCTCTGGAGAAGCTGTCCGTTCGCCGTGATTTCCACGTTGTCAATCAGATTGTAGCCAATATTGTCAATCCAGCGGAACTCGTAGCCAAGAGAGTTAGAACGGGGATCATATCCAGGTGGCGGGGACACACCCGCTCCCAGGTAGGAGAGCGGTGACCAGATATCCGGGAGAGTAAGCACCAAGTAGGTATCGTGCAGCATCTGTGCATAGCGGTCAATCCGACACGGAATCGTCCGTGTAGTCGTCTGTTCAAAGCCCAAGTTGGAGCTTGTGAAGGTCATTCGGATTGACTCCATAGCAAAGTTTGTGTGTCGGCGATAGACGGCTCGGAAGTGGGTCATGGACGGACTTCCATTGACAAGTTCGTTCTGAGCTCCGATTGCGACGAGTTGAAGCAACCCACCAGGCATATTGTGTTAGTAATGAGATTAGACTAAATAGGTCGTAGTCGCAGTGTTCCGAGGGACACAGCATGTTGATGTATAGGTTTTTCCGAGCGTAGCACCCCCTGATGTGTTGATGCCGACGCCCCCAACAAACCGATCGTACTGATCGGCCTCATTGGCAAGTACGCCAATGTACTGGGTGTTCGTCCTCTGCTTCAGGGGAGGAGGGGCCAGTCTCAGCGACTTTGCAATGATCTGGCGTTTCATCTGCGTCAGGTAATCTTGTGCGGAGTTGACTTGCATTTGTGGTTTACGGAGAGAAAAGACTAACAACACAATGCGATTTGTCCTCATTAGCACCCACGTTGATCAGACCACCGGATACTCCAAGGTTGTCTACAATCTTCTGAAGCAGGTGTCCAAGCTGGCTCCTGCTGTCAAGACCTACCACTTTGGATTTCAGCGTCATCCGTCTCGTGGAAATATCCGCAGTGTTCCGTCGGGTGTTATTGCCTACGATGCAGCGGCCAACGAGGATCCGAAGGAGGAGGGCTTTGGTTTCAACAAGATCCACGAGTATCTGGAGATGGTCAACCCAGATGTGGTCATGATCTACAACGACCCTCTGATCATTCACCGCTTCGTGGAGTCTATGAAGTATGACAAGGCGACGTCTCCGTATAAGCTGTGGGTCTATGTGGATCAGGTCTACGAGGGCATTGCCCCGGCTCTGGTGGAGACCATCCAGAAGAATGCGTCGCGTGTGTACTGCTTCACGAAGTATTGGTCCGATGTCTTCTCCACCTACGGTTCCTTCCCCGATATTCGCATCCTGGAGCACGCGGTGGATACGTCGCTCTTCACCAAGATGCCTGACACTCTCCGCAACAATATCCGGTCGTCCATGGGACTTCCCTCCAATGCCGTTCTGTTTGTGAATGCAAACCGCAACAGTCAGCGGAAGCGGTATGACCTGGCAGTCATGGGCTTTGTGGACCTCCTGCTGCGGGATCCGTCCAAGCCGTATTACTTCATGATTGTCACGGGTCTCAATGCACAGCAGGGTGCCTACTATGACATCAGCCGGATCTTTACGACGGAGCTCAAGCGTCGCGGTGCGGATCTGGAGGAGTTTGCTAAGCGTCTCATGCTGGTGGATACGTCGGCTAAGCCGGTTCCGGACACGGCAATCAATGAGATCTACAATGCTGCAGACATTGGTGTGAACACCTCGGATGGCGAGGGATTCGGGCTCTGTCAGATTGAGCATCTGTATACGGGTGCACCTCAGCTGGTGACGGACATTGGCACCTATCGCTCGTTCATGGATGAGACGGTGTGTGGATTTGTCAAGCCGGGCGATCGTGTGTATTTCTCGGGCACCATGCCGCTGGGTCTGTGGGCCCCGAGCTTCAGCTACACAGATCTTGCTGACCAGATGGAGGACATGATCAAGAACCTGCCCGCCATGAAGAAGGCGGCCGCTAAGTTTCCGTTCAAGACGTGGGATGATGTCTGTGCAGACTGGATTACCGATCTCAAAGGAGAAAGCGGATGGAAGTCGGCGACACCAAGGTCCCCAGTAGCAGCAATCGCTGATGGTCGTCCCATGCCGGACCATCAAACACTTCCTTGGAGTTAGGGTCAATCAGCAGTGCAATGCCCTTGATCAGCACCTTCTGCAGACGACGGTGCTTCTTTGACGTGTTGCGTAACACGGTCGCATCCAGGTCCTCGTTCTTGATGTTCGGCTTGAATGCCAAATCGTCTCCCCGAGTAGTGCTGTCAAATCTCATGCACGACACCTGCGGCTTCTCACGTGAGTGAAGCTTGCGATGGATTTCGCAGTCCACCGCAGACTCTTTCAGCAGCAGGGACATACGCTGACCAATCCGCTCCTTTTCAAAGGCCGTCTCATACAGATACTCGTCTGTGGACATGAACGTCTCCACCGGATCTCCTTCATACCGCTTCATGACCATGTCGTTACGACGGATCGCCACAATGTTCGGGTATTCGGCCGATTTCATCTGGGCCTCCGTAAACACAGAAATGTAAAAACTTACCTTCACAGTCCGCTGATCCATCGGCAGTGTAGCGTGAGAACAGATACGAATAGCACGACCAATGACCTGATCGTGACGAGCCGGAGTCCAGTGCGGCTCCATGATATGCACGTGACGCACATTGTTGAGCGTAATACCCTCTGCACCGGATGCCGAGGCCATGAGAATGTTCAGAATCTTCTTGCCACGCTTCTCCACACTCTCCTTCAGGGACGCTGGGAAGTTCTTGGAATACACACCATTGAAGATCTGACGCATCAGGTCACGCTCCTCCTCCTTTTCCTCGCCCGTGTAGAAGGTGTAGGCCGGCTTATCCGACATCTCTGGATCTTCCACCCACTGATTAGCCACGCGAGTCAGCTTATACACCTGCCATCCTGCAGCATCCAGCACAGCCGACAGAACACCAAGACCCTCCAGCGAACGATACTGTGAATAGACGAACTGGTTGCCCTCCGTCGCCTTGATGTTCTTCAGGATCCTCAGCATCTTGGGACTGAACGTCTCCAGGCCCTTTTCGGACAGATAGCGATCGGGTTCAGAGACCAGCTTCTTCAGGATTTCTTCACTTGACGCATCCGGCGGCTTTCCCTCGGAGATAGCCTCACCTAGTTCTGACTTCTTGAGGTCAGCCGGCAGAGCATAGTCGCAGACAAGACGAGTCGGAACACGGAACGTGCTCAGGTTCTCGTTCAGCTTGGAACGACCGCGACGAGAGTCAATCTTCATCTCAATCCAACGGACCTCCAAATAGCGAATGAACTGTCCATCGGACATCGGGACCTTCTCCAGCGTTGTCTCCAGGTCAATACGACGAGGCAACAGTCGCTCATCTGCACCCTTGAAATAGGAGACCAGTCCCTGGATACGCCTACGGAACAGCATGGGGTTCTTCACGTTGAGTCCATCAATGAACAGATTGCTGAACTCCTCGTAGTTCGTAGGCAAGCACTGAAACTCTTCTGTTGTCACCCGATCTGTGAACACCTCGCCACCTCCAACCTCCACCTCAATCTTAGTCCTCACCGACTCCACCCAATCTGCCGCCTGGGGGATGAAAGCCATATCCTTCATGTATTGCACTGCAATACGATCACCGTCTCCATTGTAGGTGGACCGGAACTGAGGAGGATTCCGAGTCACCAGCACTTGCTTCTTCAGAGTATTGAACTCAATGGTGTCCACGTCAGGGAGCTTACGGAAGGCCTTGGTGATCTTCTCTTCATCCCACGTTGGAATGGTCTTGAAGGGGATCGTGATACGCTCAATCGGACCCCGCAGAAGGTTCATCATATACGCAATCTCGTTGGGAGAGTTGATGATCGGAGTGCCAGACAGCAGCACGATCTTGCAGCGTTTGGCGTGATAGATTGCATCATAGAGTTTGGCTGTGATCTCTGACTCGTTGATCACGCGGGAGATCAAGTTGTGGGCCTCGTCAATGATTACCACGGAATCGTCATATTGGCCCTCTTTCGTGTACTCTGCGATGCTTGTGCGAGTCAGTCCGTTGTAGCGAACAAAGTTGAACCTCTGATCCAGCACATCCTTGATCTGCTCGCGAATAGCCGCCTTGTCCTGGGTAGACAAGCTGTCAAAGTTCGGGGTCTCACTGGGAGCCGTGATGTAGATACGGTTATACTTGTCCATGTAGGTCTCCGAGATGCCGAGACGTGTTCCTATCTCACGAACCTCATCGGACATGGCCCGCGACGTCCAGTGATTCTGCACCGCATACACAGGATCTCCGCACTTCTGCAGCTCTTCCCGAAAGTTGGGTTCTAGAGACGCGGGGACCATGACATAGACCTTGTTGGTGGTCAACAGCGACTCCGCTACAGCAATCGCCGAGCAGGTCTTGCCAGATCCCAGTCCGTGGTAGACCAGGAGACCACGATACGGCGTCTCAATTTTCAGGTAATCCCGAATGATCTTTTGGTAAGGGAACAGCTCGCGTCCGGTGCCTGACCGCTGAAGACATAGATCAACGTTCTTATCTTCCTCGTCCAAGGGGTCTTTGTCCTTGGCACGATAGTCGGACTTGATAAAGAGACGTGTGATGGCGTCTGAGAACGCCTTCCTGTTCGGCAACACGTAGTCCATTGTGTTTGCGATGGAACTTTTTGCGGCACTCCATACAATGGATCTGACACGAAAAAATCATCGGATGTGGATGGTGACGATCTATCTGTTCCTGATGGCAGGATTCCTCTACCTGAAGCCGTCCGTCGCCTTTGGGCGTGAAGGACGGATCCGCCCGTTTGGGGCTACGGATCGGGAAGCAACTGTGTTCCCTGTGTGGTGGTGGGTCTTTGTGATTAGTGTGGTCGCCTACTGCATCACCGTCTACCTGGCGGGGTTCCGGTTCACGTCCTGAGCGTCTTAAACAGTCTCAAACGTCCGAACCACAGATCGCAGTTCCTGAATCATGTCGTGACGCTGGACATGGTGAGGACGCACCAGCGAAGCACATTCATCAAACGTCTTCCACGCAATTCCCGAGATCTCTCGGCGTTGCATGGTCGTGAACCGCTGGGTCAGGTTAATTGCATCCGGTTTCTGCAGTAAGGCTACAAAGTAGATGTGACGATACACAATTCCATTCAAGCCCTCAAATGTTTCTTCCAAGCGGATGTTTTTCAGCAGAATATAGGTGTCTCGTGGAATATTCGTCTCTTCATTGAACTCTCGGATTGCACAGTCTACGTCACTCTCTCCCCGGATTCGCCGTCCCTTCGGAAAGCCCCATTCAGGTTCTTCGTATGCAGACGGATGCCGAGTGACCAACTCCACACGGTTCAGCTGGTTAAACTTGGACTGCGACGGTGCAAAGTCCCCGTTTATGTGGTCGTCGCCCCACATGGTCCGCCAAATCTCTTCAAACGTAAGATCTCGGATCGCGACCTGTTCAGACACGGTCATGTTTCCGATCAAAAGACCAACATACTCCTCATCCACCGGATCATACTTTCCTCGCATGAACTCCGCGAAGCTCATACTGTCCTTGCGGCGAATCATCAGCAGCTTCGCATCTGCAGGATCCACCGGAAGCTGGGAACTCTCAACCAAGATAATTCCACAGGACAACACGGGGTCCTTACAGGCACGAAAGAGGTGACCTCGTGCCCCGCAGTTATTACAATACATTACAGGTTGTGTTCTACTTGGAGTGTCTATCCGTTTTTCCATTGTGTCTTACCGCAACTTCCTTTGTAAGTGATACATAAATGGCCTCTCAACCCGGGAGCTCCCTCGACACGGCGGCATCGACGGGCTTCAACGCCTTTAGCCTCGTTGCAAAGGTGGTGATTGCTGTCGTAGGACTGACTATCATTTTGCTTGCAGCCCTGTTCATTTACAACGCGGTGGCCATGGCCAACGGCAAGAAGGGCACAACCATCCTCGGGTCGCCGACGGTTCCCGATCAGGCACCCGTGCCACTGGACGGATCAAAGGTGAAGACCATTCCTGCTGCAAACGCACCCATCGTAAACGGTGCTGACAATGGCGTCCAGTTCTGGATGTATATCAAGGATTGGGACTATCGGTTCGGAACGAAGAAGAGTGTCATCTATCGCAAGGATTCCACGAACCCACTCTTCCGTAACCCGGACATCTCCCTTCACCCTACGGACAACAGCCTGGATGTGACGGTCTCCATCTTCCCGGAGTCTGCCAGCAGCACGTCGTCCAATGGAGATAGCTTCACATGCACCGTGGAGAATGTGCCTCTTCAGACCTGGTTCGCGGTTTCGGTGACGGTCTTCCAGCGTAATCTGGATATCTACATCAACGGCAAGCTCGTGAAGTCGTGCGTTCTTCCCGGCGTTCCTCGTCCGGCCGCCGGCGATCTGGTCGTGGGCGATGCGGGTGGATTTTCGGGCTCGGTGTGTAACGTTCACGCCTACCCGAACATGCTGACCCCCTCCGATGCGTCGTCCTTCTTCAGTGCGGGCACGAACTGTGCGTCCTTCGCTCAGCCGGGCTCCACGAACACGACAACCAAGGGATCGAAGCTCACACTGTTTGGATACACCTTCACGTTTGATGTGAGGGACTCCTCGGGAAAAATTGTTCAACAATCCTCCTTCTAAGCTATAATGCGAATTCTACTCAAGTGCCCCACCCGTTCGCGGCCAAGCCAGTTTGTGTCGGTGCTTCAGAAGTATGTTGAGCTTGCAAACCAACCTAGTCAACTTGGCGTCTGCGTGTCCTGTGATCGCGATGACGCGACCATGACACCTGCAGATATCCAGTATGCAATCAAGAATGTTACACACACAACCTCGTGGTGCGAGATCTTCTACGAGAACAACCGAAACAAGATTGAGGCGGTCAACTCCAACATGAATCAGATCTCGTGGGAGTGGGACATTGTCCTGCTGGTGTCGGATGACATGGTTCCGCAGATCAAGGGCTACGACGACGTGATCCGATCGCATATGATGGCAAACTTCCCCACAACCGACGGCATTCTGTGGATTAACGACGGATTCCAGGAGGATAGGCTCAACACTATTACTGTCATGGGTCGGGCGATGTACAGCTCGTTTGGATATCTCTACCACCCCGCCTACAAAAGCTTGTTCTGCGACACCGAGTTCACGGATCTCTGCAAGGGATCTCTTGCATCCAAGTGCCGGTACATCCCCTATGTGTTGATCCGCCACATGCACCCCGGACATGGCGTGGTTCCTACGGATCCCCTCTACTTGCGAAACCAAACCTATTGGAACGATGACATGCACACCTACGTGTCTCGGAAGACCTACGAGTATGACTGGAGCATTCTCATTCCCACCATTCCTGGCAGAGAGGACAAGCTTCAGCGGCTGCTGCGGACTATTCACGAGCGACGCCTGTCGGTGTGCCCCAGCCTTCGGATTGAGATCTGCATAGACTTTGACAATCGTGAGAAGACCATTGGAGCCAAGCGGCAGCGTCTCTTGCAGGGTGCAAAGGGAAAGTATATGTCCTTCATTGACGATGATGATGATGTAACTGCGGCCTACTTTGAGGATGCCCTTGTTTGCATTCAGGGTGGGTTCCACGTCTGCCGCTTGCGTGGTCAGATCTCCCAGTATACCTTCACGCACAGCATCGTAGTGACACCCAACTCCATGATGGCCGAAGGAGATGTCTTTATGCGGCCGCCCAATCACTTGAACGTGATTCTGACGGATGTCGTTCGCCCTATCCACTTTTACGACGTTCAGAATGGAGAGGACTTTGCTTGGTCAATTCGCGTGTCTGAGAGTGGATACTTGACGAACGAGTATCGCCCTGAGTTGAATCGTATTCACTACATCTACAATCTGGGCGACCGAACCATTGGGCCTGCGGATATGGAGTATCAGCGAACCAAGCAGCTCAGAGCCATGGAGATGCCACCTGTTTATATGACGCAAGGACCTCCTCCTCGTGTGGACATTCGTGAAACGGGTCTTCGTCTGAGTGCGAAGGGCTTTGTTTCTAAGTAGAAGGTAATGGGTGCTTTTGAAATTGTGGGGAGTCTAATTGCACTGGCTGTGATTGTCATCATCGTGTGGAGAGTGCTGGCGGCCAGGGCAAAAGAGACGGATGCAGTCATGATCCTGGATGGGTCCATCTCGGGTAAGCAGGCTCAGACGGGGGGTGCTAACATCTCCCGTTCCTTCAACCAAGATGAGGGTGCAACGTTCACCTATTCCGGCTGGATTCTTGTGAACGACTTTACTCACAACTATGGTCGCCAGCGAACGATCTTTACAAAGGGAGATTGCCCGGGTCTTTACCTAGATACCACCTCTAACTCCCTTAAGGTGGTGATCAATACGTTTGCAGCTGTCCCCGAGTCGCTTCTCATTCAGAACATTCCTGCGAACAAATGGGTTCACTTTGCGATTGTTGTAGACCAGGATTCCGTGGACGTCTACATCAACGGCATTATTTCTCAGCATCACTCGTTGTCTCAACTCCCGAAGCAGAATGATGCATCTGTGACCATGGGAGCCACAGGTCCGGGAGGCTGGGACGGCGTGTTGGCAAACCTTCAGTATAATCCGCGTTCGTTGTCGGCCGCCGAGATTGGAGTGCTCGCAGTAACTGTTCCGAAGGACGATCTGCGGGGAAAGCCGGCCGGGCCTCAGTATTTTGATTTGAGTTGGTACACAGGACGAACTTAATTCTCGGCACACTACAATGAGTGCCGGTGGTCAAAATACTCTGTCGCGTTCGGGCATCCAGGGAATGCGTCTGCGTGATGCATCGGACTTCACTGCACAAAGCCGGGTGCGTCAAATCTACCAGCTCTTCAACTCCAATGCTCCGACTGCGGTCCGTCCTCGTATTCCTAACGGCAATGACGTCTATCTGGAGTTTCTTTCAGGTGTGAAGGAGGTCTCGTCAACCGTCAGCGGCTCGGTGTCGTGCCCCGCGTGTGTCGGACTGACCTACAATGGCAACGGCCTGGTCCTCAAGTATCGGAACGGGAACTTTCCCCCGGTGTGAGCTCCTTCAGCTTCTCCACCGCCTTCTTGGCCTTCTTCTTAGACGCTTCGTCGTTGGGATTGTAGGTAAAGAAGAACTCCAGGAACTCCGGATCAGACTTGTCCTTAGAAAGATCCGTATACAACTTCGCCTTATTCCGCTTCATATCAATCAATGTCTCTTGCTCCCCAATGCATTCCTTGGGGGTCAAGATGGCAAACCGACGCTCGGGCTTGCTGTTCGCAAGGTCCACCAGACGCTGTGCAATGCAAAGAACACTGGCAATATTCGCTTCGTCTGCTCCCGAATAGAGATATGCAAAGAAGAACTGAAGGGTTGTCGGAATACTCGCCACCCGAACGCCATTGTTCATCTCGTGATAGCTGTGGCATGCAGTCGTCTCATAGAACCGGAACAGCGACTTCTTGCCATCGGCATCCATGATCATTGTGCGACGAGGAAGGATATCGTTCTCTTCGTGGATGACAACCTTCTCTCCCTTTGTCAGATGCTCAATCGTCTTGCGATCCGCCAGCAGTCCAATCGGAGTTGTCCACTTCTTACCCAGATGGATCTCAGCTGCACTCACGCTCAGAAGCACAACCGGTTCATGCTGAAGCATCTTGATCACGCCCCGCTGCTGGGCATCGGTCAGAGTGTCGTGCGACCGCCCCTCCTCGGCCTTGCAGGTCACCGGGTGAGCCGCATTCAGAAGCTGCAGACGAGTATACACTTTCTCCCACCGGGACACGTCACCACGAGGGCGGCTGAGTTCCAGATACATGGACATCCGGAGAAAGTTCGGGGGCACGTAGTGGATCCCGTTGCGAACAAGGGACTGTGACCACAACCGGTCAAAGATCTCGGGGGTCAGGCTGGTAATGTCGGCAACACCTGTGAAATCTGCAAACACCTTGAACGTTCCCAAGTGCATGCCCGGCTTGACCTCAATCTCCTTGATGCCGCGTGCCTTCAGCTGATTAGCAATCATCATCGCGTGAGCCTGAGGCGTCTTGCTGAAGAAGTCGTAGTCGGGAACCTCCACCTTCGGGTCGTAGAACCGGTCCTTCTTCGGTAAGAGGTTGTTGATGGCGGTGCCTCCATAACAGAGCACTGGATGGTTCTTCAGGAACATCTCCACCACCCCCAAGCTCGTCTTGATCTTTGGGTCGGCGGCTGCACTGCGATTGTTCTCATCCTCAAGATCATCCACTATCTTGGTGATGTCCTCCATTAAAAATGGAAGCGACTTTGTTTTTATCTTGAGAAGCAGCAAGAATGCCTCCCAGCAAGTACAATCTTCGTAACCGCAAGGTGCCCGTCGTATGGGTAGACGACGACACGCTCAAGACCAAGGCAGAGGAGGATGACTCTTCCGACTCCGACTATGAGGCCGGTGATGAAGAAGATGAGTCTGAGTCTGAGTCTGAGGAGGAGGACGGCGACGAGACCGAGGAGACCGAAGAGGAAGAGGAGTCCACTCTCAAGCTTCCCAAGGGTGCCAAGGTGTCCGTCAAGCTTCATATCCACCACATCGCCGGCGGTAAGGCTGGCCCTCGCATTGACATTGAGGAGGAGAGCGAAGAGGACTCGGAAGAGGAGGAAGAGGAGTTCATCGCCCACCTCATGGACAAGTATGTTCGGCCCACGAAGGGCATGGTGCCGAGCCGCAAGAAGCGTAAGGAGCGTGACGAGCCTGAGTCTCCGGCCCTGTCTCTGAATGAGGAGGAAGAGGAGTATTTCGAGGATCTCTCCAAGTCCAAGCGGAAGAAGCTGAATGAGCAGATGAAGGGTCTCGCCAAGCTGGTGTCGGACGGCGAGGTGCCCTACAAGTTCCGTGTGCTCGGACTCCCGATTCCGGATCAGCTCAAGGCGTCGGTCATTCGCAAGGTTGACATCCTGAATGAGATGGATGCAGATGGTGGCGAGGTCCACAAGCTCAAGACGTGGGTGGACGGCTTCCTTCGGATCCCGTTCGGCAAGATTGTGCCCCTGCCGGTCAGTTTTGCCCAGGATCGTGCGGGGTGCTCCAAGTTCCTCGCGGACACCCAGGTGACGATGGACAAGGCGGTCTACGGAATGGACCCCGCCAAGGCTCAGATCATGCAGATCGTGGCCCAGTGGATTGCGAATCCTACGTCTGTGGGCAACGTGATCGCCCTCAAGGGTCCGATGGGTGTGGGCAAGACGTCCTTTGCTCGCCACGGTGTGGCGGAGGTCCTGAAGCGGCCGTTTGAGTTCTTCTCGCTGGGAGGTGCGTCGGACTCGGCGAACTTCGTGGGCCACTCCTACACCTACGAGGGTGCCACCTGGGGTCGTATTGCAGATGCCATCATGTCGGCTCGGTGCATGAACCCGGTGATCTACTTTGACGAGCTGGACAAGGTCTCTACGACGGCTCACGGCGAAGAGATCATCTCCATGCTTATCCACTTGACAGACCGGTCGCAGAACTCGCACTTCCACGACCGCTACTTTGCGGGAGTTGACTTTGATCTGAGCCAGTGCCTGTTCGTGTTCTCGTTCAACGACGAGACCAAGATCCACCCGATTCTGAAGGACCGCATGCAGGTGATCAACTGCTCGGGTTACACGTCCACGGATAAGAAGGCGATCTTGAGCCAGTATGTGTGGCCGCAGATCCTGGACCGCCTCAACATGAAGGAGGACCTGAAGATCACAGAGGAGGCTGTGAAGTTCCTGATCTCAGAGTATTCTAGCGAGGAGGAGGGTGTGCGTGTTCTGATCCGGGCCGTGGAGACCCTGGTGACCCGCATCAATCTGCTACGGATTGCAGATGAGAAGACCGCCAAGGGATACCCGTTCTACAAGGCGGTCAAGCTCCCGATGACGATCACGCCGGACGATGTCAAGGCAATCTTGGTGGAGACGAAGGTGGTGAACGAGTCGTGGCGTCACCTCTACACGTGAATCCACTCCAGGCTTGCAACAGGGATGTCCAGCAGACGGGGATTGTCGTCCATCGTAGAAAAGGCACATGATAAGACCGTGCAGGACGGATCCGGGACGCAGCCAATACAGTATTCAATTGTCTTGGCACGGAAGACGAAGGGTAAACTAATACTTTTTGGCTTGTAGTCGGGGCCCAGACGCACGAACAAATGAAAGTATTTGCGAGGCGTGCAATACTCCACCATATGCACAAGTGCCCAGGTCTCGCCCGGATACTGCGGTGGCCTGAATGCAACCGCAGATCCACGGAAATGACTGAACATCCAAGGGGTCTTGTGCTCTGTATGGAACTTCAGCTGCGTGCCATCAAGGGTTCCGACGCGAAGAGGGTTCCACGAATAAATCACGTCGTTCGTCCTCTCTACGGGGATCCAGTTCTTCTCGCACTCCTGGTTCAGAGGGGAGTCCAACACGCGGCACTGACTGTAGATCCCCTGTACTGGATCGTAGAGAGACTGGAAGATCCGAATCTTGTCACTGTATTCCCAGCTTGTAGCCGTGCAGCACAGAGCACCGTCACCGTTGTGGTAGACGCGCACATCCTCCAAGCCCACAATGTGAGCACCCGGCTTACGATTCAAGCTCACAGACTCGTCACGCATCTTGACCAACTCTCCCGTGTCCGGGTGAAAGACAGCGTTCTGCGTGCGGACCGTCTGGTTCTCCTTCACGACTCCATTCTCCTTCATCAGATACCCACCGGTCTGAGGATTGATCGTATAGTTCACGAAGCGAACATTGTGGACAAGCTTACCCTCGTGCATAAAGAACGACACAGATGTCGGGTGGTAATCCTCTCCGAACACGTAGCGATCCACAGGATGCACCCGAGTGGGAAGTGTTAGAGGATCCATGTAGAAGGGGAGGTTGCTATAGACATTGTCAGGATGCGGCTTCGTGCTCAGCAAATACCGCGTCATATCACCCAACGCCTGCTGTTTCGTATACAACGTGTAGAACCGACAAATGGTCTCCTCGTAGTCAAAGAGGCCGGTATACACATCCTTCTCAATGAAGAGAGAATCCGTGGTCGGCGGAATGCTCTTTCCCAGACGGATGTAGTGCATCGCCTTATACTGATCTCCCTTGATGCGGAAGTAGCGAGCCAAGCAGTAGATGGCCTCGGCACGCTTGGGATAGAACTCGTATGCCTTGAGGACCCAAAACTCAAACTGAATCGGATCGTTCAGAATCTCGTAGGTCTTGGCAATCATGTAGTGCGAATACCAGATCTCCTCAAACCATCCACCTGCAGTGATACGACGCTTGTAGGCTTCAATGGCCTTCTCCCAGCTGCCCATGGAGTGGTGTGTCTGGGCAAGGTAGAACATATACCGAACGTTTGTCGGCTCCTCCTCCAGACCCTTCTCCAGCAGTGCAAGGTCGCGGGTAAACTTATCCGCCTTGCATCCTCCGTCATTGTGATCGTCAATGTAGCACGTGGACTTGGGAAGAGATCCGCAGGGTCCGTCCCAGTATTCGTGGGTCACGCCCTTGCACACCCAGTCGTAATCCATGCGGATCAGACGGGCGTTGGGATACTCCAGACTACCTGCCGACTGAACGATCGTGTATCCAATCTCACCAAGAGGCTGCTCCCGCAGAGTTCCCGGAACAAACACCATATCTGCGTCCAGCAGGAGACCGTAGGTGTCTGCGAGATCCATCTTGTTGGCCACACAAAAGTCACGGGCAATCTGGAAGCTCATGCTGCGATTGTGACCAAAGTCCTTCCACGTGGTGTTCCCAATGCAACCAGTTCGCGTGGCCAGGAACTCCTGAGCAATCTCCACCGTCCTATCCGTAGATCCCGTGTCATTGATTGCATATCCGTCTACGACCCCCTCAAGAGCCTCCAGACAGCGTCTCAAGATCTTCTCTTCATTTTTCACCATCAGAATCAGGATGATCTTCGGCATCTGCGTCCGGTTTGACATTCCTCTCTTCCATCTCTCTAAGTAAATGACCACAGAGTTCGTCAAGCAGTCCCTTCGTGAGAACCTGAGCCGCGTTCTCATCCCGCATGTTGCGGATGGTTTGTGGTCAATCTACGACAACGCCAAGACCGCCTGTGTTCGCAATAAGCAGCCGGGTGAGACCCTGAAGACGTTCCAGAACCTCCTGACTCGCGTTCCTTCCTGGACGGATGAGGTGCTGGACACAGAGGTGGCTCGCATTGAGAAGGCCTCCAAGTGCGAGTATATGGACGATCTTCTGCTGGGTGTGTTTGTCAGCTATATCCGTGCGTTTGCATCTCTTCAGCAGTCCGATGAGACCCACGTGAACATCCAGTTTGACCGCCCGTCACTCTCCAAGTTTGTGTTCACACTCTACAAGACGGCTGCCCGCAAGAGCTGGTCTAACGCCTACCTGTTCAAGACCATTGATGTTTCGTCCGAGCAGCAGTCGCGTAACCGCCGCGACATTGAGACCATGCTGGGCGGTGCTCTGGATGAGGTCATTGATAGCTTCATCCCGTGGAAGGATATCAGCAAGGCCTACTTCCAGCAGAAGACATCCTCTGCACAGATCCCGGTTGCTGCCCCTGAGCCCGCGGCCCCTGCACCCAAGCCGGCCCTGAGTTTCGGAGAGTCGGAGACGGTGGAGTTTGAGACGGACAAGGAGGACGACGAAGACGAGGAACGCCCTCGCCTCACCCTTGGAGAGGATGTCAAGCTGGACATTGAGGAGGAGGATGAGGAGCCGGCCGGCAAGCCCGAGGGTGTCATGAAGCTGGACCTTTAAGGTCGCGTCCAACTCCCTCTAAACCAATCCACATTGAAAATCAAATGCCGGACTATCAGACGCTCGGTATGGTTGTGGGTGCCGTTATGATTGTAGCTGCTCTCCTGTATGTTCTGGATCGCCGTGCCAAGACCCAGGCGGTGGATTACACGGATCTGGGGAAGATCACGGTGGGTTCGGGCGTCCTCGCGACCGGCGTTCTGTATTCGCTGGGAACTGAGGTTGTCACGGATGTTGCCGAGACGGTTGCGACCGCTGCTCAGGACATGTTTGTCGGCAAGCCGGAGTTTTAATCCGCACTAAGTGTAGAATGGATACGCTGCAAGATTCAGTGGATACATCTGTAACTCTGAAACTATTCAGAACAAAGAAATCCTCAATGTATTACCATATTTTTCATAGTAGGTATGTGAGGTTTCCACTGTCGAAACTAGAAACTCTAAACAACTTTGATACAAAACGTCTCTCGAGCAATCCATACCCCAAAGAAAACCGTCCTAGAGGGCAAGCAGATTTGGATTCAGTGTTACATCATAGGCAAACAATACGGCAACAAGGGGATACAGAGCCCATATGGATCGTATTGAAAAAGGGAACCTATACTTTACTGGATGGTGCTCATCGTATCGTTGCGACCTATTTAGAACGCAAACGAACGATTCCAGCATATATAGTTCATGCCGATGAACAGCCGGAGTAGCATTCTTTTCATGGATTTAAGTAATCGTAGATGGATGAACTTCACTATACTGCGGTCCCTCTGAAAGACATATCGTTAGCTGAACGTCAAACAGCGTATACGACGATTAACAGACTATGTTCGCCCGGTGGAGATGAGAAGCGGCCCTTGGGCATCAAGAGTATGCTGCTCCCTGAACCTGAACCCATTCAAGCGAATAAGGTGCTAGGTCGTCTGTACAAGGGAGACACCCTCATCGGAGGCATTTTCTACGAGCTCGCCGCAGAGAAGGAGATCAACCGTATCTTCGTGTGTACGGAACCCGGATATGGGCGTCGTATCAACGAGGAGTTTGAAAGGGCTGTTCTTGCGACTGACCCAGGTCCGATCCGCGTATTGCTGAGATCAATCGTGGACCCAAACCGTAAGGTTGCAAAGTTTCACATGATGAATGGATATACGCCACTGCCTAGCCGCAGCAATCCCCTCGTTGTGCTGCAGGAGGAGATCCCTATGACCAAGATCCTTCCGGCTCCTTCGCTAACCGATAAGCAAAAGGAACAGGTTGAACACCTTCACACAGAAGCGGCAAAGACACGTCAGTTAGAAGTGGACCGAAAGGCAACGCTGCGGTCAAGTGCGGGTCGCCGTCGTAGACGCCGCCGGACGATGAAGAAGAGACGGGTTATGTATCAATAATCAGTGCGTCGCCCAGCTGAACAGCCGACGGCAATACACGATACTGAGCCATGCGTCCAATCTCCTTCTTCGGCACCGCCGAATCCCCGCAATACCTGACAATCGCCTTATACAGATCAAATCCGTGGTAGCGATCGTGATTGTCCATCTTCTTGCGGAACATCACTGACGATCCATCGGTCTGCTTCATCCACTGCAGAAACAGACCAAACAACGGATGCGTATACTCATGCTTCGGTCCCTTGGGAAACATGTCCCAGAAGACCGACGTAGCAAACCGAACCAGGTCAAACGACGACGACGCAGGAATGTGAGGATACTTATGAAGGTAGAAGGGATCCATGTTGTATTGTCCACCGGCCTCCTCATCCTTCTGAAACTGGCTGCTCATGAACGTCTTCGGCTCCTTGAGTCCTGTCAGACGGAGGCTCACGATTGAACGATCAAAGTCAATGATCTTCATGATGTAGCCGAAGGTCGGCACCTTGTAGACTGACATTCCGTGAGTGTAGAACAGGTGAGTCTGGTTCGTCTTGACATACATGATGTTGTTGCCGTGGAGATCGTTGTGAGTGAACCCAAACGTCCGCTGAGCGTAGGCAAGGGCAAAGACCACCTGAGACACCCATGCAACGTGCTTCTCCTCCTCCGTGTGCAGCTTGACCAGATCGTAGAAGGTCCCCTCGCAGACTTCCATCACCGTCGTCACAACCGGAACATCGCTGAATGTCGCCCAAGCAAACGGCTCAGGCTCCTCACCCTCACCTTCTTCCTCATCCTCGGACCGCTCGGAGCAATCACACGACTCAATATCGTAGACGTCGTCGTCCTCTTCCTCCTCATCCTCCACCTCGGGGGACTCTGAGGATGCCACATCATAGGCCTCAGGTTCACGCACCTCTGCGTTGCTGACGTGATCGGCCTCCACATCCTCAACGCCATCCAGAAGGATGTCCTCAGCCGTATCCACGGCAACCCTGGCCCGACGCGTGTGACTGAACTCGGCATCATGACCTGCCGTCCGCAGCTTCAGCTCAAACGTCTTGCCAATGCGATCCGCAAACCAGCCCTTCTCAGTGAGCTCCTCGTAATCATCCGAAATATCAATCGTGTGACTTCCCGCCATACCTACGTAGACGCCGTAGACCTTAGGAAAGTGTTCACACTCTGACTCTGACAAGGCAATGGACGTGATGGCACCCACATAGGCCGCAGTGTGCGGGCTCTGCATCCGGTCCTGCATATCGTCTGCCACATCGGCACGCTTCGGGACACCAAAGGAACCGTAGTCACCCCGCATGGTCTTGAACGGCGACAGAATCATCGTGGTCTTGCGATGAACCGGCACTGTCTGTCCCTTCACCTTGACATGGGTTGCATCCACAATGGACTCAACGGGGTTCTCCAGCTTGACACCATAGTCATGCAGCCCAGCAAGGTTGTCCGTCTTGAAGAGCTTTTCAAGACACGGAAAGAACGGCTGCAAGCTCTTCATTGACCACGCAGTTCCATCCAGCTTGGGTAGACGATGAATCTTCATCTGGACGGAGTTGGTCCTCAAATCCTTTCCCATTATGAAGTGTCTCGGCGATGAATGCAGAAAAATAAACGACGAGGAGAACAAGATGAACTTTCAACTGCGAAAGTTTAACATGGACATGATCAAGGACAGATGTGGAATGGACTCTCGCAAGAGTCCTATGATCGTGATCATTGGCAAGAAGGACACGGGTAAGTCCTTCTTGGCTCGTGACCTGCTCTATAACGTGCAGGAGTGCTTCCCTGCTGGTATGGTGATCTCGCCGACAGAGGTCGTCAACGAATACTTTCAAGCGTTCGTTCCATCCAAGCTGATTCACGACAAGTATGAGCCGGCCAAGGTTCAGGCATTCATCAAGCGACAGTTTGCAGCCAAGCAGAGGTTCCTGAAAAGCAAGGGAAGTGGTTCTCCGGTGGATCCTCGTGCGTTCCTGATTCTGGACGACTGTTTGTATGCAGCCAAGGAGTGGATCAATGAAGAGTCCACTCGGTTCGTGTTCATGAACGGCCGCCATTTGGATATGATGACCATTATCACCATGCAGTATCCGCTCGGTATTACGCCCAACCTCCGCACCAACGTGGACTTCGTCTTCATTCTTCGCGAGAATATCCTAGGTAATCGTCGTAGAATTTACGAGAATTACGCGGGTATGTTTCCGACCTTTGAGATGTTTTGTGATTTCATGGATCAGTGCACGGAGAACTACGAGGGACTGGTCATCTGCAACAACGTATCATCCAACAAGCTGGAAGACCAGGTGTTTTGGTATAAGGCATCCGAGCACCCCCCGTTCAGGCTGTGTGACCAGTCTCTGTGGAACGACAACCGTCCGTTCCAGTCGGCTATGCTCGGCGGCGACGAGTATAACGCCGCCTCTTTGAGGAAGAAGAACGCCCCGCCTTCCGTCTGGGTAAAGAAAACCGGCGAGTAGATCGGCCGCCCATAGTAGTCTCTTCGTAGGAGTCAAGTACAATTTGAGCAGCCGCCAATGTGGAGGCCTCGCTGTCGTCATCCACATCCATCTTAATGGCGTCCTGAATGACCGGATCATCACGAGTCACTGTGGAAATACGAGATTTATCGAGAAGTGCTGACCCCAGACCATCAACGTATTCGCTCACGACCTGCTTGTATGTCTTGGGTTCTATATACACAAAACTACCCAGTATAAGAGTTGTCGCCGAACCCCGCGGCATACCGAAATGCTGCCGGAATGCATCGCCAGTTGACCGAAAAAACCCCGCCCAGTCTTCTTCGGGTATGATCCGATTCCTCTGTGCATCAAAAATGGCGAGCTTGTCAGATGCATCCTTCTTGCAGGACCACTTTGTCTCTGCACTGCCCGCGAACTTGAAGCCCTTCACGATTGTAAAGATGTGTCCACCACCTCCATCACGACTCCCCAGAAGAACAAATGTCCCGCACTGAGGGAACAGTGAATCGCGAAGCAGCGTCATGAGTTCTGGGTATACGGTAGTCTCATCCTTCATAACAGGAATGGAGTTTCCCTGCCCAGTGGCAATGCCTCGTCGTTCCATGAACCCCCGCCAGTGGCTCATAAACATACCCTTCCCTTTGACGGTCAAGAGATCGGCAAACTGAGGGCTAATCAGTCCCAGCGAAAGAGCCGTTGTTGCACCGCAGTTTGGTGACGTGTCTGTTTGATGAGGAGGAGCCTTGTATAAGGTGACGCTGTGGCAATCAAATGGAACCTGAAACAGTCGGGTCGTTGCCTCCCCCATTGTAAACGTCTCCTATTTTTTGCTTGCCATGACGGAGAAAATTAACTGCGTTTAGACTAAATGTCCAAACACGCCGAAGCCGAAATGCGTGCTGACCAGGCTCGCCACAAGACAGGTCGTGAGATTGACCGTGCTGCACGTTCCAGTTCCAGGCGTTCGTCGAAGGCCGCCAGCAAGCGTGGATTTTCCCACTCTGCCTTCACTGGAACTCTTCCCGGATCCCACGCCTATCGTTCGGCGGCGATCCTTCACAAGATGGCCCACAAGGCTGAGCCCTCGCGCACGCACGCTCACACATTCCGGGCTGGTCGCCGTCACCGCCGTGGTCGCTCTACCCGCCGCCGTTAAATAGAATCTGTGCAGTGAGTAATGGATCTCGAACAGTGGGAAACTACTACGTATAGCCCTCCAGGCGGCCCGGGTTGGCGTGGATTTGACGTCAAAGGAAACCCAGGCGGACTTGTTCAGCGTGTTGCAGGAGATCTGCTTCAGCTGCGTAAGAGCAACCGTGATGGTCTTGGATGGAGACCCACTGATCCGACAATGCAAAAAATAGTCGCGAAGATACCTACTAGGGGCGAGGATCAGCAGGCCGCAGTTCTTTCGAGTCTTTCATTTCCCCTGGAATATAAGCGTCCGAATCCAATTTGGGTATCTGAACAGATCCGTCAGAAGATCTCAGCTGATCCCAAGTCCAGTGCAAGGGCTCAGCGGTTAGCTGCACGTAATGCAAAAATGGCTACTACACAGGCTGTTAATTCTTCTGAACCTGTCATTCCCGTTGACGGGGAAGCTGAAATGAATGCTGAGGAGCAAGCTGTTGCAGACGCACAAGTTGATGACGCCATGGATGCCCTTACATCTGCAATGGGGAAGTCAGGTTTCAGTGGTGGTCGCCGTCGCAAGACCCGTCGTGGACGCAAGGTCCGCCGCAGCCGTCGCCGCTCTACTCGCGCATAACACCCTCGGTCGGGTGCACAGCCTTTGATGCGTCCTCCAGGGCCTTCTCCTCTGCGTTGGCCTTGCGACGCTTCTCATTCTCCTCCTTCTGAGCCTTGATGGCCTCCTCACGCTGCTCAGCAAAGAACATCTCCTTGTTGGACTCGTTCTCCTTGTACTTACGCATCAGCTCGTTCAGCTCCTTCTCAGCATACTCCACCTCCGGCATCAGGTGCTCCGAGGGATCCCACGGCAGCCATGCACCGACCTTACCGATGTAGAGGTTGTCCTTCGGGTAACGACGCTGCAGCACCTTGGAAAACATCTGAGCCTCCTCCACCGTCGCAAACGCACGGCGAACCTTGACACCACGAACGTTGGTCCGGAACTCCACAGAGTTGTCGTAAGACTCCTGCACCTCCTTCTCGTGCTTGAGCAGGAACACCTGATACTGCTCGTGAATGTCCGTCTTCTTCACCTCATCCTTGCGGACACTCACGAAATCATTCGCATCCTTCAGCAGGTCGTCAATCTTGACAGAGTACTTCTTGGACAGAAATGCCATGAAGTTCTCCATGCCCTTGACCTTCCACTCGTAATCCATCCACTCCACAAACTTGCTGAAGAAGAACTCCTCCTTGTTCTGGATCACCTTCTCCGGACTGATGAACGACACAATGCAGTACTTCTGTGTCGGGATCTCCGGGTCCTCATCAAGGTAGTCAATCGGGCCAGACTCGTCACGCTTAGGGAGCTCAGTGCGGGGCATTTACTTCTTTCCTCGGTTCCTTTGAAAGTCCTTTCTCCGCACGCTAAAGTAAAATGATCTGCACGCAGTTCTCGCCACAGTGGCAGGCGGCGGTTGATCAGTTGTTCGCATCAATCTTTGATCCGACCGAAATACCCTACTATGTGAAGACTGTCATTGACGGTAGTTCACTTGTGGCAGTAGATGATGGTGAGCTTGTGGGGTTTCTGCTCTTGACACATACGCCGAATGATGTATGCGAGTATCAGCTGGCATACCTTGCAGTTGATGAACGATATAGACAACAAGGGGTTGCATCCGCCATGCTAGAAGCTCTCCCACACAGTGTATGGCTTGAAGTCTTGAGCTCGAACACCACCGCGTGTGATTTCTACCTGAAACGAGGGTTCACGATTCATGAATCCTTCACGTGCTCAGACGGAACAGGGGGGCATGTATTCATTTCTCCACAGTAGACAAATGTACGACATCTTCACGACCGCTTACCTCTTCTTCCTTCTCTGCCCGGGCGTGGTGCTGTCCCTTGGAACCGGCATGACGGCCGCCGCTATCCACGCCGTGGTGTTCTTCCTGATCCTGCAGTATGTGTCTCTCTACATCCCCTGGTGGGCTGTGTGGGTCGTGGGCATCTCGTTTGTCTCGTATAAGGTGTATTCGGGAGGTGTGTAAAAATTCTTCCTGCCTAAGAACCAAACAAATGGATTCTAAGCCGAAGCCCACCCCGTCTGCTGGTGTTGATGTTGCGGACATTGTGACTCGCCTCGTGAAGTATCTTCTGGAGGGTCTCGCAGTGGCCATTGCCGCGTTCGTGCTCCCGGGCAAGACCCTCAAGGTCGCCGAGGTTGGCATGATCGCCCTCGTTGCGACTGCGACGTTCGCCATCCTGGACATCTACGCCCCGAGCGTGGGTGCCTCGGCTCGCACGGGTGCTGGATTCGGAATCGGTGCCAACCTGGTGGGATTCCCCCGCGTGTAAGAAGTTGATTATACTGACTTCAGAGCCATTACTAAGTGAGATGCCAACGTTGTAGTCAGCAACGTTCCATAGTTATTTTGCGTGAGCTGCATTGTGCCTAGTGCGACAACACAGACCGGACTTGATGTAGAAACCAGCGTGTAGATAATCTCCCCCACAGTGTGCGGGACGCAAAATGCGTCATATATCCTTGATGCCCCATAGTGAACCACATAGTTACCTGCGACCGCGAGAAGGCCCTTACCGACGACAAGCCCAATATGTTCCATTTACCACTTACCTACCTCTAAGAAACTAATGGAAACAGCTTCCATTTTCTTAGTGCGATACAACGGACGTTGGGTGAAGATTCAACCCCGCCTCTTTGAGCCTGAGAGAATGACAACGGATATTGCATGGATCCAGATCAAGGAGGAGGTGTCCGTTGAGGAGGCCTACCGCCGTTGGTTTGAGCTGCAGCGTAGAATTTCTCGTGTTCTCAAGTAATGAATACCTGGCTTATTGCAGTGGCATTGGTCGTGATCGGATATCTGGTGTGGAGGCTGTGGAAGCCCGTGGTGATGCCGAAGCGTAGTGTTCCCAAGGATAAGGCCAACCTGTATTTCTTCCACACCGATTGGTGCGGACACTGCATCAAGGCCATGCCGGAGTGGGAGACACTGGAATCCGGCCCGAAGCAGTTCGGAAACACGGAGGTTTCGTTCATTCGTGTGAACGCTGAGAAGGAGCGGGAGACAGCCGATCTCTACGAGATCAATGCCTACCCGACAGTCAAGCTGGAGACCTCCACGTCGCTGTATACCTACGATGGCAGGGTGACTGCCGAGGGATTAACGCAGTATCTCCGGACTACATTTGGAAAAGAATCGTGAAGCCTGTGAGTATCCCTGTTGATACATCTCATCCTTATCCGCATCTGTGAGTTCCTGCATGAGCGAGATGGTGTCATTGCGGAACCACACGACATTGTCTGTGTGTGCATCACTGCGAAAGGCTTCGTAGAGCGTGGCAACATAGTTGGAGACTGACATGGACTTGAGACGTTCGGGTGTAATACTCAGCTCCGAGCGGCTGATGTGGAAGACCAGGCAATCGTTCGGCACCACCTTGTGCAGGTTGTGAACGTAGAATCCTCCGTCAATGTACACGTTATTGTAGAGGATCTGAGGGCGAAAGATGAACGGCAAACAGCAGGATGCTCGGATCGCGTCTATGATAGGGACCTTTCCGGTCAGGAACACCGTCCGACGCGTGGTCAGGTTTGCAGCTACAATATAGAGTTTCTGAGGGGTGTCATCAATCACCGCATTTCGCAAATCAATCCCTTGATTGTCAAATGCCTTGAGAACGGTCTGTGTGAAGGCGTCCATTGTGAAGAGGGACTTCTCCGTAGAAAAAGACGTGATGGTGGCCAAGTTAATGGAAGGGATGACTGAAGACAGGTTGAAGTCTGTTGAAAACATCAACTTGATCGCATGAACTGGGACATTGTATGCGAGAGCGGTTGCAATGATGGAGCCCGCCGAACACCCGTAGATGCCCTTGGGGAAGATGAGAGGTTGATGTTTTTCTAGAGCAGCTAATCCTCCAATCATGATGCCCCCGCGGACACCTCCGCCACCGAGTGCAAGTGATGGAAACATTCTTATAGTGACTATGTAAGGATGCTGAAAGCCAGAGATGTCTGGGACGAGGCCGATGAACGCCGCGAGAAACGTATGAGAGCCATGAGACCTGTGCTCAGTCAGCTCTACGGTCAAATCCGCAAGCAAGCTGTCCACTCCCCCACTGCACCGTATATCGTCTTTGAAATCCCTGCGTATGTCTTTGGATATCCCTTGTTTCAGATGGCCGAAGCCCGCGAATACATCATGAATACCCTGTCACAGGGTGGATACATGGTGTGGGTCATTGATGAGAAGTATCTGCTGATTTCTTGGCTCAAGACGGCTGGTGGCAAGCTGTCCCAACACCGCCCACCGTTGCTGACCAACTACCGCCCGCAAGTGTATGATCCTTCAACCCTGGGAAGTATGAGGTAAAACGGAAGATTCGTTGTCACAACCTTTAAATAGCATATGTGTGAACATGACGTTGTGGTCAATGATGGTGAACGCGTGTGCACTCTCTGCGGAACGATTCTTGGGTCGGCCATTGATGAGGGAGCCGAATGGCGAGTCTACGGCAATACTGAAGATGACCCGTCCCGAACGGGGACGATCACGAGCGAACTCCTTCCTGATTCCTCCTACGGATCTATGATGATGCGTCGTCGGGGTGGACAACAGTCCGACGAGGCCAAGTCAATCGCAAAGCTGTCTTCGTGGTCGTTCTCGAGCCACGGAGAGAGATCATGGATGGGTATATTTGATGCCATTCAACAGTCGTGTCTACGAGCGGGATTACCCAAGGCCATTGTGATGGACGGATGTGCACTCTTCAAGAAGGTAGAGGATGCTCAAAAGACCCGTGGAGAAACCCGTCGTGCCCTGATGGCCGCAGCAATCTTCACCTCCTGTCGGCAGCATAATGCGACTCGCACGCACGAAGAAGTAGCTGCCCTGTTCCACGTAAGCATTCGCTCACTGTGCAAAGCCCTGATGCGGTTCACGGACGGTGGATCCAATGTGCTGAGCACGCAGCTAGGGATTGCAGAACGTATCTGTGCGGAGATGGATTTGTCCGACACAGATCGCGATGCGATTGTATTGATGCTGCAGAAGCTGCCCGAGATGGAGCACACGCCCAAGACCATTGTGGCTGGCGTAGTCTGTTCAGTGCTCGGAGGCCAAATCACCAAGGTGTCAGCTGCTTCGGGGGTGTCATCGGTGTCCATTCGCAAGATCGTGGACAAGTTTAAGGCGAGTGTTTAGGCGTTATAGATCATCATGTTTGGACTATAGCACTGCCCCGCCACAATCACATTACCCATTGAATCAGCAATAACACCGGCTCCATAGTCATCTGCCGTTCCACCCTGTCGTGCGACCCACTGAACAAACCCCGCCGAGTTGTACTTGGCAACGAATACGTCACTGGCACCTGAGTTAGCAACACTCGTAGCGAAGGATGACCCGTCAGAGTTACCGACGACCAGTGTGGACAAATAGGACCCCGCCACAAGTATATTGCCCGCTGAATCGGCACTAAGACTCCTCGTAAAGTTATCCCCAGATCCACCCTGTCGTGCGATCCACTGAACAACGCCCGCCGAGTTATACTTGACAATGAATGCATCGTAGCTTCCTGAATTGGTAAGAGTTCTAGTAGTAAAGGGTGATCCGTCGGAGTTATAGGCGATTAGTGGGTTAGTTCCATAGTAGCCCCCCACAATTATATTACCCGTTGAATCAACAGTAACACTGGTTCCAAAGTCAGAATCATTTCCAGCCTGTCGTGCGACCCACTGAACAACACCCGCCGAGTTGTATTTTGCAATGAACGAGTCGTCGTTAGAACTAGAAAGGGTCCCGAATACTGTCGTGTCAGCGTTATAGATGGTCAGTGGACTTGAAGTATAGGATCCCGACACAATTACATTACCCGCCGAATCAACAGTAACACCCGTTCCAGGGTCAGCCCCAGATCCACTCTGTCGTGCGACCCACTGAACAACACCGGCCGAGTTGTACTTGGCAATGAACGAATCGGTGCCACCCGAATGCGCAAGAGTCGTAGCGAAGGATGACCCGTCAGCGTTATAGATGGTCATTGGACTTGAAGTATAGAATCCCGACACAATTACATTACCCGCTGAGTCAGCAGTAATACTGATCGCAAAGTCAGACCCAGATCCACTCTGTCGTGCGACCCACTGAACAACACCGGCCGAGTTGTACTTGGCAATGAACGAGTCACTGAGACCTGAATTAGCAAGAGTCGTAGCGAAGGCTGATCCGTCAGCGTTATAGATGGTCAGTGAGCCAGAATTATATCTCCCCGTCACAAGTACATTACCCGCTGAATCGGCAGTAACACTGGTCCCAACTTCAGTCCCAGTTCCAGCCTGTCGTGCCACCCACTGAACAAGACCCTCTGAGTTGTACTTTGCAATAAACGAGTCGTCGCCACCCGAAACAGCAAGAGTCGTACCGAAGGCTGAGCCGTCAAAGTTATAGATGGTCAGTGTGCTAGAACCATAGGTCCCCGTCACGATTATATTACCCGCTGAATCGGCAGTAACTCCGTTCGCACTGTCATAGCCAGATCCACCCTGTCGTGCAGCCCACTGAACAGCACCTGCCGAGTTGTACTTGGCAATGAATGAGTCGTTGGCACCCAAATTTGCAAGGGTCACTATCACTGCCCCTGCTAGACTTGTCCCGGGCGACGGGAAGTACGTGATAGAGTACGCAAATGTATGGGAGTTTGAGTCGGTATTAGACAGCACAATGTTACTTGTTACGTTGCTTATCAAGGCGAGGTTTGAAGACGTTCCGACGACCGATGTAACAAACGTCCCGTTGCTAAGCGTAGCCATAAAGATCTTAGATGCAGATACATTTGATGTAGTTCTTGAATCTTCCGCAGAGATCATAACAAGACCTCTTTTTAGTGTCCCAATATTTGAGGATGCACCATTCGCAATCACAATGGTTCCGTTCGCTGAAAAGAAGCCATCGGAGACCTGGAGAGTTGCCTGACCAATCGCAGGAGACGATCCTCCTGGACTGACGATGCCCGAGATGGTTGTCCTGGATATGCCCAATGAGTCGTTGGAGAGAATCAGTGTTCCGTAGCCGTCGGACATACGCATGTTTCCGTTGACGTCAAGGGAGTAGGTCGGGGAAATGTTGACGCCAAGACGGCCGTTGTTGCTCGTTCCGACGCGAGCATATCCGTTGACATCCAGCAGGATCGGGACAGACGGGTTGAACACCGGTAAGTTTGAAAGGTTGACTCCGATACGATTGTTAGCAAGGTCGCCAACGAGCAATGTATTGGATCCGCTGCCAACAATCAGAGTGTTACACGTAGAGGCACCGCCGTTGGAAACACCAGCACCCAGAAAGATATTGTTGCTTCCCGTGGCAATCCCCGTGGCACAGCCGATGTAGATGTTGGAGTTTCCACCGTTCAGCGTGTTAGCTCCGATGGAAATACTGTTTGAGCTGTTGCTTGCTCCGTATCCTGCACGGTAGCCGATGAACACCCCGTTTTTCACGTTGGAGGTTGCACCGCCCGCACCGGTTCCTACAAAGGTATTCGTAGTGTTGCTACTCGCAGCCAGCGTAGAGTATGCATTGCCCGACCCCGTGCCCAGATAGAGGTTACCGTTCTCGTCACCGATGTTGGCGGCAAAGGATGTGACCGTATTTGCCGAGACAATATCCACGTTGGTGAGCTCCAGCTTCATCTGATAGTTGCCGGTGACGGTGTTGTAGACAAATGTGGGGCGAAACACATTTGTCAGCAAGTTTTGGGTGTTAGTTGTGCTACTCATTGTATTACCGGGAGACAAAGGTTTAAGTGTATTCTCCCCTATTAGTATAGATGTCCTTCACTCTCTTCCCTATCAAGTCCTCGGAGCAGCACCTTTACAAGATGTATAAGCAGAGCGTCGCGGTCTTCTGGACGCCGGAGGAGATTGACTTTTCTAAGGACCTATCCGACTGGAACAAGCTGACCGACAATGAGAAGCATTTCGTTGGCCGCGTGCTGGCATTCTTCGCTGGATCTGACGGCATCGTCATGGAGAACCTGGTGACTCGCTTTCAGGGCGAAGTGAGCTCGCAGGTGGTCAAGCTGTTCTATTCCTTCCAGAATGCGATGGAGGGTATTCACTCGGAGACCTACTCCTTGCTGATTGACACCTACATCAAGGACCAGGAGGAGAAGGCCAAGCTGTTCAATGCCATCAATACGATCCCCTGCATTGAGAAGAAGGCCGAATGGGCCCTGGAGTGGATGGGATCAGACAAGTCGTTTGCGACCCGTCTGGTGGGATTTGCCTGCGTGGAGGGTATCTTCTTCTCGGGTGCCTTCTGTTCCATCTTCTGGCTGAAGAAGCGGGGCCTCCTTCCGGGTCTGACCTTTTCCAACGAGCTCATCTCTCGTGACGAGGGTCTTCACACGCAGTTTGCCGTGTCTCTCTTCCACACGCTGGAGAACAAGGTCTCTGGAGACACTGTGCACGAAATCATCAAGCAGGCTGTGGCACTGGAGAAGGAGTTCATCTGCGATGCTCTGCCGTGTTCGCTGATTGGCATGAACGCGACCATGATGTCGCAGTATATTGAGTTTGTGGCGGATCGGTTGGCGGTCCAGCTGGGCACGCCGAAGATCTTTGGTGCTCACAATCCATTCGACTTCATGGACCTGATCTCCCTGGAGGGCAAGACCAACTTCTTTGAGAAGAAGGTGTCTGACTATTCTCGTGTGTCGTCTAATGCTCCTCTTCGCTTGGATGAGGAGTTCTAATCAGTCTTTGCCTTCGCGATACCCTGCACCGGAGTCGGCTCAGCAGCCTTCTTGAGTGTCGCATCCACACCCTCCCGCAGGAACACGTAGTAGACAACGGCAAGAACGAGGAGGGCCCAGCCCCATGTAGGAATCTTAGGCATCTTCATTTATTATTCAATCAGATATAAATGGTGGTCGGAGGCAAGACACGGAGATTCAAGAAGAAGCGTTTGATGTCCAGGGCATATTGCAAGAAGACACCCTGCAAACGCATGGGCTTTACGCAGAAGGCCAGCTGCCGTCCCTATAAGAACTGTTATCAATAGACTATCGTATTCCCAGCAGGGGTCTTCACCTCCTTATCACCTGTCGGCGACGGCGTCAGGGGCACGAAGTTCTCGGTGGACAGAAGCTTAATAACAAAGAACAGGATGAACGAAACAACCACGACCACCAGCACATACTTGGCCAGTGTCCACAACAGTCCCTTCATTGACGAAGATGTCTTCGCAGCGTAGGCACCAACACCGGCAGCAACCATTGTCTCGATAAACGCACCTCCCTTCTTAGGCGGCATTTATTGAGAACGCAAGGTTATTTCCGAGGTGGCTTCCCAGATGCAGAGTCGGTCGTGTCCTTGGGCGCATCCTCCTTCTTACCTGCAAAGAGAACGAGAATCATGATGAAGATGATGAAGAAGATCAGGAGGCCTCCGAAGAAATACGCGGTATACTTGACAGCCGTCCCCACCACGTCAAGAACGCTTGAGTCTGGATTTTGCTTAGCAAGATACGCACCTGTTCCAACAAGTGCAGCACTCTGGAGTGCGTCTCCCACTCCAAACTCACCATCGGCACCACCGAACATCTTACGGATGGATTTCATCAAGCTCTTGCGACCCATTTACTTTATACGCGGAAAGAAAGGTAATGGTTGAGGACAGCATTCTTGCAATCTGTGTCGTAGCGGGTATCTTTTTGTGTGCGAGTGGCTGTATGGTCGCTGCATGGGTTTGCCCTCAGGTTCGGCCCCGCCGAGTGTCGGGATACCTAGAAGAGGATCTCGTTTAAGGAGCCACAACCTTTCCCCGCCCTCGGTATAAATGGAGTTTCTTCATGCGTCGATTGCACTTCTCGCCTCCATGGTCCTCGTTCTTGCGGGAATGGTGGGCTGGATCTACTGGCAGCAGACGCGTCTGTTCCAGAACATGAATGCGGTTGCCCTGGTGATCAGCGATCTGAACCAGTCTCTCATGGCCACGATGACCAAGCCGAAGGTTGAGCTGGCAACTGTCCCGGAGCCGACAGAGACCCTCCAGCGTGGCGAGATCCCGACCTCGGATGATGACGAGGAGGATGACCGTCTCTCGGTGGAGAAGGAGGCGGAGATCGTGTCGGGTGCCCCTGCACCGCTGGACACGGATGGTCTCCAGGACAAGTCCAAGAAGGAGCTCCAGGAGCTTCTGACCACCCGCGGCATCCCGTATGGCAAGGCGGATGCCAAGAACGTCCTGATCTCCCTGCTGAAGGCGACGGCGTGAAGAGGAGCCTTCACGGCGACGTAAAATGGATCTGTTTGGAGGCAACAAAGAAGGGGTTGCCGCCTGCCAAAATGTCTCTCTCTCGCTTCATCTACCACAAGACCGTGGGAAAGCCCACCTACTTCGACCTTCTGCCCGTTGACGTTATGCGTCATCACCTGATTCCGTTCCTCGGATGGGAGGATCGGATTCACGTCAACATGCTGACACCGCCCGGAGACCGAACTCCGCCCAAGAAAATCCCCAAGCAAGCCATTGCGGCACATCAATTATCCATGAGTGCATCCAAGGTTCACGCCAAGCTCAAGGAATTCCAAAACATTCAGTTTCTACGAGCCAGGTATAGATCCCGAGTTTCCCTGACATCCGAAGTGGCTGCAATCATTGATGTTCTGGACACGGTTGCATCTGGACACAATATGGTCATCTGCCAGTATTCCTCCGCCGTTCGGGGAGTCATTGAGGAGAAGATTGAGGAGTTGTCACGACCCGACCAGCTGAAGAAGGTTCCTCGGATTGCACAACGGAAGCAGTTGCAGACATCCATTGCCAATTTAGTGGACAAGCTGATTGAGTATCCGCTGATTCAGAACAAGCTGGCAAAGAAGACCTGGCTGCGTGCCATGGTCTACACAAATGAGACGGCTCTCTTGCACGATGCGACTGGATCTGCAAGAGGAATCTTCTATCAGCGTTCGCAGGGCGACATTTACAGTGAACTGGAGTAAACATACAATGAAAGTCATTTCCTTTGATATCGGATTACGGAACTTAGCATATTGTGTCTTAGAAGGCACAAGCCGCACGGATGTCACCATCGTAGATTGGAACATCATTGACGTACTAGGAGAACAGGCAGGTGTCGGTGCTCCTAGGTGTCACAAATGTACTTCGTCGGCTCGCTATGAGCACGCAAGTAACGGTCTTTTTAGTTGTGCTAAGCATACGCCCAAGAAGAAGACAAAGGTCACAAAGGCCGAACTGACCAAGCTGACTCCCAATCAGCTCAATGAGCAGATCGCGGCAGAGGGATTGACCACGGATGCAACCAAGAAGGCCGATCTGGTGGGACTGCTCTACAATCACCGCAAGCAGAATACCTGGAAGAAGTGCGTGTCGTCAGCAATCCAGGGATCTGTCCTGGACCTGGCACCCGCGATCATCAAGAGCCTGGATGCTCGGATGGCTTCTTGGAAGGGAGCAACAGTGGTTGCACTGGAGAACCAGATGGACCGGCGGATGTTTGGAGTCCAGGCGATGATCCAGATGTATTTTTGCTGCCGAGGATTCCAGTGTTCGGGTGTGTCAGCGACTCACAAGCTGTCCAACATAGTGACCGTGGAAGATTCAACTGCATCGTATAAAGGTCGCAAAAAGACAGGCATAACTCATGCATACGCACTTGTTCCTGCGGCGAATCAGGAGCACTTCGCCAAGCACCCGAAGAAGGACGATCTTGCGGATTCATTCTTACAGGGTCTTTGGGTATTAGAACATACGAAGAGTTAAATATACTCCAGATACAATGGCTGAACTCGCTCTTGGATCCACCGCTGCACTCCTTGGACTTGCAGGTGCAGCAACCTCAATTCACATGCAAAATCACCCTGCATCTGGGGTTGCTCCGAAAGCGGCTGCCCCGGCTGCTGCGGTTCCAGCTCCGGTTGTCCCTGTGGTTGTCCCGGCTCCGGCTCCGGTTGCCCCTGTGGTTGCCCCGGCTGCTGCTCCTGTCCCGGCTCCGGAGGTGGTTGCCCCGGCTGCTGCTCCGGCTCCGGCTGCCCCAGAAGCTCCGGTTGTTGCTGAAGCTCCGGCTGCTGACGAGATACCCGGTCCTCCACTATCAAGCCCACCGACCGAGGAAATCCCTGTTGTAACCACTCTTCCTCCGAACTGGTTCTCTGCGAAAGGACCGAATGGTAAGACGTACTACTACAATACAGCGACAGAGGGTGTTTCGTGGGAACCTCCTGAAGTTGATCCGGTTGTTGCAAGTCCGGCTGAGGCTGAAGCAACGGCGGTTCAGGCCCAAGCCGAAGCGAAGGCTGCGGCAGAAATTGCGGCGGCAGCAGAAGTAAAGGCCGTGGCGGCTAAAGCGGAGGCCAAAGCAGCAGCTGATAAGGCAGCTGCTGAACAAGCAGAAGCCGAAGCGAAGGATGTGGCGGCTAAGGCAGCTGCGAAGGCTGCAGTTGATAAAGAGACTGCGGATAAAGCAGAAGCTGCTTCAAAAGCCGCAGCGGAAGCTCATGCTGTAGCTGCCGAGGCAGCAGCTAAAGCTGCGAAGGAAAAGGAGGAGGCTGAACAGGCGGTTGCGGCTGAAAAGGCTGCAGAAGCTGAAAGGGTTGCAGCGGCTGAAAAGGCTGCAGAAGCTGAAAGGGTTGCAGCGGCTGAAATGGCTGCAGAAGCTGAAAGGGTTGCAAAGGCCGCTGCGGCGGCTGAACTACCGAATATTTTCAAAAAGCCCAGTGTATCTCCCGAATTGCAGGCACAAATAGATGCTCAGGCGGCGGCAAATCTTGCGGCAGCCGAAAAGCAGAGTCAAGAACGGGCGGCAGCCGAAAAGAAGAGTCAGGGACGGGCTCCACCTACTAACAAAAGAGAGGCACTTGAACGCATTCTACGGGAGTCTACGGATGAAAAGACCAGGAAGGATGCACAAGAGGAGTTGGATGAACTCCTCCAAGATCAACAGGAAAGAGAGGATAGACGGAAGAAGAACCAGAATCACTCAAAGGTAGGCAGCGTGCTCGCTGCAGCATCAGCTACTAAACAGGCAGAAGCAGCAGCAGCAGAAGCAGAAGCAGCAGCAGCTCGCGTGCAATCGCGTCTTGCTGCACCTCGTGTGAGTGCCTCCGCCCCGGCCCCTGCGGCAGCTGCACCCCCGGCTGCACCCGACTGGAAAGTAAGGCAGAACAAGCTGGATGCAGAAAGAGCTGTAAAGGCAGCTGCTCTTGCTAAACAGCAGGGGGTTGGGTCCAAGGGTGGTCGCACGCGTAGGCGTCGCGTTCTAACTTTCAGAAGGAAGCCCAAGACAAGAAGTAAGAATGGACGTAGACCTACTCGTAAATCCACAGTCCGCAGGAATCGCTAGTCTGGAGACGGTGGATCTCCCTACGCTCACGTTTGATGATGTCGTGCCCGGGCCGCCTCCTGCACCCAAGCTGGTGCCGTCGTCTGAGGACACGGGTCCTGTTTCCATGGGTGGCATGAACAACTTCAATGCCGAGCCCTATGCACCGCAGGTCAGCCCTCGCAAGATGTCGGACGAGGCTCTGATGAAGGAGAAGTATGAGATCCTGCGTAAGTTTGAGCGTCTGTCCAAGATGGGTGTTCCGATGCGGAAGCGTTTCACCATGGATTCGCCCTTGGAGGAGATGAAGCTGGAGCTGGAGTTTATCAAGCGTGAGAAGTCCATGGACGCGACCATCAAGCAGTTCTCGGAGTGGTTCGTGACGGCCATGAGCGGACTGGAATATGGTTCCAAGCACGTAACTCTGCTCAAGGCGTTTGGTCTGCAGCTGGACGGACTTTCGGAGTCGGCACAGATGAACGTCGTGGATCTGGAGGATGATTTTGAGGAGCTGTATGATCAGTATGGCGAGAACCTCAAGATGCACCCGCTGGTCAAGATTCCCATGCGTGCGTGTATGATGGTGTACATGGTCCACCTCACCAACCAGATGACCCGCAAGGCCCCGATCCCGAACATTGACGACATCATGCGTCAGAACCCGGACATTGCTCGTAGTTTGGCGGCGGCTGCGATGCAGAACCAGACCCAGCAGATGCGGACAACGGCCAATGTTCCGCCGCCGCCCCAGGCCACCAATCCCCTTGCCGGTCTGATGAGCTTCATGCAGTCGGGTATGCCGCCGGCTCCCCCGCCGTCCATGATCCCCAAGCAGCCTGCGGTGGATAAGCAGGTCAAGATCGGCGGTGGTGCGAAGGTCAAGGCTCCGACCCCGGCACCTGCTCCGGCACCCCCTCCGGCTCAGGAGATGCGGTCTCCCCCGAACATTGATGAGCTCCTTAAGAACATCAAGCAGTCGGTCGTGGTCCCGCAGGGCAATGGTCCTCCTCCTGCGATGCCGGCTTCGGCCCTGCGTGGAGCCAACCCGAAGAAGAACGCTGGCTCTACAGGAAAAAACAGCGTGGTGATCAAACTCTAAATTATGTGCATAAGATAAATGTATAAGCAGTCACTGCCAGACTACACCGTGGAGGACATTAAGACAATGACTCTCGATAATGCGCAGCAGGTGTTGAATCAAGAACGGGCCAAAGAGGACGATCATGGTGCGGCATGGCGGACCACTCCTGCGTTCAATGGATTAGATCAAAAGGAAGGCCTCAAGCCAGAAGTTCTTTCGGCTCTTGTTGATCGTATCCAACGCTTAAAGACCGGCCACGAGCGTGGTGGCCGTCGCCGCAAGTCTCGTCGCCAGACGCGTCGCAACCGTGGAACCCGTCGCCGCGAGCGTCGGTAATTTAATACTTCCGCATGGTACGCTTACGACCCTTGCGACCCTTCAGTGTCTTGCGACCATGACGACGTCCACCCTGTCCACTCGCTTGGTGGTGCTGGAACATCATGGTAAGAAGTGCATCCATTGCAGCGTCCTTCTCGGGACCGGCCGGCATCGCTCTAACACGCTCACCTTCGGCCTTGATTGCGTCCATTTTTATGATATACATGAGAAATAAACGCTAAACAAATCGTGCCAAGCGGGCCGCACGAAGCTCGTCGGGTGTCAGCACAGCAGTCTTCGGTGCAAGAGCCTCCCCCTTTAGTTCACACATCTGAACCCACTGCTCCTGCGTGATGTTCTGAAATGTCTTCAAACAAATCGATACATCTTTTGCGGTCTTCTTTCCCATATGCCGACAATAGTCACAGTTTGTCATGACGATATACTGTGCCCAGGGTCCCGTTCGCAGAACCAGTGCGTAGAAGGTGGAGAGCTGCTTCCATGTCACCACGTTCTTTTTGTGGCTCACGTGCTGTTTGTACTTGCACTGAACCGCATAATACTTGCCATCGTGTTCCGCCACGATGTCGATACCGACATCCGGGCGTTTGAGGGATAGCTTCGTCAGCAGCTCCTCGGGCACATCCTTGAGAAGCCACACATTCGTCAGCTTGCGGACATGCTTGAGATACTTGACGCAGAACTCCTCAAAGACATCACCGCGAACTTTCTTGTTATCTCGCGTTCGCATCTCTGTGAAGGTATGGGCTGGTTCGTTGTACCATTTCTGGCACTCGGTTAAGAAGAGGTCGAAGAGGCTTTGTCCGTCCGGGCGAGGGCGAAGAAAGAGAGAGTGGAGATCCATGGCAACACCTCTCGCTTAGCTGGACATCCCAAGTCCATTTTTCTTGAACAACAGGGGTGCCGACGTATCGTAAGCAGGGTAATCTGCCTTGGAGTTGCCCGGGTCCACCTTGCCCGGATTGGTCATGCCCTCCGAGCTGCGACGCGAAACACCTGACGCGATAATCACGTAGCCTGCAGTCAGCAAGGTGGAGTAGATCACATCGCGGGTCGCAATGAAGCATACGGCGAAGATCGCAATCCGGCGGAGCAGAATGTTGCGAGAATACTCCTCCTGGCTTCCGCTGAACTCATCCACAAGATGGCGAGATCCGATGTTCAGCAAGATCATCATCACGCCAATGAAAAACTTATTGGTGTTGATTGCATCAAGAATAGACAGTGTCTTCATTGTCTTCACGGAAGATTTTAGACAGCTGCCATGGTGGACGAGGTGCCCATGGACGGCTGAACACCCCCGATGCTAGGCGGGAGGCTCACAGGAGGCATGGTCGGCGTCGGGGTTGTCATGGGTGCCGTGCTGACGCGGCCGTCCGGCGGGGGAGCACTCACGCTCGCCGGGACACTACCCGACATTGACGAGACCGCCTGGCAGGTGGGCGGGGTCATGGTTGAGTCAAGTGCATAACCGTCCGGGCACGTTGTGACAGGGGCGACGGTCGCCGTGGGGGTCGTGAAGCCCTCCCAGCTGCTGCTGCTGCAGCGAACGTAGGCAATGACCAGGAGGAGTGCCACCGAGCAGCTGAGCTTCTGGTGGACGTAGACAATGCCCGCAAGAGCCAGGGCCTTGCCGACGGGGTTGGACAGGAGATCCTTCACAACCTGGAAGCGGATGTTGAACGCAAGATAGACGACCAGTGCACCAACCACAAGGAGTTCGGTCCGAGACGAGAGCATTTATAGTTCCCTCATATTTTTCTGTGTTTCTTTGAACAAGTGGAGTATGAACTACTCGAGTCTTGAAGATGCCTTCGGCACCCCCTTTGGTCAGCGGACAAAAGTAACGATAGAGAGCCCTAGTAAGGAGACCTTTGTGCCCGAGCGTCCTAAGCATGAGGAGCTCGTCAAGTCGGTCACGCAGTCCCTTCCTCTAGACACGAACCCGGAGACGGTCTCCTTTAATGCGACCCCCGTGCAGGCACCTCTCCCCACTGCACCTCTGGATCCTCGGCTTCCCACCTTCAGCCAGCCGACAGTTCGCGACCGTGTCCGCGAGCACTTCGGCATGAGCGGGGGCGGCGGTGACGACTCCAAGCTGGACCGTATCCTGCGACTGATTGAGCAGAACCGCACAGGCTATGCACCGGCTGCAACCCAGGATATGCTCCTGTATATTGCGACGGGTGTGTTCTTCCTGTTTACGTTTGATACATTTGTCACCCTGGGTAAGTCTATGCGGGGGCGTTAAGCACGGTCGTTAGGTCCCAGACGAGTGGACATTGACGAGAAGTTGTCAAAGCCGTTATCCAGATACTCAACCTCAAATGTCAGGCAATAATTGGCTACGTTTGTGTTTGTTCCTGCACCACCAGCTGTCGCGACTGTCTGATCTGTGGTCCAGTAGATAAATCCCTGAGTTCCCTGTTGAGAGTGGAGACGAGTGCGGATACGAAGACGATCCAGCTTTCCAATCGGAGGGCTGAAATGGGCAATGTTCTCAGCATGCGTATGGTCGTTGTACTCAATGAACGTTGTCGTGCGGGCGGCAGTTGCCGTCGCCTTTGAATACACTGCGTTGGGGATCTTTGCAAAGAAGCTATCGGGGTGCTGGGAGCGGTTGCCTGCGACTGCTGTTTCGTCTGACTTATTCAGGCCATCAATATCAACCAGGAAGTAGTTGGGCATTGCGTTACTCGTTGTAACAATCGCCGTATCGGCAGTATACGTCGCAGTAGGTGCGTTTCCTCCCGACGTATACGATCGCACGATTGCACTCTCCAGCGTAGGAAACTCGGCACTCATGAGGCGGAGGGACACGACTTTCTCGTAGACACGCGGAAGATAGACAACAAACTCGCCATTCGTATAGTAGATAGCTGTATCACGATCAGCCGAATCAATATGAAGCATCTTCTTCACGGTCCGGAGCTGCGGCGTCGGCGTGGACTTATTCACAATGGTCCCACGGTAGTCAAACTGCATTATTACTTCCCTGCTAAATCTTTATCGGCAGTTCTCCACGTTTTGCCATGGAGCACAAAGGAGTAGACTCGTGCCATACCCCATGCCTCCTGCGAGGCACCGGGGCGGTGACCTGTTCTCCACGCCGCCATTCCACGGTTATACACCTTGCGAAGAGTTCCAGCAGACACGCCGGTGGCCTTCGCAATCGCAGGAATACCCGTCACGCCCGGATACTTGGTGTGGAAGCGAGATGTGTAGGAGGAGGGGCGACGCTGGGTGCCCCTGTCGGTCTTGAAGGGACGATAGGCTTTCGGATCCTTCCATGACAGTTTCTTACGTTGGGTGATCTCACGGTGACGCTGGGACTTGCGACGAGTGGACAAGCCCCGATAGTATTTAGGGGGCCACAGCATTGTATTCTGTGTTTAAAATCAAATGGGAGATTCAGGTTCCACAGACATCGGTCAGAATGTAACATGGACCATCACACTGGAGGATTACTTTGCACAGACAGGCGAAAAGGCCAACGGTCTTGCCATCATGCATAAGAAGGCAGAGAGTATCTTCAGTCGCCGGAAGGTCTATATTGATCTGCCGGTCATTGTGGGATCGGGTGCGGTTGCCTTTCTGAACGCCGGCTCGTCCAGTCTGTTCGCGGGAAACGCTCAGCTTGCCGCGACCTCGCTGGGTGTTGCGTCTCTTGCCATCGGTATTCTGAATACGATTGGAACCTACTTCGGGTGGGCCAAGCGGGCCGAGGGTCACCGTATGTCTGGCATCCACTATTCTAAGCTCTACCGCTTCATCAACGTGGAGCTCCGTCTGCCCCGTGAACAGCGTATGCAGCCCGGCGATTTCCTGAAGTATACGAAGGATCAGTACGACCGTTTGGCAGAACTGAGCCCACCCATTCCGACTTCCATTAAAAATGAGTTTGCTCACCGCATGGAAAAATACATGGACATCTCCAAGCCGGAGGAGACGAACGGACTCAACAAGATTGAGATCTTTGTGGACTCAGCCAACGAGCTGGGCAACATCGTCAGCCCTCTGGAGCCTCCTCCAAGAATGGGTTCGGTCCCGAAAGCTCCGGCGGCGGCGAAGGTGGTGGTGCCGGTCGCCCCGGCAAAGCCATCTTAACCACCGTATAGTTTCGCTTTTTGTAGAGCGAGTTTCGTGCACCGAACTGACGGCGGAACTGAGGATCCACCACATCCACGATGAGAGGATGGACTTTGCGAACCGACTTTTCCACTCGCAGAATACGACCTACAATCTGATCAATATCCGGCCGAGGTGTGGCCATCACCAACGTGTTTAAGGTGGGGACATCAAATCCCTCCTTACACATGGAATACGTCGCAATCAAGATGGTCTTGTCGGCACAGAACTCAGCCCTCTTGGCCGAGGACACCTTTTGCGACAGAATACAGGCCGTCTCGCGGATTTCGGGCGACAGTCCCTCCAGGATGTCCTTGCAATGATCCACCCGATCGGACAGCACTAAGACCTGACGCCCTTCCTCGCAGACATCCTCAATGATCCGACACAGCCACTCAGTCCGATCTGCACAGTCTGCCAACTTGTTCACCATGATCGGCACTGACACGAATCCCTGCGAACTCAACACCACCTTGTTGAACTCGGGGTCGTCGTTCACATACGGATAGACCTCCACGCGAACCTTAGTATCTACCGAATCACCGGTCTCGGATTTGTAGAGCAGCGGCCCTAGGAACCAGTGAATGACATACATCAGTTTATCCTTCCGGTCTGGCGTCGCAGACAGCCCAAGCATATATCTAGAAGTGATCTTCGGTAGTGCCTGAACGAAAACCTCAGATGCGATATGGTGACACTCATCCACGATGACCAACCCAATCGGCTTGAACGCATCTATATTCAATTCCTTCATAGAAAGTGTCTGCAACATAACGATGACGACGTCCCGATCCACTATATCGCACACGTCCGCCTGGACTCGTCCAATTCTCGCCTTTGGAAGAAAGGATTTGATGCGATCCTCCCATTGGTCACGGAGGAAGGTGTTGTGGACAATGACCAGTGTAGGAAGGCGTAGTTGAGAGGCGATGTACAGCGCACAGACCGTCTTGCCTCCACCTGTGTGGAGGGAGAGGATTCCGTCATGGGGTTCGGGAAGGAGGAAGGAGTCAACCACGGGACGCTGGGCGGGGCGAATGGATCCTGCAAACTCCCAGTGGTGGGCCGCCGTTTGGGGGACGTCTCGTGTTGTGGGAACGGCTCCGAACTTGTCAATCCCATAGTGCTTCGGAAGGTAGAGATGCTGCTTATCTTCATGGTAGACAGGGTATCGGGGGACGGCGTGAGGGTTGATGAGCGAGAAGGGTTTGACCGTAAGCGACTTCTTGATAGAAATGTCGGTTGCGGACTTTGTGATACGATATCCATGGAGGGTCAACATATGACCCAGCGTCTTACTTCTTTACGACGATCCGTTTTACTCGCGGGCCACGTCCATGTAGAGGAGACCGTCAATGGTGTCCATGATGACCTCCTCGGCACTATCCAGGTCCGAGACGTGGTAGATGATGCTCGGGCCACTGACCGGGGAGATCTGCACCTTCTCCCATGGATCCATGTCGAGCTGAAGGGACTGGAACAGGTTGCCCAGGTAGCGACGCACGCCCGAACGGCTGAGGGTGAAGACGTAGACCGAACCATAGTTCGAGTCGCCCGGGGTGTAGCGGACACGCATGGTCTCCGTGGCATGCTCGCCGCGGATGAAGTCAATGCGGTCATCGGGCTTGTCGCTGTTGTGGATGAGCCAAACGCTGAGAAGATTCATTTCTCTTATCTTCCACCCTGCGTGTAAGTCCTGTTCAAATCTGCCCATCTTCGTCCTCATACGGGTTAGGCTCCTTGTCCTCAGCAACATTCCCACTTGCTGCGTTGGATCCTGAATATCCACCGTAGTCACCACGCTCTGCTTGGTCTTCAGTTGTCTGCAAAATGCCCAGATCGTCATCGTCCACTGTGCGGCGTCCCACACCAACGTCCTCCGCCTCCTTCTCTTCTTGTTCGGCAGCTTCCTCTGCAAAGAGCAGGCGATCCTGGGTGCGAATGAGATAGGGTGCCAGTCCACGATCCATGAGATCCTTGGTGATTTCACGCTCTGCATCCGGCATTTCGCGGAGACGTTCTGTAACGGTAAACCGCTCCTTTGCCCGGAGAGTGTCAGTGACTGCAATAGATTTCTTGAGGTCTGCCGTCAGCATCACGATGGTAAGATCAGTCTTCTTCATTGCATCCAGTTTGGTCATGGTCAGAGGATCTTTGTTGATCTCCTTGAGGAGCTCATAGACATATCCCTTCGTGATGTCACGAAGCTCATCGGCCTTCTGGTCGGGGTCCAGGGTCCGAAGAGGAACAGGACGCTCAAATACAGACGACAGCCGGGCTGCAATGAGAGTGTTGGTATGCCACTGTTCGGTTGCTCCTTCCTTGCCCATCTTCAGCCGAGCAAGCACGCCCTTGTCCTTGATGGGAACTGCCTCCGTCTCCACGCGGACAGACACTGACCGACGCAGCATCTTTGTCCGAAGAGATCCCTCCCGCATAAAGTGGTCAATCTGACCATACAGAGACACAAGCGGCTGACGAACGCGAGGCGGACGAGGATTTGCCCAGTATACGCGAGTTGTTGGGCACATGGGAAGATTCACAATCTTGCCAAAGTCCTCCTTCTTCGGCGACACCAAATCACCGGGGATCATTGTGGATGGCTTGGTCGGCTCCTCTGCAGGAAGCACCTCCTTGGCCCGAGCAAATGCGTTGGTCAACAGTGTGCCAGACTCCGGTGCCTTCAGCAGGATGCCGACTGTCTTAACCACCAAATCCTTGACCTTCTTGGGTGCATTCAACACCGACCGCATGGTTGTGGCACTGGATCCCTTGAAGGACGTCGGATAGGCCTCCAGTGTCTTAGACAGCACCATCATCAGACTGTCCACAATCGTATATCCCTCCGCGGTGGCCGCATCGCGAGGGTAGCCACGAAGAGTCAGGGGCTTGCTGCTGAACGAACGGCGAGGAACCAGCGGAGGAACGTGAGCCTGAATAAGGAGAGCTGCTTGAGTGATTCCCACAACTCCGCCGTCCAACTTGTTCTTCTCCAGCTGAGCCGCCAGCTTACGACCCATGGTCAGAATGGGCAAGAGCTGATCCACTTCGGGAACAATGTAAAGCAAAGAGATCAGCATAAAGAACACCTCGTCGGATGCGTTGCTCAGCACAAACAAGTTACGAAGCTGCGAGAGGCTCTTAATGTGATCCATAGAACCCTTGTCGCTGAATGTCTGGACCTCCAGTGCACTTGAGTGTTTGATGACACGACCCTCGTCGGTGTAGTCATCCTGATTCTCAAGCACATCCGAGTTCACATGCTCACCGCAGAACTTGCAGACCCGGAAGCCATCCACGCGTGCTGTCCAGTTGTCGTAGTATGACCGACGATCCTCTGCAAGATCCCCGAGAAGGATAGAGATCGTGTGCAGGCAGACCAGGAACAGTCCCTTGGAATCTGTGTACACGCTTCCCTCCAGCGTAGCATCCTTGACCAGTTCCGTGACGTCGCGAACCTTGTCTTCGGGGAGACGATGGGCATCATTGAGCACCACAACAACTTCGTGACGAAGCTGAGAGACCTCGCGAGCTGGCGTGGACGAGCTCTTCGGATCTTTTTGCTGGAATGGCTTGATAGGGCGGCTTGCGATAATTGCCTTGATATACGACTGCAGAATGGAGTCGTTGGTCGTCTCCGTCCACTGGATGCGGCCCTTGTATCCCTCTCGCTTTCTCTCTTGCTTGATCAGCTCCAGGGGAACACACTGATACGTGATGATGTCCTTGTCCTTCACGATTGACCACTTGCGGCGGAGAACTCCCCGAATGGAGAAGTCCTGAAAATCCAGTCCCTCTAGCTCACACTCGCTGATCGTGGTGGCTGGGAACTCAAAGTCCCCGTCAGCACCCGGGGATATTCCCACGGTGCCGTTGAGGCCCGACTGGGACATGAGCATCTGAACGACCAGCTCTCCACCATCCTGCTGGTTCATCAGCCACTGACGCGAGGATAAGGCAGGAGAATATGGCTCGTAGTATTCCAGCAGCTTAGGAGACGGCTTATCGCCACGAGACACAGGAAACTCCACCTTGACCGACTCACTCGGAATGGCTGCTTCCACTGGGGGAAAGCGAGACTTCCACGAACTCCACGGAATATCCGACAGCTCCACATCGTAGACCCGAAGATACTTCATACCCTCGCCGTAGGGATCGGTCGTCACAGGAACCGCATGGGTCAGAATGGCATCCAGGGACGGCACAACCTCTGACAAGGGTGCAGTTGTCTCCACCATCACCGCAGCACTTGACTTCAGGAATGGATGTCCCTCCAGAGGATTAGGCAAGGGCACTGGGCGTTTGGCTGCGTAGTAGCCCACAAAGTTCACCGAATCCATTGTCATCGGAATGGTGTTCGTCAGCACGGTAAACCGCCCATCCTCGTGGCGTTGAGTGCGAGGATGAGTGAACACCGGCAAGGCACGAAGCGGTGAACCTCCTTCTACATCCACAAACTCGGTGGGTTCTGTGATCTGATAGGGAGTCCCGTCCTCTTGCTGTCCAAATGGCCGAGGCAGGGCCCCGATCATTCTACGGAAAAAGTTGGGCAAACGCAGATTGGCTCCTGTGAATAGGGGATTCCATGAACGGTAATAATCATAAGGAGACAGATCCGCAGATGCATACACCGGCTTAATCCAGCTGAAACGCTTTCCATATTCAGGCTCTCGGATCTCATACGTATCTGCCGTGGGCACGATATGCTCAAGATACAACTGTCGCAGCCGGTCCACTTCCTTCCTCAAGACTTCCAGCTTGAACTTCGTCGTGCGACCCCGAGGCACCATCTTATCATACGCATCACCCACCTGCTCCTCCAGAGTGTAAAAACGAATGGCCTCCGGACGCTGAATGGTTTCGTCATACTCCAGCTCCTCCACGATGATAAACTCAGATGGCTTAAAGATGAAAAGTCCCTCGGTGGCCCGGTCCCGCACGGTCGCCTCCTCTGCGTCAGCCCAGGAACCAATCTGGTCGCTGTCCACAGACTCCCAGAACTCTTTTGCCTTCTCCAGGTCGCTCATTATACAGACTGAAGAATGGTTTCGCACAGAGCCACCGCCTCCTTCTTGAAACCCTCAATGACCTTCTCCGGCTCGGTCTTAGTATTGAAGCGAACAATCATCTTCGGAAGCAGCGGGTGCACGATCCGATACGAGACGTAGTTCACCTTCTGGTTGTAGATCAGGATCTGAGCAAGAGCCCCGACTGTGTGACCCTCCTCCTCTGTCTCCACGGAATACCAGTCGCTCTCCTCCCGCAGAATGGGATTATTGCACCAGTCCTCAATCTTCTTCTTGAAGACCGCAGCGGCCCGCTTCAGCAGATCCTTGGCCGGGATCACACCGATGCTCTCCACCGTGAAGTCAAACCAATACGGCCGCCCCTCGTCATTGACTGAGAAGGAACGCTGGATCTCGTAGTTGTCAAAGATCTTAGCCCGCTCTGCACGCAGGACCTCGTCGTCGCCGGCAACGGCAACGTAGGTGTCCTTGTCCAGCTTGGCCTTCTCTGGATCAATGTGGTTCCTGAAGGTTGACACGCAGACCTGCGAGGCACCCTTGGTCTCCAAGGCCAGAGATGCCTTCACGTGAATGGACTCAGATGGCTGGAGATTCATGAAGAACAGCGGCTTCCCCAGATCGCGGTCCTTGAGAATGATGTCAGGACGAGGACCATCCACCACGAAATCGTCGCTAGTGACCTTAACCGGACCCTTGCGAGTGAGATCGGGAGTTGCAGGGGGCAGGAACCGCAGCTCAAGCTTTGTATCGCGAATGACAGCGGCCTCCTCGGGCTTCACGTTGATGGGAAGCATCTCAACACGGTGCCGCAGCATCTCGTGGATCATCTTGGTAGAGTTGTCAATGATTTGAACGTCCCGCACGACGACCGTGGGAATCTCTGACAAGAGAATACGACGCAGACCATTGACGAAGGCAACCGGGACATTCTTGAACTCGACGTCGATGCGATTTCCGTTGAGAGAAATAGAAGAGGACTCCATTGGGTTGTCTTCCTTTCGTTATACCCTTATCCGTTTTTTTCAGGGCAGACAGCAACGAAATGAACAACCAGCCGATTCTCTTTTACAGCCCTCGCTGCTCCCACTCGCAGCAGATCATCCAGACGCTCAAGGGTCTGAAGAAGGAGAGTCTCTGCCGCATGATCTCAATTGATGGCAAGACCCGTGCCGAGCTGCCGCCGTTCCTGAAGAGCGTGCCGACGCTCTACAATCCGGAGACGAAGGATCTCTACAGTGGCAAGGATATTTACGCCTACATTGCCAAGCCCGTGACGTCCCGCCGCGAGGTGCCCACGCAGCAGCAGTCCCAGGTCGCCGCCCAGCAGCCGACGGGATCCAAGGTGAGTGCCCAGGGAGGCAACGAGGGTATTCAGGAGTGGTCCTTTGCAGGGTCCGGCTTCTCGGACATGTATTCTGATTGGGCCGCTCCCAATAAGTTCGTGGCCGACGAGCTCCACTACACCTACATCGGCAGCCAGCAGTATACGGCACCGGCCCCTGAGCCGGAGACCAAGCAGAGCTACGACGGTGAGAAGGCTGGCCGCAACGGCGACCTGGCATCCAGGATGGAGGCGATGCAGAAGCAGCGGGACGCCGAGTTCGCCGGCCCCGTGCGTCAGTAAGCTTACACATTCTACCAAAGTATAAAGTAGAATGTCTAAGAAGATTTTTATGGACGCGTTCTTCACTCAGTTCCACGAGTTCATGGGTCAGCTGATCAGGGTGTTTCCTGATGACCCGGACTTCAAGATGTATGACGATGGCGTGGCCCTGGTTCAGAGAATGAACCCCGGGCTGGTTATTTCGGAGTTCGGCAAGCACGTGGGTCCCTTTGACGAGATCATTCGCAAGAAGGATGATGCCTTCTTCATGAATCACACCTTTGATTCGCTGGAGCCCGACAACACCATGGAGCAGGTCATCCAGAAGCTCAAGGGTTACTGGGCTGCCATGCCGGATCAGAACAAGTCGTCTATTTGGGGCTACATCATCCTGCTGTTAGACATCCACAAGCGTTGTGTGTGAGTCATCAATCCCATACAGCCCCTTGGGGTTCAGAGACACCAACTCTGCCACCGCTGCTTCAGGACTTCCAAAGTTCTGGAACAGGATCCGCACTGCCTCCGCCGGAGACCACTTGCCATCTAGACTGGGATCATCGGGGAGCGTGACATCCTGCTCGTAGAACGCATCCACCATCTCTTTCAGAACCGCACGACTGCAGTTCTTAAAGTGAACAATCATATCAACACGACCCGGACGAATCAGGGCCTTGTCAATCCGCTCAGGGTAGTTGGACGAGAAGGCAATGATACGACCATTAGCCTCCAGGGTTCCATCCAGCAGGTTCAGCAGAAACGACAGGTCAAACGTCTCCTTCTCCTCCTGCTTACGATCTCCAAAGATGTCATCCTCCTTCTTCTTGGCGTCTTCTACCACCGGCTTCTTCCACTCACGACGCAGCACCACATCACCCATGGCGTCAATGTCCTCAATCACATACAGACGCTCAGCAATCGGAATGATGTACTTCTCCGTATTGACACCGTTGAATACGTAGAGCTCGTCATTGAAAAACAGGTGCTGCAGCTGCTGCTTGGTCTTGATCTCCGACAGCTGGATATTCACAATGTGCCGACGACCCGCGTGGGCAATGGCCTTGATAGACGATGTCTTGCCCGTGCCCGGAGGACCGTGAAACATGAAACCCAGTGTATAGGGAATGCCCTTCTTCTCATACCAGTCACGATGCTCCAGAAAGAAGTTGACACGATCCTTGACCTGCTTTCTCTGTTCAAAGAACACATTCTCAAACGTGCGGGTGGTCACGAACTTGGTCTTGGTATACACCAGGTGGCTGGTCGGCAGCGGGTTCTGAACGGTGCCCTTGGTCTTGGTCTGCACCATCTGATCAAAGTAGTAGCGGTGAGCACCCAGCTTGTTGGCCATACGCCGCTCGTAATCAGCATTGCAGTTGTCAATGAACGTCTGGAGGTGCTGGACGTCGTGCTCGTAGCAATAGAGCTTGAACTTGATAATCTCCGGGGCACCGTCTGTGACCTTAAGATCGTTCAGCTCAAAATACACATCATTGTCCAGACACACCGGCTCAAACTCGTTGGGCAGGTAATCGTGGTTGGTGACTGCCAACAGGCTCTTCATGGCCGGAAGGGTGGTCACGAAAAACACCACGGCATCCATGCGTCCGGAATACACCGTCTGAGCCACCGGACGGTTGGCGTTGGCTTGTGTCTGGGCTCCTCGCTCACATGTAATGGAAGCCCTGGGAACCTTCAGGGATGACATGGGTGCCTCTTTCACACCTCGGGATCTACGGGGAAAGCAGGTGGCAACGGCCCACGCCCACCAGGTTGGGGCAGTCCGAACGGCAAGGTCAAATACATTCAGGGCCATCACATTGAGCAATGGGTTTTTCGTGGCGGGCATTTGCAGCATCATCTGCGTCTTGAGCATCTCATTGAACTGCATGCTTTATAGAACGCCATATGATGTAATACACTTGTCTAACGTAGATCCGGTCTGGTGCACGGGCTTGGTGCGACGCAGACGAAGCTCCTTGGATGCCTTGTCCACCGTATCCTGCGAAAGAGAGACGAACTTCTTGACATCCCGGATCGGTCCCTGCACATTCATGGACGGAACATGGAGGCGAAGAGGGGGAAGCTGGATGGCCACCATGTCCTCAGAATGGGCGACATACTCTCGGAACTGCTCAATATCCAGGGGACCTCCGAACATTCGGAGCAGGTGCCGATGGGGAGCCGGGGTCAGAGTCTTGGTTCCGTAAAGCTTGCGATACATGTCCGACAGCAAGGCATGGCGATTCCAACGGGTCACATCCGAGAGCGAGATGTCATTGTAGAGGTAGGACAGGGCACACTCGGGAGAGCAATAGTGTCCCTCGCAGGTGTGCATGTTCTCGTATGCATCGTAGCTGATCGGAAGGACCGTGGCACGCCATGGAAAGGGATGGCAGCACCACATGCAGGCTGACGTAGCACCGTAGGTTGGAGTGCGAGTTCGGCTCAGGATGTCCTTCATGGTCTCTGTGTTGAACCGCTCAGCCACCCGAGAGGTCTCCACGGTCGAGAGAATATCAGCATAGTTCGTGGCACTCTGCGTCGGCTCTGACCAGGCACACTGGGTGACGTCTACAAAGGACGTGGTGCTTCCCGCAGGAACAGGTAGGTTCTCTTCAGAGGGAAGTCGTAACGAAAAAATGACAGGTGCTTCCACAACGTTCTTTCTGGGCATTACTGTGTTGAAGTGGATTCAGTGAAAGTGTAAAATGGACCTTCAGCCAGCAACATCACAAGAGTTACAAGATGGCAGACCTTTCTTCAGCATACCAGCGTAAGACGCACCGTGAGCACATCCTGGACCTTCCCGACACCTACATTGGCAGTGTGACAACTGCTAGTGAGGAGGTGTTCCTCCGCAATGATGACACCTTCAAGGCAACAACGATCCCGGTCAATCCTGGTTTCTACAAGCTGGTGGATGAGCTGCTGGTGAATGCCCACGATCAGGTCGTGCGGCTGCGGAGTCGCCAGTCCACCAACCCAGTCAAGTCCATTGAGATCACGTGCACGCCGCAGTCGTTCAGCATCAAGAACGATGGCGAGCCGATTGATGTGGCTGAGCACCCTGAGCACAAGACGTGGATTCCGCAGATGATCTTTGGCGAGCTGCTGACCAGCACGAACTACGACAAGAACGAGAAGAAGCTGGTGGGCGGTAAGAACGGCTACGGTGTCAAGCTGGTGAACATCTTTGCAAAGCAGATGGTGGTGACGATCGTGGATCCGTCCAGGAGCCTGATCTATGCACAGACCTTCAAGAACAATATGACGGAGGTGGGCAAGCCGACCGTGAAGCCGTCCAAGCAGAAGGCGAGTGTCTGTGTGGACTGGACGCCCGACTTTGCTCGGTTCGGAATGACGGAGATTCCGGCGGAGATGATGCAGCTGATGGAGCGTCGTGTCTGGGATCTGGCCATGACCCTGGGCAAGGAGGTCAAAGTCTCCTGGAACGGAACGGCAGTGAAGTGCAAGAACCTGACCGAGTATGCGAAGGCGTTCGGATGTGATCCGGTGGTCTACGAGACTCCGAATGAGCGGTGGCATATTGCGGTGGCTGACAGCCCGGTGGACAAGTCCTTCAGCATGTCGTTTGTCAACGGCATCTGGACGTCCAAGGGCGGGACTCACGTGGATGGCGTGACGAACCAGGTGGTCAACCACATCGTGGAATACCTGGAGACGAAGAAGAAGGTCAAGGTCAAGCCGAGTTTGGTGCGTGATCACCTGGCTGTGTTTGTGACGGCGATGGTGGAAAACCCGAGCTTCACTAGCCAGACCAAGGAGACGCTGACAACCAAGGCGGGGTCGTTCGGGTCCAGCTTCAAGCTGAGTGAGGACACCTTGAAGAAGATCGTGTCCAAGCTGGCAATCGTGCCGAAGCTGTTGGAGGCCCAGTCGGCCAAGGATGCCAAGGACAACAGCAAGACCGATGGCAAGAAGCAAAGCCGCATCACGGGCATTCCCAAGCTGGACGATGCGGTGATGGCGGGGACGAAGGACTCGGCCAAGTGCACGCTGATTCTGACGGAGGGAGACTCAGCTAAGGCGATGGCACTGAGCGGTCTGAGCCAGGAGCAGAGGAAGCTCTTCGGCGTCTATCCTCTCAAGGGTAAGATCCTGAACGTGAAGGACACGTCCGACGCCAAGGTGGAGCACACCAAGGAGATTGCGGAGCTGAAGAAGATCATTGGCCTGACGTCAGGCAAGAAGTATACGGACGTGAAGGATCTGCGGTATGGGTCCATCATGATCATGACCGATCAGGATCTGGACGGGTCCCACATCCGCGGCCTGCTGATCAATCTGTTCCACGAGCTGTGGCACGAGCTGATTGCGATCCCCGGATTCCTGACCTACATGGCGACGCCGATCGTCAAGGCCAATAAGGGCAAGGAAACGAGGATGTTCTACTCGCAATACGAGTATGAGCAGTGGCGTGCTGGTGAGGGTGCCAAGTCGTGGAAGGTGAAGTACTACAAGGGACTGGGCACGTCCACTCGCGACGAGGCGAAGGATTACTTCAGCAAGGTGAATGCCGTTCGCTTTGACTACGACGACAAGACAGACAAGTCCATTGACCTGGCCTTCAACAAGCAGCGTGCGGATGATCGCAAGGAGTGGCTGAAGGGCTACGATCGCACAGCCCTGATCCCGACGGGCAACCGGGTTCCCTACGATGACTTCATTCACAAGGACCTGATCCACTTCAGCTACTACAATCTGGAGCGGTCTATCCCGAATGTGATGGACGGTTTGAAGACGTCGCAGCGTAAGATTCTGTATGCAGCGTTCAAGCGGAACCTGACAGCGGAGATTCGTGTTGCACAGTTTGCAGGATACGTCTCGGAGCACACCGGATACCACCACGGTGAGGCCTCGCTGAACGAGACCATTGTGGGCATGGCTCAGGATTTCATGGGATCCAACAATATCCCGTGGCTGGTTCCGCAGGGTCAGTTCGGGACTCGCATCCAGGGTGGCAAGGACGCAGCATCGCCCCGTTATATCCACACGTATCTCCAGCCTCGTGTTCGCAAGCTGGTGCCGGAGGAGGACTTTGCGGTGCTGAAGTATCGCGATGACGATGGTCTGCCAGTGGAGCCGGAGTGGTATGCACCGGTTCTGCCGATGCTGCTGATCAACGGATCCCGTGGTATTGGCACTGGGTATTCCACCTACATTCCGCCGTGCGATCCGAAGGTGATCAAGAAGAAGCTGATCTCCAAGATCACAGCGGGGCATCCGCTGAGGAGCGATTTGTATCCGCTCGTGCCATACTTTGAGGGGTTCAAGGGCACGTATACCGAGGATGGTGTCGTTGGCGTCTTCAGGAAGGAGAAGGACGAGTTCGTGGTGACCGAGCTGCCCCCGGGCACCTGGACGGCCGACTATCGCGAGTGGTTGGAGAAGGAGTTGGCGGAGGGTCGCATCAAGGACTTCACAGACACGTCCACAGACCAGCAGATCAACATCCGGATCAAGGGTATTGATGAGAAGGCACTGGTCAAGTCCCTGACGGAGAAGATCCGCACGACGAACATGCACGCCTTCAACTCTGAGGGTGTCATCACGAAGTATGAGACGCTGACCGACATTCTCTGCGAGTTCTGGACGGTCCGCATCAATCTCTACGAGACGCGTCGGGCCTACCAGATCAAGACACTCAACGAGAAGCTCCCGTATCACAAGAACGTGGTCCGCTTCATCCGCGATCAGATTCAGGATGAGCCCAAGGTTGTGCTGAAGAAGAAGAGTCTGAAGGAGTGCGACGACATCCTCGCAAAGCATGAGTATCAGCATGTGGACGGAAGCTACGACTACATCATGCGTCTGCCTGTGTCGGCCTTCACTGCTGAGAAGGTGGCTAAGCACGAGAAGGACATGGAGGAGTTGCTGACCGAGATCTCCCGACTGGAGGGGACGAACGCGGAGAAGATGTGGCTCGCAGATTTAGAGCAGGTATAAGTAAGAGGAGTATGTCAAAGAGTTACTTAGACTTATTGGTTCAACAGGATAGGCGTGCACGAGAGGAATATTCCTACGATCCTCGTGTCCAGATGCAGGAGACACGCAGGTATGCATCCATTGAACCTTTTTCAAATGCAAGTGCCTCCAACACAATGTCAAGCTACACTTATACGGGTCAGCCAGAGGGATCACACTCGGACGCGGGGATTGTTCAAGTGTCACCCAACACCATAGCTGTCAAGCGATATGTGATTATGGACACCTCGCAGAGAGATTGGATCAAGCAACCTAACCCTTTTTCTAATCTGGTGTTCACGTTCGGCAAGCAGGATACAACGTCCAGCAATCCCCCGGTGTATACGAACAACCCCTTTGTGCCCACATTTGCAGATCAGCAACAGGCTCTGCCGACACCGATTCCAGGAATCCCTAACGCCGCTGGATGGACACTCTCCAACGTCTCGTATCCGGCCTACAACTCTAGTCTCTCAAGCGGGAACTTTATTGCCTACGACACGGGGTATACCATCGCTGCATCTGGCTCTGGATTTGGAAGTGTCTTTACTCCATGCAACGTGGCTGCCATTCGCTTAGTGCGTGCCGTTATGCCTCAGCGTCAGTTCTCGCAGATCCCGTTGGTTCCCAAACCCGATGGCAGCTTGACCACCATCTCGGAAGAGATCAAGACCAAGCTAGATGACACGACCTTTTCTACGTTCTCCACCTACCCGTATCTGATGCTGTATCTCAGCGAGTATTTTGGACAATACATCGGTGGCAACGAGCCTACCCGTCGCTCCTTCTCCGTGATCACTCAGCGTCAGCGTCAGCAGCAAAGCTTCACGCCCAACAGTCTCGGTGTTCAGCAGTTTGACTACGAGGCATGGGGAGAGGAAGCTCTTCGGCTCCAGAGCCCAATCACCAATCTCCAGCGTCTTCAGGTGAGTGTCACAGATCCCATCGGCAACGTCTTTATTCACACAGACAATCTGTCTATCTCGCTGATGCAGACAGACTCCAACGGTGTCTACATTAACTGCTTCACGCCGAACCTTCAATACTTTAGCGGCAACGAGATGCGTGTGGGCGACCGTATCGTCTTCTACGAACCCACGATTTCCAACATGTTGAAGTCAAACTACTTGGCGGCACAGAACACGGACAAGAAGAAGTTCGTGCAAGCTCTGCTGACGGGAACGTTTACTGTGTTGGCTCTGCTGGACTACGTGCCGGACGCGTTCGGTGTCTACGGACCAAGAGCAGATGCAAATCCGCCGCAGCCCCACACAACTCCCTACGTATCCTCCTACAACGGATTCACAATCCCCAACTTTTTCACAGTCGGGGATCAGGGGACTGTAACGCCAACCTATCCTGCGTCAATTGATGGATATGGAACGGGTGCATCCAACGCAACGTTTACTATTCTGGAGCCGAACTCGCTGGTGGGTTCAAACCTTGAGTTCATGAACGCATCGTTGCAGCCCGTGTATACACTTGAGTTGGACATCTTGCAGCCGGATACCGCTACGATTGGAGGAAAGATTGTCTTGTAACAAAGCAATGAGTTCTCCTCTTGTCGATCCGAGTGCGACTTCCCTGTCCGACTTCTACACACAGACGGCGATCGCGAATGCTCCCAAGCACACTGGACGTCTGCCTCTCAGTGGCGATGAGGAAAAGTCCACACTTCCTCCGTTCCGAATGACCGCGTCGGAGCCGTATGTTGTTCCCTCTCGTGTGGCGGAGCAGATGCAGTACCGTCAGGAGTCTACGCCCCTGAACACAATCTTCTTCAGCGAGGCCAACCTGGAGAACCTGCAGCAGGAGATCGCTGCTGCCGTCTTCCAGATGAGCGGAAGCAAGCGTTACATCATCGGCCCGCAGAACGATGCAGATCTGAAGACGGTCATGCGGTCGTATTACCTCCAGTATGCCCAGAACGATCCCACTCGTGTCTCGGAGGAGCTCACCTCGCTGAACAACCGCGTGATCGGCTGGTGCTCTAACAACATCATGGTTGAGATTGAGGCCTACAAGTATTACCGCAGGGACATTGAGGACTTTCCGGCTCCCATTGAGCGTCCGGTGATGACTAACATCTATGGCACGCGGACAGGCGAGCTCAAAAGCTTCTTCTGAGTAAGCAATGTTGGTCAAGTTCCAAGATCAGGTATTTCTCCAGGTGACGCTTCGTTGCTATGTGTGGGACTCAGGACTGGGGTTCTTCCGCCCCATTGATGGATATGGGTGGAATGGAACCGAGTGGGTCCTGGATGACAAGGCGTATCGCAAGGATCCCCTTGAGCCGACCTATTGCTTTGGGTCAGCCACAATGATGGCGATCTGTGCCGAGCTTACCAAGAAATACGGTCCAGCTGTAGAGACCGCACCCACTGCATCGTGGATTTCCATTGGAACCCCGGTGTGGTTCCGCGACCGCCCTGTGCAGTTTACCCATGCAGCCCCTCGAGACTTGGCGTCCTGGAGGCGGCTCGTGAAAGGACGTGCTCGTTCTTGCAAGCGTCGTTCAACAAACAAGTTTACAAAACGCAATCTGTAGAAAGGTATGCGAGTCAACATTATTGGTAATACAAACTCTCTGGGCCTTGCACAGGATATTCATATCCTCCATGCCATGGTCTTCACTACACTGGGGAACGGCACGGTCATCCGTCACGTTCCTCATTTCCATCCGCAGTGCGAGGAAGCGGACGTCAACTTTTTTGTAGAGACCATCAACCCCGCTCTGTTTCAGTATGCGGCCAAGAATATCTGGATCCCCAATCCGGAGTGGACGCAGACGAACTGGAAGCCATACGGCAAGATGGTGGATGAGATCTGGGTCAAGACGCATGAGGCCGAAGAGCTCTTTGCAGAGTGGGGCACAGTCCGCTACATTGGTTGGACATCTATTGACAAGACTGTTCCGGAGACGAAGGACTATGCACAAGGAATAGTTCCGATTGGCAAGAATGTGTGGCGTCACCCGAAGCCGATTGTTCAGGCCTACATGCGGATCTACGAGTCCGATCCCGTGCTGTATACATCTCTCCCGGTCATGCACCTGGTCTACTACGATGTTCACATTCCCTCTCTGCCGAAGCAGGTGAACGATAAGTTTGTTGTGCACTCTGAGCGGATGTCGGAAACAGACTATGATAAGCTTGTGGCAGAGTGTGGACTTACTGTCTGCCTCTCCGCTGCCGAGGGGTTCGGACACGCAGTCAATGAGGCAATGTCGGCAGAGAGTGTGCTTCTTCTGAATCCCATCAAGCCGTTCCAGGAGCTGACCTCGCATGCCCTCTTTGCAGGAGGTATGCAGTCTATCACCCATCCTGAGTGCCTGGGCACACTGGACGACACGAGCGTGAAGTCTGTCGTGGATGCACTGAAGGACTACGTCAACATGAGCCACCACCAGAAGCGTTCTGTTAGCCGCCTCAACCGCAAGGAGTATGAGGAGAGACACGCCCGGTTCATCAAGTGTATTCAGCAGCAGATTGAGCGGATCACTCTCAATCTTCCACCGTATTCTCTGGAGGCATCTCTTCCTAAGGAGGCAGACCTTCCGTCAATCTCAGTGATCACAATCACTCGTGATCGCCGTGCATTCATTCCCCTTGTCAAGTATGGCCTCATTGCACAGACGTATCCGGCCGACAAGATTGAGTGGGTCGTGGTGGACGATGGCAAGGATCAGATCAAGGACCTGATTTCGGATATGAAGAACGTCGTGTATGTCCTGGTGGACGAGCCTATGACCATCGGTGCAAAGAGGAACATTGCAGTGACCTATGCCTCTCATAAGATCCTTGTCAATATGGATGACGATGATGTGTATCCGAGCAACAGCCTGCTCACCCGTGTTGCCCACCTGCTGGCTGAGCCGAAGAAGGGGTGCCTGTTTTCTACTGTGATTCCCTGCTACAACATTCACGAAACAAAGTCCTTCATGAATGTGCCGCCGATCAAGCTCCCCATGTGCGAGCGAGTGTCCGAGGCTACTCTCTGTTTTACATGGGACTTCTGGGAGGCAGGACGGTTCCCTGAGCAGCAGATTGGTGAGGGTGGTGGCTTCGTAAAGGGACGTGAGTCGCAGTGTCGCGAGATTTCTCCTCAGGAGGTTATCGTGAGTTTGATTCACAAGCACAATACATCGTCTCGCAAGGCACCTCAGATGGAGCCCAACGGATGCCACTATGGGTTTTCGGATGAACTCTTCACACTAGTTACAGAGATCGGCGAGTCTATCTAACAATGCCGTTTGTCTTTGCCCGAACCACATCACTTCATGATTGGATTTGGGCGGGTGGATATTCGCACTGTCACCTGGGTGGATCCATTATCCGAACTGTCAAGCAGATTGCGTGGGATCTTACCACAGTGGTTGTGCCATCTACAGATGGGCTCGTAGGCCAGCCTGTTCCCCCTCTGACTATGTGGGGACCCTCTGACTTTGAAGCAGTCCTGACTACTCCGAATACAATCGTGGGTGTTCTGTGCACCCGAGGATTTAAGGATCCTCGTGTGTTCCTGATGCCCTTGGATGACGAGTCCTTTGACGTTGGTGTTGTCGAGATGATCTCTCGCCGCGTGATTCGTCCGAGTTGGGATGTCCGACAGCCTGTTGCATTTTGGCGTGGCTGCATGTCAGGTGGATATGCACCCACTCCTCGCACGCGGCTTGTGTCGGCTCTCCGAGACTATCCTCACGCAGACGTCAAGATGACCCGTATTCATGCTGCACTCATGACGCCCGAATTTCAGGGCGACGTAACTGATCCAGCACTCTATGATGATGAACGTGGGTTGGAGGAGCACCTCAAGCACAAGTACATTTTCATTGTGGATGGCAACTGCATTGCATCTGCACATCAGTGGGTTTTCGCGTCAGGATCTGTGCCATTGATGGTCACACATCCCGAAAACGATTGGTGGTTTCGGCCGTATGTAAAGCCTATGGTTCACTATGTTCCGATTGCATACGATCTATCGGATGTGAAGGAAAAAATTGAATGGTTGGTGGCGAACGATGACAAGGCAAAGCAGATTGCCCAGAATGCTATGGAGTTCGCCCGCACCGTATTAAGCCCCGAGTTTCAACGAGGCTACCTGCTCAAAGAGATCACGCGTGCTGCGGGTCTTTAAGCGAAGAGGCCCGCACGGCTGCGGCGAGTGCGGCGGCGACGGCCACCCATCGCCGGCTTCTCCTCCTCGGCGGCAGCGTCCACGGCGTCACCAAGAACACCGCCCTTGAGCTTCTTCATCGCCTTCAGCATCTTCTTCATCTTCTTGGTCATGCGGCGGCGACGTCCACCGGCAAGAGGGGCCGGCGAGAGCATGAACCCACCACCCTTCATCGGAGTGGCCTTGGCGACAGATCCAGCGTCAGTGACAACGGCGGCAGACATTTGTTTGTTCTAAGCATCACACAATTTCCTACGCCGAGCAGGAAACGCACGAGGGGGGCTCAACAGTAAATTGCTGAGCCTTGGCGGCGGCCTTCGTACGCAAATAATAACACCCAGTCTTCAGTCCTGCCTTCCATGCATAAAAGTGCATAGACGACACCTTGGACGGAGTTGGGTCGGCGAGGAACAAGTTCAGACTCTGCGACTGGCAAATGAACGGGGCACGATCACGGGCCATGTTGATCAGGGTCTTCATGGGGATCTCCCACACAGTCTTATACAGCTCGCGGATCGCAGTAGGGATCTCCGGAATGTTCTGCACTGAGCCGTTGTTTGCAATGATGGCAGTGCGAATATCCGACGTCCACAGACCCAGGGTGACAAGGTCCTCCACAAGATACTTGTTTACAATCATGAACTCCCCCGACAGCACGCGACGGGAATAGAGGTTGGATGTGAACGGCTCAAAGCACTCGTTGTTGCCTAGGATCTGGGACGTGGAAGCCGTCGGCATGGGTGCAACCAGAAGGGAGTTCCTCATGCCACCCTTGCACATCTCGCGAAGTGCATCCCAGTTCAGGTAGGTCGTGATTGGCTTGACATTCCACAGATCTGGCTGCATCTTGCCATGACTCATTGGGGATCCTGCGAAGGTGGGGTGTGAGTTGAGCCCATGCAGTGTAACGCCACGCCAGCTATCCACTGAGGCCGCTGTCATACTGACAGTCGCAGCAGCAAAGTAGATATTCTCAAAGATCTCCTGGTTCAGCCTCGCAGCACCCTCGGAGGACCAGGGCAGACGGAGCATCGCAAAGACATCTGCGAGACCCTGAATGCCGATCCCGATGGGGCGGTGGCGGAGGTTGGAACGCTTGCATTTCTCAGTCGGGTAGTAGGTCTTGTCAATGACAAGATCCAGGTTCCGAGCGAGGATGGAAGTATAGCTGCGAAGTGCCTCAAAGTCAAAGACCCCGTCCTTGACGAACTTGGGGAGAGCCAGAGACCCGAGGTTGCAGACCGCCGTCTCCTCCGGGGACGTGAACTCAATGATCTCCGTGCACAAGTTGGAGGACTTGATGGTTCCAAGGTGCTGCTGGTTGGACTTGGCATTACACGCGTCCTTATACAGCAAATACGGACCACCAGTCTGGATTTGGGCATCTACTATCATCTGCCATAACTTCTTGGCGGGCATCTGCTTGACCCACTTGCCGGTGTCCTCATACTTCAGGTAGAGTGTGTTGAACTCATCACCCCAGCAGTCTGACAAACCCGGGCACTGATCGGGGCTCATCAGCGACCAAAGATCATCCGTTTCCACACGATTCATAAATAGGTCGGAGATCCACAGGCCGTAGAACAAATCACGGGCCCGCTCATCCTCATTGCCTGTGTTCAGCTTCAGACGCAGGAACTCCTCAATATCGGCATGCCACGGCTCCAGGTAGATAGCAAAGGATCCATTACGCTTACCACCCTGGTTGACATACTTGGCCGTGTCATTGAAGACCTTCAGCATAGGCGTCAGACCCGTGGACTTGCCATTGGTTCCCTTGATGGTTGCATCACGAGCCCGCACATTGTGAACGGACAGACCAATGCCACCCGCCCACTTGGAAATCTGAGCACACTCTCCCAGCGTATCGTAGATGCCCTTGATGGAATCATCCTGCATGTGAACCAGGAAGCACGAGCTCAGCTGGGGATGGGGCGTCCCAGAGTTGAACAACGTAGGCGTGGCGTGAATGAAGAACCCCTGCGACAGGGCATCGTAGGTCTCCTTGACCTTCGCAAAGTTGACTCCGTGCAGCTGGATGGCCGCACGCATCCACATGTGCTGAGGCCGCTCCCAGACACGACCATCACGACGGCGGAGCAAGTATCCCTTCTCCAGCGTCTTGTAGCCAAAATAATCAAACATGAAGTCGCGAGAGTAGTCAATCATCGTCTCAAACTCCAGATCCTGAGCAACACAATAGTAAGACTCGTTCACAACGCCCTCGGCAAACAGGGCCTGGGCAACCTCCACCAGCCGGCTCGGCGTATTCTTCTGGTGATTGTCAATGACCAACCGGGCGGCCAGCTTACCGTAGTTGGGGTGGTAGCGAGCCTGCATCATTGCACAGGTCTCTGCAGCAAACTCATCCAGCTCGGACGTCTTGATCCCGTCCTGAATCTGATTGCACACCTTCTGTGCGACCAAATCAGGGTTCACATGTGCAAGGCCATCGGCCAAACGTTGGATGCGAGTCAACACCTCGTTGAAGGAGACGGGCACACGGCTGCCGTTACGCTTTGTTACATACATATGGTCAGACATCTTCACTACTCTATCCTCCATCCTTACCTCTAAGCGGGATCTTTTTGGGGGCGAACCGACAAAAAGATACCGTATGCGGGGCTCGAACCCGCGACTACGGGCTCACCTATGGGTTTCCCCGTAAAAGGCCCGTGCTCTACCAGCTGAGCTAATACGGTTATGCGACACGTGGGGATTGAACCCACGACCACGGCCTCATAAGGACCATGCTCTACCACTGAGCTAGTGTCGCTGAAGTACGTCATGTGGGGATTGAACCCACGGCCTTCCGCTTCCCCCAAGGGGTCAGACCCCCGTAGAAGGCGGACGCTCTATCCACTGAGCTAATGACGCAAAGTTCCACATAAGAAATCAACCCAATATTCACTGTAGTTGCAGTTTGGATATTTATGATGGATCAAGTGATGATCGCCAATTAAAAATGCACAGCGACGATCATGACGCATCATTCCACGCACATTAAGAATAACCAGAATCACGCCAATCTCCATTGGTGTGTATGTATACACAATGCACGGAATGACCATTCCTAATGACTGAAACCCACTCTCAAATATGTGACCCTTGTAGGTGTCTAGAAACATAGGCTCTTCTTTTGAATGGTGTTCTGCATGGAATGGATATAGCATGGGCGTGTGGAGAAGGACGTGAGACACGTAGAACCACACATCATAGGAGATGACTGTCAATAGGATTTGGAACATTGTATACTCAAATAAGAAAAATTGGTTACCGATACCGGGAGTCGAACCCGGGCCAAGGCTGTGAAAGAGCCCTATCCTAACCGCTAGACCATATCGGTGGGTTGGTGCTACTCGGGATCGAACCGAGGTTCAGAGGTTCAAAGCCTCTTGTCCTGACCACTAGACTATAGCACCTTATGTGTTTTGTTGTGTGTGTCTGTAAGCTTGACTTCAGAAGCGACTGCCGAGATCAAACAGCGATCCGTTGTGCTCATACGCGGGAGCCGTCTGTGTGTAGGTGACGCGGCCGCTGTGCTCCACGTCCTCCCAGTTGTCCAGATCCGCCTCCTCCTCCAGCTCCTCATCAGAGCGGATGCGGTAGATGCGAGAGACGCCACGCTCGCAGTCGCGGCAACGCTTGCGGCGACACGTTGTCATGCAACGCTTGACGGTGCGCCATCCCTTGGAATCGCTGTCCAGAAGGGGGCGGGAGCTGCAGGGGTGCTGGCCGAAAGGAGTGAGGATGTAGTAGGCAGACATTTTAGACTTGAGTTGGACCTACCTTCTATCCCCCGCCACCCCCTAGATCCATTTTGGCCGACCTACAGCTTCGTTTCTGTCAGAAGTTTCATCTCCACATGGCAGGACTCCAACTCTTTCACGAACAAACTCATTGCATACGGCATCTCAAGAGTATCCTTGCTCGTATCCAATCGCCCTGTAGCACGATCAAACTGAACCTCAGCTCCATCTGACCGATCCATGAAACTCTCGTGCAGAAACTTGGACATGCCGTGAGCAATCATTCCATCGCGTTCCATCTCACCGATTGCCAAACCACCACCCGCGGCACGCCCGTGGAGAGGCTGGTGTGTCAGCAGTGTCTTGGCACCCGTTGCACGATAGTTGATCTTGTCCTCCACCATGTGCTTGAGACGCTGGTAGTAGATAGGTCCCATGAAAATATCCGCCTCCATCATTTCACCTGTCTCACCGTTGTAGAGCATCTCGTGTCCACGAGGCTCAAATCCCATCATGATCATCTCTGTCTTCAGATCGGCAACACGCTTGGACGTGGTGAATGGCGTGGCATCCACGAAGGTTCCCAGTTCAAGTCCCAGTTTGTTGCTCATCGCTTCTAACAGCTGCCCGATGGTCATACGCGTAGGCATACCGTGGGGGTTGAAGATCAGATCAGGACGCACACCCTTTGCAGTGAAGGGCATGTTCTCCTCGTCCATCAGCTGGCCCACTGTGCCCTTCTGCGAATGACGGGACGCCATCTTGTCACCCGGAACCGGCGAGCGTTCCTCCACAATCCGAATCTTGACACCGTTCGTTCCGTCTGACATGGAATACCGATAGATGGCATCCACACGTCCATGTTGACCACGCTTGGGAAGCTCGGACGCATCGCGGAATCCCGTCTCCACGCCCTCTGCATTTGTGATCGGAGTGACAATACCCACCAGCACCGTCTTATCGTCCACAATGGAGTTGAGCTTGATAATGCCATCCGCATCCAGCATCTCGTAGGTCACATCCTCCTTGCGTTTCACAGTTTCCATATACTTGGCATTGGTGACCGGATTAGCAATCAGTGTGCGAACCGGAGGCTTCACAGACGGATCCAGCAGAGACTCCCGGACATCGTAGGAGTGGAAATACTGCGTCCGGAACATACCCCTCTTCAGAGATGTCTTGTTAATGATCACCGAGTCCTCCTGATTGAGACCACCATACATTGTGAAGGCAACCAGCACGTTCTCACCATACGGCATGCACCCACCAGCACCCATGATCTCCCGATACATCCACGTGTGGGACAAGGGCTTCTGCGGATTGACTGTTATGGACGCAATGGTGTCAAACCGCTTGTTGTAGTTTGTGTGATACCACGAACACGCCTGCTTCTGCTGTGCAGTTGCAAAGTTGTTGCGGGTGCCCGGATTGTGGTCCAAGAACGGAACCAGGTTGGACATGGGGGAAATGCAAAACGACATGTGGATCTCTGACTGCATCCGCTCGTTGTAGGGCTCCATAGAAAAGCGAGAGACACCCGACTCCATCGCATCTACATAGTCCATCAGCTTCATCAGTCCCTCCCAGGTCGTGGCCCGGAGAACCTGCTGTTCGGTCACACCCGCATGGTAGACAGGGCGAATAGGGCGACCCGCATCGCAGGTAATGGTGTAGACGTTCTCTAGGCGATTCCAAGCCAGACTGACATCATACCGCAGCGTGCCCGCCCGACGGAGGCCGATAAGCTTGGCGTGCAGCTCCTCTGTGTCTCCGATGCACAGACCCACCAGATCGGAGTTCACATATACCCGCGACCAGGTAGGTTCCCACGTTGAGGGATGGACGTCCTCAATCTTCCGCATACCCGGGAGTTTGAACAAGGCCTCTCGCACCACGGACGAGGGGAATGCAGTGGACACCCGTGCCAAGATTGTGAGGGCCTTCAGGTGACCCACGCCCGATCCATCCGGCGAATCAATCGGGCACATCAATCCAAACTGAGATGCATACAACCGACGGGGAGGGGCAGTGTTCATATCTGGATCAATCTGCAGAGAGGTGCGACGCAGCTGAGACAAATAGCTAATGTAGGAGAGACGAGACAGCTCCTGTGCAATGCCATCACGTCCTCCCCACTGTCCCTTGAACGACTTCGTGAAGCCGTTGATCATCCGATACTTCTTCCAATATGTGCCCACGGTCTCCCTCTCCACCAGCTTGGACAGGTTGCGTCCCGCGTAGGTCTTGGTTTCATACTGTACGCGAGAGTCCAGCTTGAGGAGCATTTCCTGTGCAACTTCGCGGTAGATGCGGCGGAACTCCTGGAACATAAGATCACCTGAGGTATTGAAACGCTTGAACTCAATATTGTCACGATCCGATGCAGGCTTGCGGCCAAGCGAGAGATCAATCGCCATCTTGACCATCTGACCCAGAAGGTAGGCCTTCCGACGGAACAGGATCCCGGGATTCTCCGAAGTCTGAATGTGGGGAAAGAGCATCTCGTAGATATTTTGAATAACCTCGGACCTGAACTTGCGTTTGCTCAAGTGCTCCAGCACGGCAAGGTTTGTCGTCTTTGCCTTCGTCAAAAAGAAGGCGTGGCTCAAGATGATCTGCTGAATCGTATCATCGTATGCCAACCTGTCCTTGTCCGGCACACCTGCAAGAATAGTATCGTAGACATCACGATCCGACGTGACACCCAGTGCTGCAAAAATGCTCATGACGGGCACCGGATCTTGAAATCCGGGCAAGGTGATGGCCAGAGACCGCTGATTCCGCTGTTCTTCAACGTTAGTGCTATTGCCTGGAACTCCCGTCGGAGGACCGAGCACAAGAAAGTGAGAGTAGGGTCCCTTGGATGCATCTTCGGACACCGACTTGATGCCCACATACACCTCCTTCTCACTCTCAAACTTATCCGCCTGCACGAACTTCTCCTCCTTGCTTTCACCCTCAAGATCGTTGTCCACGTTCTCTGTGGATATCGGCTTGCGTTTACGCTCACCCGAATACATCATGTTGTTGCCCAGCAGCTCCTGGGTCAGCAGAACACGCTCTTTGCCATCAATGATAAAGTATCCGCCCAGCTCGTAGGTGCACTCGCCAATGGAATAGCCATCCATTGCCGTGAGGTAGCAGTTCTTGCTCCGAAGCATCAGCGGGATCTCACCAATCGTGATATCCTCAAACGTCTTGATCTCTGGCTCACCCTCGGGGTAGACATACTCAAACACAATATCTGCCTTGATGGTCAGCTGATACGTCAGATTGTCCAGTCGGCAGGCGTGAGGCACAATCGGGCCGCCGTGCTCGTCCACGGGGGGCAGGAAGGACAGCTTAGATCCATCCTTGCCACCAATGTAGACTCGCACAAGTCGGGATGTCTTTTCAGCCCCGACAAGCTCAAGCTTGAATGGATTAGAGACCTTGATAAAGGTCGGGATGGTTTTCTCAATCATGGCATTGAATGAGGCCAAGTGGTGATCCACCAACGGAAACGGCGTATCTTGAAACAGCGTCCTGAGCACGTGCCGGGGACCTTCCATTGTGTTTGAGAGCAGTAAGCATTTTCTCTGGAAAGACGAAGAAGAGGTATGTGGAGCGAAACTCGGCGTCCTGAGTTCCTGAGCCAAGTGTTAGGACATGCAGAAGTAAAGGAGCGTCTGTCTGCGTATCTTGCAAGGAAGCCCTTTCGCGACGTGCTTCTTCTTCACGGACCCCCGGGGATCGGCAAGACCACGATGGCCTTGGCGGCTGCCCGATCTGCAGGAATGGAGCCGCTGGAAATCAATGCCAGTCAGTCTATGCGTAGCCACGAAGATGTGGCACAGTTGATCAATTCGTGTCGTCACACACGGACCTTGACATCCCTCATACGAGGTGATCACAAGGAGATGTGCTTGATTTTAGATGAGGTAGACGGCTCCGATCCGCATGCACAGAAAAAACTGACAGAGTGGATGAGCGGGACTGAGCGTCACGTTCCTGTCATCATGACCTGCAATGAAGTGCCGCGGATTATGAAGTCGGTGGGGCGGATTGCCCTGGTCCGATGTTTTCCTCCAAAGCCATCAGATCTGCAGAGCCTATTCCCAGATCAAGATGCTGCAGAACTTGCCAAACAGTTCAAACATGATGTTCGGCGGATCCTGCAGTTTCTACAGTATGGCCAGTCGGATTTGCTCCCACAAGCCACGAGACCAACCGAGTGCTCAGCGGAGGTTGCCCATGTGCTGAATCAGAAGCTGTGGGTGCAGCAGAACCTACTTCGCGGATGTCGTGGCGACACAGCGGACACCGGACACTCTGCGTGAACCACTCAGCGATGCAGTTATTGTGAAATACGTGTCCGCAGTGGTTGATACGAGTTCCCGGCTCGACCAGTGAATCCTGGCAAATGGAACAGTTCGTCTCCGTCGGCGGAGTTGGCACGGTGGAGGTCGCACCTGTAATCTCCGCAGCCGAAGGACGGATCACCACCGGCTCATCCCAACCTGTCGGCATGTTAAATGGAATGGTTGCCGTGTACGTCACGGTCCGGTTGGAGGTCACCGAATACTGCCGAAGAAGAGCAATGGTCGCTGCAGAGTTCCGGAGCTGAGCCGCCATCAGGCCCTCGCGACCCGCCTGCATGAAGCGGACTGTACGGTAAAAAGCCTGCTCTGTCTCAAACAGGCGGTAAAGCACATCCAGCACGTTAAGTTCCTCCTCCATTGGCTACATCTAGGTCATCAACACGAAAGCTGTTTACTTTCGGACAAATGCATCCATCGGTCCCCTGACTGCCGCCTTGACCATCTTACTCAGCAGAGGCGAGCCCAGGAACATCAATCCATCCAGCTGAACCTCCTTCTTATCCAGGACCGCCAGCGTGGCCTCCTCGTGATCCTTGAGCTTCTCCATGAAGCGTGCATACATTGCAGAGTATGACTCCTTCGTAGGTGCCTTGTATCCCTCCAGCTGCTCAATGCACAGAGCAAACAGCTGAGCCACGGGGTTCTGGATCTGATTCGTGATGTAGAAGTTGACATCCGGCTTCAGCTTCTTCTCCCGCACATAGTCCACGTGCTCAATCCGGTCACCCTGCTTTACCTTGTCCTTGTTCTCAGCCACATACACGAACTGCACACGATCGCCCACCTTCGGGGCCGTTCCGGGATCGCGAGACTCCATGCGGTTCGCCAGGACACGATGGGCCGGCAGGGTCGCTGTTCCGCTGTAGCCCTCCTTCATGGCTGCATAGTCATCCCGCAGCGACTTGCTCAGGATGAACTTCTCTAGGGGGACTTTGTTCTCCAATACCTTGACCAGCATGTCCTTGACATAGACCTGGGCCTTCTTGATGTCCCGCTCCAACAGGAGAACATCCAGAGCACCTCCAAAGACATCCTTCACAATCGGTGCATTGTCCCGACGCTTCAGGACCACGCCCATGGACATCCGCTTAGCCTTGGCAGGATTGGGATCCTCCTCATACTTCATGCCAACGTATCGCTTGCGACAGAAGAGGATGAATGGATAGAATGTCTTTTCGTAGGCGATCTTGTAGGGCTTTCGCATCTGACGGGAGATGCTGGTTCCACACTCGATGCCCATTCGGATGGATTCGGCAACATCCTTGGTTGGGAATTTGACAAAGATGGAATCTGTGTCTCCATAGACCACATCGCCTCCGAACTCGCCTTCGGCGACTGTTCGGGCGAATTGGAGAGCTCGGCGCCCAGCGGATGTTGTGCACGCGGCAACGTAGACGTTCCGGATGGGAGAGGTCCTTGCCCCAGCCTGTCCATAAACGGAGTTTGCAACGACCTTATAAGCAAGCTGAAGACCGTTAAACACAGATCGCTGAGCCTCATCATACTGTTGATCCTCCATCTTCTGTTTGAACTCCTTTCGCTTCTTCAGCAAGATCTCCAGAGTCTTGGGCAGGACACCCTGCGTCATCGGCATGGCCTCATTACGCTGCACAAATGTGCAGACCGTCTTGCCCACCACCTCGTCCTTGTCGTAATTGTCATACTCAATCTCCTCAAACACGTAGCCCTTTCCCTCCAGGGCTTCAATCTCGTCCTTCTTCATCCCCGACCGCTCCGTCGTGAAGCCTTCCGTATCCACAATGCGAGTGGCGACCCAAGTATCCGGAGACAGATTGTAGGCGATCATGTTCGTGGGATACAGAGAGTTGAAGTCCAGGACCGAGACAGGCTGGTCAAGATACATGCCGATCTTGGGTGGCAGGACGATGGCACCCTCGTAGGACACTCCCTCGCCCTCCAGGATTTCCATGGCCCGAATGATCTGGTCACGCTGCGATGCGTAATACACGACGGCCGAGAAGATCTTGATTCCCTGGCCCCGGGTCAGCACGAACTGCATGGGGACCTTGCACACGTCCGCCATTCCACGGGCATTGACGATAGTGTCCAGCTTACCCATGAGCGTCGCCACCAGGTCGCAATCCTGAATACAGTAGCGAGCCACACGAGCCCGTCCCTCCGGTCCACCGTGCCGATGGAGCTCAAACATCTCCTGCGGAGAGACGTCGTCCTTGGAGAAGGACCACTCCATGTGCTTCATCTGCTCAGGCGTGAACTCGCCGAACAACACCCGATCGCACTTGATCTTGAAGCCGCCCTTCTCCACATCGTACACCTCAAACTTCTCGCCGTCGTAGACCGGATCGTTGGTGTTTCCCACCAGCTCAAACCGCACATAGTTGCCGTTCCGCAGACCTCGCGTGCTCTTGGTGGTGACACGGTTGTTCGCATAGTTCACGACCTTGTCACGCAGGAAGGTGAATGCCACATTGTCCAGCTTGAAGTTATCCAGGGAATGCTCACGACGCATGTTGAGCAGCAGATCAATCCCCAGCCGACCCCGCAGGGTCAGGAACCGAAGATCAAACTTGCCGGCAGCCAGCTCTGTCTTCAAGGTGCCGAACTTCTTGTCACCCCACTCGGTGCTGGCTTTGCGGGAAAGCTCAAACTGATCCTCCAGACCCAACACCTTGAGACGTCCCTCAATGTAGGCGTCATCAAAACCAAAGATGTTGTAGCCACACAGGATGTCGGGATTACGAGTGCGGATCTCCTCTGCAAAGGCCATGAGCATATCCGCTTCCGTGTCACATGACACGAACTCAACCGAGTCGTCCCCCGAGTCAGCACACTCGCCCAGAACAAACACCACCCGTGCCGTGGGCGTAATCATGTCCGTGGACCGCCGATAGGAAACACCGATCTGAATAATCGGGTCCTTGGCAGCCATCGGGAACTGATTGGAGTCCCCTGCAGGACACATCTCCAAATCATAGGACGCCACCAGCAAGGGAATGTTTGCCTCGCAAGGCTCCACATTCTTGTAGTTGGACGTATAGAACAGATCCACATAATACGTCGGAACTCCCTCCTCGTTCTCCGGGATCTCCACTTCCACCGCCTTGCTGAAGTTCAGCGGCGACGCTGGACCCAGGTGCATCTCGTGAAAGAACCGGAGGAACGGAGGCAGATTGCTCTCATACTGGATTCCCTTGCTTACGGACTTTGCAGCCTTGAAGGTTGCCAGGGTCTCGCACTCCACCTTCCATACGTTAGAATACTTGATGTCGTTGAACCCGTTCATTGTGTCATACTTCTTGATCTGCTTGACCTCGGGGGAAACGTTCTCGTAGATGCCCTTGCTCTTGCACCATCTGGGCCCGCACTTCATCCACATCTTGTTGGAGGCTTCGTAAATCAAGCTTGTATCGGGTCGCTCAGATGTGTAGAAGTAAGGTCTGAAGCCGGTGAGACGGACACAGACCACCTTCTTGTCCTCGGTGCGGCCGAAGACTTCAATGACGTAGGATCCGTTGACATCGTGCTCATACCAATCAATAGGTTGTAGGATCATTTCAGGCTGTTGTGTTCTAGCTTGGAGTAAGTCTATTCGTTTTTTCCTGCGACAAGGTAAGAGATGTTCGGCACCAACCACCTTGACTGGTTTAACGCACCCACCCGTATCCGCTCGGACGAGTATGACCAGGCGGCCAAGTCTGTGGGCAACACGTCCACACTTACTCGGCAGACCATGGGTATGGGTGCTGCCTGTTCGGAGACCCTGAACCCCGCTGCGGCAATGGCTGACCAGCCCGGAATGATTGCCGTTGGTGGGTTTGGACAGCCGGGCGGTGGCTGTGCTGTAGACGCCAACACAGATCTGAAGTGGGGCATTCCCGGTGCCTGGAGACAGAAGGGGAAGCACGAGCTCTGGGCCCGTCCTTTTGCCACCACACCGAACCTGGGCGGCGGTGAGCCGACGGCGGTGGATGACGAGTCGCATCTCATTCACTCGGCCATGATCCGCAATCGCAAGGAGGCCACGACCATCATGGACTCCACCATCCCTAACTTCTACCAGCCTCTGATTGCCATCAAGCAGTCCGAGTATTCCAATCCTGACAACTGGGTGTATAACTGGACCCGCGGAGGCGACGCCACACGTCTGGTTCAGACAAAACGTGTTGATGTGTCATAATAATGCGGTTACTGTTCTTCGCAGGAAGGATGCCCGACTTGTGCGGTGCATTTCTTCACGATATCGATCTCGCAATTGAACTGGAAAAGAGAGGTCATGAGGTTGCCTTCATGTCCCTTGAGGTTCCAAAGGAAGGTGTCAGCGGAGGAACCTACCGTGGATTCAAGTACATGCACTTCTCAGCCGGGAGCAAATACTTGGATGTAAGTGAAGCGTGGATTTGCCCGCACGCACCCGCACTGCCCGAGGTGCGGAAGCTGAATGCTCGCGGATACAATCGTCCCATCCTGGCAACCTGTCACTACGATGGCAACTATCTTGCCATTACTCGGAACAATCCTGGACGTCGCATCCAGTGGGTAGAGATGTTCATGTTTATCAACTCTATCATGGAGCCCAACTACCGGAAGAACGTAAATCCGTGGCCTCCGAATGTGGTTCGCACGGCCGTCGTGCGTCCTCTGATCCACGAGAACAAGATTCGCATTGATGAGCCGTTTCAGGGTGACTGCATCACCTTGGTGAACGCCAACCAAAACAAGGGTGTGGCTCAGTTTATTGCCTTGGCCAATCGGATGCCGAATCAGAAGTTCTTGGGTGTCATCCCCTACTACGGAGAACTCAAGCTGCCCCCGAGCCCAGATAATATTGAGTGGATTCCCTTTGATGACGATATTCGCACCATTCTCAAACGAACTCGGATTCTTGTGATGCCGAGTTACTATGAGAGTTTTGGACGGATTGCGGTAGAGGCAATGTACAACGGAATTCCCGTTCTCTATTCCAAGCCGATCGCCAAGGCGAAGTATCCGGGTGGAAGCACAGAGGGCGTTGAAGCTTGGATTTCTCCGGCTGGAATTCCTTGTGATCGCGAGAATGTAGAGGAGTGGGCAAGTGCGGTAATGTCACTTGAAGACGAGGAGACCTACGCAGCCCGTTCCTCCCTTGTCCGTGCCCACATTCAAGGAATGAACCTGTTTACTGAGGGGGCTCGGATTGCGGGACTGGTTGAGCAGTTTGTGCGAGACTATCCGGTGAAGATTCAGACACCTCAGCAACAACAGCAACAGCAGGAACAACCTCAACAGACGGCAGCGAAGATTGTTCAGCCGGTGGGACGGGTAGGGTTTTCGAATGGCCGACTGAGAATACAGCGTTAACCCTGTCCTGCAGCCACCGACCCCGCTCACACAAAGCAGCCTGCTCGCGGTCCATTCCTGTCTCTACCTTGGGCTTCACAGGAATATACTTGTTTCCAGATGTGACCGGGTTCTCCGGAATAAGTGCAGAGATTGCATCAATCACCGTCTCGTGAGCAAGGAGAGCCTTCTCAGCCTCATCACGCGTGCATCCTGTCATCTGCTGAACCATGCTTGCATCGTCCATCTTTTTCTTGTTTAGTTGTAATACCTGAAGATGCGTTTCATTGAAGATCTGTGCCCACCGGCTTTGCTCTATGCGATTTTCCTGGCGGTTCAGCTGGGCTTTGATGCGTCCCTGGGGATGTGGGCGACCTTTGTCATCAAGCTGGTTCTGGGCATTGCCGCGGTCGTGGTCCTGGACATGTTCTGCGGCATTGGCCTCACCGTTGTCTCGTGGTTCCTGGTGGCGGCTCCCTTCATCATCACCTCCCTGGCAACGGCGATTGCGATGAGCACGGAGTTTGACACACTGGTGATTGGACAGGCGACGAAGGAGAATTTCTTGGCCGACGCCAAAATGGAACTTGTTCCTGCAGCATCTAACGAAGTTAAGTAAGCTACCATGTCGTCTACCATCTTCTTCTGTGCCGTCCGCGTCTACTCTCTTCTTCACAGCTTCATCAACTGGCTCGTCGGGCCCATTCCCAAGGAGCACAATATCACATACCATGTCCTCTCAGATGACTTTGACAACGAGGATCTAGAGATCATGAGCCGTGTCCCCGAGGACAGCATCTACATTGAGGAGTGGGAGAAGAACGGCGTCAAGAGGTGCAATCTCTTCTACGAGGGAGAGGAGATTGTGCGAGAGCTGTTTGACCCGTTTGAGAATGAGCCTGAGGTCCCTTGGATTTGGATTGGTGACAAGAAGACCGAGGTGGATCTCACCACAGCCATGAGCAAGTATATGGTGGCAGGCAACACGATCCGACTGGATCTTGTCCTCCACCTGATCCAGGTCCATCATGATACGCAGATTATGTACGTGGATGCTCGGTCGTTGGAGGAGGTAAAGTTTCCAGCGAACGGAGTAAAGATCCGGGTCAAGAATGGATCTTCCAGCTAAGCCGTTTGAGACCGCGGAACGATACATTCAATTGAAAGCAAAGTGTGCACCCGACACGTGGTCGGATGTCATCAGTCGTATGAATGACATGATTATCATGCCAGTCATACTCCTATTTTTCATCTTTATGAACCTTGCAGATCCAATGATGATGGCTATGAATGGACTGCGAACCTACCAGGCATGGAGCGAGTATGCCGAGTATACGCAACTTCGGTTTGATGTGCAGAGAATGATGATCTACTGCCAGTCTGTGGGAGGACCGTTCATTGTGACAAACGATCCCAAGTATATGCCGTATGTCTTTGCAGATGCTGTCTATCGGACGTCGCGAGGGCTCCTCCACTAGCGGGTGCCCGTCGGGATCTCAAAGGCACCGCCCGGAGGAGGTTTGGCCTCATAGGGAGCGAAGTCCGCAATTCCACGGGATCCCGTTCCAGCAAAGCCAGCACCCACTGAACCGACCGAGCCACCGCCACGCATGGAGCGGCGACGTGTGCGACGGCTCTTGCCCTTACGGCTCTTGCGACGACGAGCACCCACCATCGGCTTGTAGGGAGCACCATCCGCCACCGATGTCATGTTGGCACCCCACATAGCGGCACCCGGTGCAATTGCACCATCAAACCCATACCCGTTTCCACCACGCATCTTGCGAGTGCGGCCGCGGCGACCACCTGTAGTTGAGCAACTCATTTACTCTACCTTGGGAAGATAAACGCCGATCGTGCCAGGCTCTCCATCATACTGTTCATATCCCCGAACGTGCGTGCCAACAGGTGCATCGGCAATCGTCATCAATGCAGCCAAATCGGGTCCGTGAAATAACTCAAGGATCTCTGCAATCCGTTCCTGACGCTGGGCAAATGTCAAGCTGTCATGAATGCGAACACCGTTCAAGACAAGGATGTCGTAGACGATGTATTGACGCGGGTCCAGCCGAACCACTCTAAGAATTGTGTCGCAGCAAACCCGTTCATCCATGACCAAGGCCAGGTTCTGCGGGCGGTCTCCCTTTGCATCTGTAAAGTATGCGTGGGCATGTCCTTCAGCCGTGTGCGTCATGTAAATCCATCCAGGATTTCCACTATACTGTGGCACCTGACATGGGTCCGAGATTGGGGACCCCTTCCTTGCCAGAGGCGACAGCCGATAAGAGACTTTCATACGTTGGTACATTCTTCGGCAGAGACGCTTCCTTCTCCTTCACTGGCTCGCTGAAAGCGGGCTGAGACGTGCGGGCCGGGCCCGGATCCCGAGTATCTACGGGAGGAGGCAGCTTGCTTGTCACCAGGGGGATCTCCGGTGGCACCGGGGGTGCCTCTACAATCGGAGCAGGCGGTGCAGGCGGCGGGGGAGGAACCTCAAAGCGAACCTTAGGTGCAGGTGCAGGAGGATACATCGTCTTGACAACATAGAACACAGCTACGTGAATGAGGGCAAGCATGACCACTGTTGAGGCTCCGACGGAGAGGATGTTCCAGACGTCCATTTACATAGTCCAGACCTTTTCTAAGCATAGAACAAACCGCAATGTCCGATACTGCACCAGTCGTTCTTTCTGAAGAGGTTAAGGTTAACGTGGAGGCCGCCGCCGTGAAGGTCGTGCAGGCTATCGTGCCGGATGATATCAAGGCTCAGCTGGAGGGCATTGTCAAGGCGGCAATCAAGGAGCTTCTGGAGGAGCTCAAGAAGGCCCCGCTGGCTGCCCTGGACACGAACGGCGATGGCGTTGTCACCACGGCCGAGGTCAAGGAGGTGGCGATCGCCACGGCTAAGAAGTGGTGCTTCTAAAAAAGAAAACATCGGATCCAACCTCTTCCTTCCAAATACGAGGGGACTCTGAGTATAGCGTCAAGGTAACCGTCTCTGTATGATAGACTCGCGACAACACATCCGGCTCATGAGGCCGACTAAAAAAAGTGTAGGTTCCGTCATTGTTCACCTGGATCACCTCCAAGGTCTTTTCATGTTCATTGAATCTGCCAAACCCGGTATATAGATACCTGGTTTCGTAGGTTGTTCCTTTTTGGGCTGCGAACTCGGGCGGCACAGTCGCGGACAAGGTAAGCTTCATTATTAACTAGACACGGTGTTTGCGAAAACCAAAGCCGAGAGAGCCGCGTCATCCACGAGCATGCCGTTGATCTTCTTTGCAGCATCCTCCAGACCCTTGCGAATGACCTCCCACTTCTCTGGGTCGTTCATAAACTTGGTCGTCCGCGTGCGACCGTCAGGGAAGGACTCCACGAGCTCCGACTCTGCAGCCGTGCACAGATCCATGTAGACCCGCAGCTGAATCTCGTCATACATGGGAACCGCCGGCCACCAGCGAGTGCGAGCCTTGGAATCCACCACGCGGTTGTGCTCCTTGACATAGCCGTCCGTGCGACCCACGACCTTGAATGATCCGTAGTCCTTGCGGAAGGTGCTGGTGTTACGCTCAGTCACCGTCACCTGGTTGGCCGCCTCATACATGTCCAGGATCGCGGCCTCATTGTTGTTGCCCCGCTGACGCTGCACGGCACCTCGCACCTCGTTGACCAGGATGTCGCGGACCTCACTGGCCAGTTCACCGTGACGCAGGGTCAGAACCATGCGAGCCTGGGTCTCCACATCCGAGAGCGTCTCGCTAATGTCCGACTGACCTACGCAGGCCCGAACACCCGCACCCACGACATCGCGGATGGCGGAACTGCGAAGAACTGTGTCCTTGAGCTTGTTGAGAGAGATGCGACGCTCGCGAGACTCAATCTCGGCGATACGTGCCTTGGTTGGGGCATGCTTGAGCAGGAGATCATACATGACCTCGTGAGGACGCTGGTAGGCATTCAGTCCGATGAGAGCGGCGACCTTCGAGGCGGAGACTTCGGGAGTATAGGACGACATCTTGAATAGGGTGCTCAGTTGTGTCGCCGCGGCCTTCCATTTTAAGCAAAGCTCTTTTGCATTCGGACGATTGCATCAATCCAACCCGGCATTCCCTGGAGAACCGTGGAGACCGCTAAGGTGTTGCCAGAGACTACCGTGGCATCAAACGTTGTGCCCTCGCAGACAATCACCAACGCTGCCAGCAAGAGATGCTGCTTGGACTTGGCATCACTGGGGCTCCATCGCAAACAATACATCTTGTAGAGAATGTCAATCACAGGCCGAGCGGTTGCCTGTGCTTGCTTCCGAATCGCATCCCAAAAGATCCAGACTGGGTGAGCTCCGTGCGGCTCCGAGACAAACTCGTCAAACCGATTGGCAAAAATGAGAGCCTGCTTGGATTGCTTCTTGTGCTCGCGACAGTATGCAAACACCCACGCCATCCAATACAATGCCCGGGTCGCATCGCGAACATCCGGCCGAAGGCAGAAGACAAACTCATTCATCGGAACTGCCACGGGAAGAGGATCCGCTGGCCGAAGTGTCAGACGTCCAAACAACTGAGAGGGAGCCTTGAGGTGCTCTTGAATCGTTTGGGGATCAAAGTCGTGCAGGGGCTTGATCGTGGGAAGCGAAGGCAGCTTATTCTTGCGACATCCGGCCAGAGTAGCAGCCACCTCGCAGACAATCTGCCGAACATCCAAGTTGTTCCGAATGGATGTCATCGTGTTGACCGTGTAGATCTGCTCAATCGGTGCATATCGTTCGTAGGCATTCGCAAGATACACAAAGACATTGGGATTTGCACGGTTGATGTGCAACGCTGCAGCATCAAAGAGGGTGGCCCATAAACTGTGAACCAGTCCTGAACATAGGAGCTCAAGAGTCCAGTAACAGGCATAATCTGCGTGACCGAGTTGCACGTTTTGAAGGAGAACCTTCACGACGTGTGCACGGGGATGTCCACAAAATGTTGTTTTTTGAAAGTCAGCAACCGAGCGGGAGTCTGAAACGTCCATTGCTACGTATACACTACTTTGAAGCTGCCGTAGATGCCGCAGGAGTTCCAAATATGCTGGATAAGAAGCTAGGGGGTGTAGGAGGTCCAGCCTTGGCACGAGACAGCTCCGCCCTGGCTCGGAGCAGTGAAGCCTCGCTCTTCAGCTTCTCAATGGTTGGCACTGAACCCGCAAAGCGTCTAACCAAAAAGACGATGCACAGGAGCGTGATGATTGCAATCACCCAGTTGAGAAACACGTCAATCCACGAGGAGGTCAACTGAATGGCATCTTCTTGGTTCTTTTTGTCAATGTTGATCTGGTTGTTGATCGCATCCATCTGCTTCTGGAATGTCTTGACTGAGAATGCCATGTCATCCTTCACAGAGAGAACCTTATCCTTCAACCCATTGATCACCTCAATGGTGGATTGCTGCTCGGTCCTCTTTGCCTTGAGATTGTTATACTGCGACACGAAGCTGTTAACAACCGGCTGAGCTTCTGTGTTGGCAATCCGCTCCTGCTCAGTCGCAAGCCAAGAATCTCCCTGTGTCAGGGTGTAGTATGCAATGCGAGCCTGCGAGTAGGCCGTCTCTCCTGCAGTAGTTCCCCGGGCATTCTCTGCAGCCTGAAGCTGACTAAATGCCGTATTCACCCGAACCGCTCTATCAATCCTGCCGTTCGCAACAGCCAGGGCCGCAGCGAACCGATCCAGCTCAGCCTGATAGGTCGGCTTCTCTCCGAGTGTGGTGTAGCTTGCACGAGCAGGGATTGCAGGTCGGCCCTGTCCTCCTGGACTTGTCATGTACATCGGGGTTGGAGTGAGGGTAACCTTGATGGATGAATCTCCGGTATACGTGCAGGATAACACGCTTCCCTGCGATGTCATTGTGTAGCCAAGTGGTTCAGGACAGGGAACTAGGCATGCCGTTCCCGATGGAGCGACAACAAATTCTGCAGGACACGACAAGGCTCCACCCATTATCTAGTAGTCAGATAGATTCCGGCTGACGCTCCAACACAGAGTGTCAAAAAGACGACATATGTTGCATAGGCATTTGGAAGCACTAGGAACTCTACCAAGGACAGGAGAATGGTGAAGAGAACGGTCTGCATAACTGCCATTGACACGGGGTTCAGGATGGTATGCCGCAGGGACTTGATCTCAACTGGCTGAACCGGAGGACGGACTTTCAAACTATCGGAGACTTGTTTCAGTCGGGTAGTCACGTCCGATTCCACCGCGTAGGACGCATAGTCCGATTTGATGGTTTCATAATCCATTGTTTAACGGTTAGGAACAAAACTCTTGAATGCACCCAGGATCGGCATAATCGTCCGTGCGTCGCGATTCGCCTGCATATCGCGCCATCCCAGCAGATTGGGCCTGGCTCCCTGGTTCTGCGAGGCATACGGGAGCAGTGTGGCCGACATCCGCACAAACCGAGTGAACTCTGACGCATCGCCAACCATGGCACGGCGAACGGGAGGATTGACCTGTCCAAAGGGAGACGTAGGCATTTTGTTTTACGACAGGAATATAATGAGTGCGACGACTGTCAATCCGAATGGTGGACTTCCCGCCGATCTCCAGACTGCATTGAATGCCTACAAGACCAACTATGCAGCCTTCAAGGTGTCGGGCAACACGTCTTACCAGACAGCCTATCAGAATGCACTGGCCGCGGTGAACAATGCGATTGCCAACATGCAGGGAGCCACGCAGAGCAATGATGTCTATATCCAGAACTTCATTTCCAGCTACCAGCAGACGAACCGCGATATTGTCGCTCTCCAGGAAAAGTCCAGGGCGATTCAGAGGGATGGCCCTGTTCTGCAGGACAAGCTGGCTCAAACACAGCAGCTCCACACTCGCGTGATCGCCGAGGCTGACGAGACGAGCCTTTACGTGAAGGGTGCGGTCGTGGTTGGACTGTTGATTGCAGTGGGAATCATCGGTGCTCTCTGACCGCCCTTCCACATCAGAACAATCACGAAAAACACGGCAACGAATCCAAGGGCAAGCGAATACCAAAAAAAGGATGAGTTGAAGGCGGCCTCTTGATGACCCTGGAGCATCTTGAGCGTCTCATATTGATCACGCTGTTCCCGCATCAAGGATGCATCATTTTGGATTCCCACGAGCTTCTGCAACAGGGCGTCCCGATAGGGCAGCAGGTTCTTAGCGTTGTTTCTCACCTCCGCCAACTTCTCCAGCATGGACTGCAAAAGAGCGGCCAGCTCGCCGTTCAAACGTTGAATGTCTGCCATCTTCGCTGGGTCGTTTGCCGCGATCAGGGCATCATACTCTGCACGCTTCGCCTCGTAGGTGCTTTTCAGCGTCTCCATTATTACTGGGCGACATTTACATCCTCAACGCAGTAGCGGTAGTAGAAACTCTGTCCCGCCGTATCCGAGTGGCGAGTCACCTCCACCACATCTCCCGGGATTGCCCCGATCCACTTAATCATCGTATCCTGCGAATCAATCCACGGCAGCTGATTCTCCGGATCCGAAATCTTGAAGGTATCAAAGATGATCGTCTTCTCATCCTCTGACAGAATCCGGTGAGGCATGGCCATGCGGTGGGTCGTGATATCAAACTGCAGCTGCCAGATGTGGAACAGGGCAAGACGCCGAGCGGAGTGGGACTTGGCCACCCGGAGCACATTCTCAGACGGAGGGCTCATGGCCACCATCACCACGCCCGTCGTGTGACCATTTTCTGTTGCAAACTTGACCAGGTTCGCAATGTCCGTAGACAGGATCTTGTCCTTCTGGCTAAAGCACACCAGCACTGTGCCCATTGTGTAGAGGGTCATCTTCTCCATCTTCTTGTCGTCGGTGGCGATTCGTTCTGTGTCCGTGCCGAGCTTACGGCGTGCGAGCATGATCCGAAGAGTGTCAAGTGCCTTCTCCTCCATTGTGATGGGTCTTCTCTTACACACTAGGACATTCGTTTTTTTCGGGTGCTTTGAACAATGAAGCAGTGGATCTGGTTCGTGCTTGCTCTGCTTGCCGTCGCCCTTGTGCTGAAGCTTGTTGGATTTGAAGGGTTCACCGGAGGACCCGCAGACTCCCGGTTTGTTGATCGTAGCCAGCAGAACCGTGCCATGAAGATGGAAGATTCCTCGTATGCTCAGAAGACCAACCACTTTGTGCAGAACAATCAGGTGGGAGAGGCTCCGGGCGTCGACAGCCCGTGGCAGGTTAACCAGTTTAAGAGCCGCATGTAAGAAGATCCAATGGGATCTAAATCAAAAATCCCCAAAGCACTCCGGGAACAAGTCTGGTTGCTTCATATTGGGCGGAAGTATCAACATACGTGCAGAGTGACGTGGTGTCATAATGTCATCACGGTGTTTGACTTCCAGTGCGGGCACAACATTCCCGAATCTAAGGGCGGAAAAACTGATGTGACAAACTTAGTCCCTATCTGTTCTCGCTGCAATGTATCCATGGGTAATCATTTCACAATTGACGAGTGGAACCGCAAGTTCCATGGCACTCGTTCTATTTGTGCAAGACTTCTCGAGTGCATCTACAAATGACGCTCCTGGACACCTACCAGGCCAAGTATCATACGTCCTCAGATATCAACGAGCACCTCCCCATCCTCCTGGCGTATGCCAAGCAGTGCAAGAGCATCACCGAGTGTGGTGTCCGGACGCCGACTAGTGCCTACGCCTTTGCCGCTGGACTGAAGGGAACTCCTGGAAATAGCTACCGAATGATTGATGTTGTGAAGTCGGATCTCATTGATGGCTTCCTTCAGGAGTGCCGTGCCGAGGGCGTGGATGCTACATTTGAGACCTCGTCGGATCTGGACTGCACACCGCTGCAGACCGATCTGCTGTTTATTGATACATGGCACATCTACGGACAGCTCAAGCGTGAGCTGGCGTATTGGCACCCATTTGCGACCAAGTATATCATCCTCCACGACACCACGGTGGACGAGGTTCGCGGCGAGACACTTCGCATGGGTGACAATCCGGTGGAGCAGAGTGCTGCAACGGGCATTCCTGTTGAGGAGATCACAAAGGGTCTTGGCCCCGCAGTGGAGGAGTTCCTTGCGGCTCACCCGAAGTGGACTGTCGACCTCAAGCTGACGAACAACAATGGATTGACCATTCTTAAACGTCAAGCGTAAGGACCTTGGCCGGAAGAGGCTCAGGCTTAGTTCCATCGCGGCGATGACGCTCCACATCATCCCAGAATGCACGCAGATCCGGCAGGTGATCAGAGAGCCAGTTAGGATCCTTAGGAACAAAGTCCTTCTTGATGTCCGTCAGCACCCAATAGATGTACTGATACTCCTCCGTCAGTCCCGACTGCCACTGGTGAAGCTCAACGTCATCGGGCTTGTAGTCCACCTTGCCATTGGGATCCACCGCAAAGATGCCCTTCGTGTCCTTGCTTTGATCCCATGCCGTAAAGTTCACCTGCTTGAAACGAAACTCCACATACTCGCACTCATCAATCCCCGTGCACTCCATTTGCATCTGCATCTGGTGCACGTAGTAACTCGGGATCTCGTCCTTGCGAGCACGGCTCATGGGGCACTTGAACTCCACCAGGCGACCATACCGCATCGGCTCTGCATCGGCATACCGAGGCACAATCAGACCGTCCGGAGAGGCACCCAGGAACTTATGAACCGGGTGCTGGCAGCAGCCCACATCAAGGATGTCACAACCCGTGGTGTCCTCGTAGATCTTCTTTGCCACTGGCTCAAAGCGGGTTCCCCAGATCAAAGCAGGGATCGCATTGAAGGGATTGGAGTCGCTCTTGGTCGGTGGCTCCAGCTTCTTCTCCAGCAGCTCCAGACGAGATGCCGGTGTTTGCCACACCTTTGAGACCTCCGATGCAGTGATCATGGTTCCTCGCTGAGCATGCCAGGCATCCGTTCGCTGATCCTGTTTGCCGTAAAGCCTGACCGTCCGCTCAAAGGCCCGATCACGCATCCACAGACGACCCGGTGCCCCTGTCATCAACGTCTGTGTCACCCGCATCACCTCTCTCTTCAGGTGTCGATACGATAGCTCCGGCGCGAGGGATTTGCACAACAAAGTGAAATGGCGTAGCCGGGCGTTCAGGTGCGTGTAGGGTCGGTCCTCCAGTAGATAGGATGCCAGTGCCTCCTCCATTAGGGTTCTCTACCTTGCTCTCCGAAAGTTCATTTTGACGCTCAAGAAGGCGAGCCTCAAAGTCACCGGCACCGAGGACACCCAGCTCGTTCGTGCGGCTGAACATCTCCTGGTACATCTTCTTGAACTCCACATCCATGTCATCCAGCAGACCCAGAGGAACACCCTTTTCCTCCATCGTCGGCAGAACATCATCGTCCTTGAACACAGGGTCAGGCGGCTGCGGCTGATCACGCAGCATCTCCAGGAATGTAGAGTAGACCTTCTCCCCCTCAATCATCATGAATGTGCCCGGTGTTGTCGCCTCCAGAACTTTACCTTCCTCGCGGGCACGAGTGATAACCTCTCCGGTGCAGACAGATGTTCCGATTCCAGTTCCAGCGTCTCTGTCAGTCGCCATTTACTTTACTTTACCGACCCACTTTAAGCGAGAATACCGCAGTCAAGATAAATGGAGGTCATTCAGAACCGCGATCATTGGGTGCTTCACCGTCTGGAGGGATTCTATTCCAACACTGAGAACTTTGGGAAGGTTCGGACTATCCTCTCGGGAGAGTCCAAGGTCAGTCTGCGTCTTTTGGACTGGCTTGTGACCAACTATGCCAAGAAGCACAATGTGTCCTACATGGTAGGAGGTCGTCACGTCATTGTCTACCTGGCCTACAAGTCTCACCTGAAGGCCTACAGCAAGAAGATGTTTGACCCCTTCTGCAGGTGGAAGCGTATTCAGTTCATGGGTCTGGACACCACCGTGGGACAGCTGAACTTCTTTGAGTGGGCACTGCAGGATAATGTTCTCACCTATCTAGAGGAGAACTACGACGCGATCCACGCTGACATGGATGCCTGCTCTACGACCATCCAGGCAAAGACGTCCGAGGATGGAACCCGCCGCAAGCGTCACGAGCTGAGTCGTTCGGCAACGAAGGCCGTGCGTCACCACGACGTGAAGGTTGTTGTGTCGTTTGAGTAATGCAATCCCTTCTGGACCCGAGCGTGATCTATGCGGATCTGTCTCGGGATGTGGTGGAGCATGACGTAGATGTCGTCTCCGATTTGTGGACAATGGATGATCGTGATGTCTACCGGGGTTCCCGCGATACACAGTATGTTCATGCAAATGTCTATTGGTTATACTCAGATGAGCTGGAACGCACAGGATTGGTGGAGCACTCTCTCACCGATCATGCAGACTTCAGGATTTTGTGGTTCCACGATACACCCTTTGCGACGTTCTTTCAGGAGGAGTGGACATTGACAGAGAGCTTGTGGTCTGTGCTGCCTCGCACCACAGTTGAAAAGTTTCTATCTGATGACTGCACCACTCCTGAACGTATCCTCTCTGCCTGTCTGCAGGGACCGAGCCGTATTATCACCCTCTCGCACGCGTTGTGCCCACCCACCGTCTACAGCTGTTCTAAATGTGGATTGAAGTCTCTGCGTCCCATCAGCTGCGGGGATACTACTGCACCACTGGACTTCCCCGACAAAACAAAAATTGTGTTTGTTGACGACGAGCTGTATGTGTGTCGCCCGCCTAGCAGCTCACGGGTATGGGATCACCTTGGATTTAGATCGCAGAAGGCTGAGCCACCCGACGCCGAGCCTGCTTTGCAGGTGCAGGAGGAACGACAGCCGGAGGTGCACTCGGAGACTCCTGCTCCTCCTCCTCTTGCTGATCCTCGTCCTCCTGAACCTTCGCAGTCGGAATCTCAGCGGCAACAGGCTCATCTGCCGACTCCTCCGGCTCAAACATCTGAGCGGCAGTCGTCCGGGCCTGAGCCGACACCTGAGCATACGAGATCCTCCATGTCACTCCGAAGCCCTGGCCCGAAACGTAGATACTCGGGCTGACGATGAAGCGAGCCTCCATACGCTTCGGGAACACCTGCTCCAGGTTGTCCGGCGTGAGGGCAATCGGGCGATTGGCCATGTCCACCGCATCCATACTCACCGTCGGCACGCCCTTATCGTTGGCGTAGACCGGCACCTTCATACGGAAGCTCGGAGGATACTTGCCATTCGGCACCCACTCCGTTCCCTGCTTCTCCACACTGGGAGACACCAGCGACTTCATGCTGTCACGGAGGACATCCTCCTTGCGAGCACGACCGAACCACGACGTGCTACGCTCCACGGCCGTCTTGATGACCTTCTCCTCAAGATCCTTGAGGAAGTTGTACATCTGACCGATCTCACCGGCCTCTGCCGAGGCACGCTCCTTCGCGTAGGAGTCGCAACCACGCAGGCTCGCGAGCATCGTGTAGTTGGTGCCATTCTCAGTCTCCTTGATTGAGACGCCCATAGGATACTGGAGCTTGGGGATTCGCATCTGGAAATTCTGCCCATTGTACTTGATCGGGACACTCTTGGACCCGTTGTTCTTGCTGATGCGGATGTCGCCGAAGGAGACCTTGCTGATGTCGAGGTTAGAGGCGTTGATGGTGGCGTTGACGGACATTTTGGACTGGTTGTATAGTCTTTCTCCCCCGCTAATCTGTAGATCCATTTTGTCCGCACGTTTCTACTTTCAAGAACTCTCCTCGTGAAAGGTAATGGTCAGATGTGCGGCAACAAAAAGAAAGGGCTCAACGACCCAGTGCACTTCCAATGCACTGAAGGGACTTACGATGTGTGGCATCCACGCCCGTGCTAAAACGGTCACACTGTGGAAGGAGGCCGCACGCCAGGACGAGGGGGTTGTGATATGCCAGTCTCTTGCTAGAAGATGGCTTGTGCTCCACCAGCTTCGGCTTGCGGGACCAGGGGTGTTGTCGCGGAAGTCTGTGACAAACGACGAGGAACTGGTGTCCTGCGTTGAGGCCTCTAAGCAATACCCCCTAGACTACTTTGCTTTTGAGGAGAATGGCAAGGTGTGGTGGTTTGACTTTAGTTCCATCTGGTCCTGGTCTGTGAAATCAGTGCAGCCCACGAACCCATACACTCGTGCTCCCTTAACCCGAGAGGTCCTCACGCGTCTACGCGAATGCTGGGCCCTTCGCAGCAACCGACGCCTCGCTATACCAGCCGAACCTGTTCCCGGTGATCAGCGAATCCTACACCGATGGACCATCATGTGTCAGGTCTTTCATTGTAACGGGTTCACCGACGTGTCTCTGGATCAGCTCATCCGCCTTGGTAAGATATCACACAGTGTCGTGTGGAGGTTTTTGCACGATGACTGTCCCCTCGCCCTCAACTCTTCCAAATATATGCTATCTCCGCAACTGTTGGGATCAAACTCGCCCACATATATTGTCAACTCTCTTCGCATGCTACTTTTGCTTGTGTCGGCTCAGAAGGAGCCCTATTCAACCGTGTTTGCGGTCATGTCGGCCATTTACCGTTGTTAAAATGGATTTGGGGTTCCGAAAGCAAACCAGATCTGCTGCCATGAATATCTTTGCCCTCTCACCGGATCCTCGCGAAGCCGCCGAGTCTCATTGCGACAAGCATGTCGTCAAGATGATACTTGAATCCGCCCAACTCCTCTACTGTGCCCACTGGGTGCTGAATCAAGACAAACTCCATCCACTTGCATATAAAAAGACACATCCGAACCACCCGTGTTCAATCTGGGTGCGTGAGTCCATTGAGAACTACCGCTGGCTCACCGAACTTGGCATGTGTCTGTGCCGGGAATACACCTTCCGCTACGGAAAGCGGCACAAGACCGAAGACCATCTGCAGTGGCTCTCGGACAACTTTCCACCCCTGCCCGCTGGCGACCGCACACCCTTCCGTATGGCGATGCCGGATGAGTTTAAGGACGCCGACCCCGTAGTCGCCTACCAAGCATACTACCTCGGAGCCAAGCAACGGATGCTGGTCTACACCAAACGACCCCCTCCCCCGTTTGTAGAAAAGAAAAGGGTTTAGATGACCGCCGGAGGTAAGAGTATACCAGTGCGTTAAAGATGTCTGCCTCTTCTTCTGTTTCTAAGTCAAACAAGATGCCTGCCGCCAAGAAGTCCGATGCTCCCCCGAAGACTGCCGCCCCTGCCCCTGCCGTCGCTGCTCCGGCGCCGGCTGCCCCCGCCAAGGCCGTTGAGCCGAAGGTGGCCAAGACCAAGGTTGTGAAGTCCGCCACGCCCGCGAAGGCGGAGGCGACGGTGCCCACGGTTGCCTCCCCGGCTGTTGAGCCGTCGGCGGCGGCCCCGGCTGTCTCGTCGGAGTCCCAGCTCTCGGCCCTCGCGGAGACGCTCAAGGCTCTCAGTGCTGACCTCTCCACCCGTGTCCGCGACGCCGTGAAGGCGGTCCAGGAGGCGGCCAAGTCGGCCAAGCGTGAGGCCCGCGACTCCAAGAAGAAGAAGAAGGTTGACCCGGCCACGATGACGGCCGAGCAGCGTGCGGCCTGGGAGAAGCGTCGTGCGAACAACGCTTTTCTCGTTCAGCGTCCGCTGACGGAGGAGCTCTGCCACTTCATGGGCCTCAAGGCCGGTGAGACCCGCTCGCAGACGCAGGTGACGAAGTTCATCAGCGAGTATGTCAAGAAGCACTCGTGCTTTGACCCCTCGTTCAAGCGTCGCATCCTCCCGAACGCGGCCCTCGCCAAGCTGCTCCGCGTCTCGGACAAGGATGAGGTGACCTACCTCAACCTCCAGTCGTTCCTGAAGGTGCACTTCATCAAGACGGCCCCGAAGGCGTAGACGTAGAGTTTTTCTGTGTGGTAAATATAAAATGCCGATCGACGACCTTCGCCGCACCACTGGAGACAAGGGACACTCGAGCAAGCCGACCACTCACTACGGTATCGAGGGGGAAAAGATGCGCCTTAGTGGCCCTATCACCCGCCGCCAGCGTGCGCTGTTCCCCGGACAGAGGATCCCCCATATGCACCTGCCTCCAACTTGGAACGGCGATAAGCGTAGATACGCTACGTATATGAGGAAGTTGAAGGAGTGGAAGAAGGCTAACGGACAGGGGGGCGGTCGCACTCGCCGCTCGACCCGTCGCGGTTAAATGTCAGGTAGGTATAATGCCGGTCCCCTTCTCCAAGGTGACAGATATGCCGAGGAGGGGATATCGGACACCGGACCGGATCAATCCAAAAACAGGCCGGCCGGACACAATCCCTAGTTCAGGGAAGAATGCAGTCAGCATTCAAAGCCCAAGTAAAGAAGAACTGACAGAGCTGCAGCGTCAGCAAGATGTGGAAGAACTCCAAAAAGGCTTTACGAATAGCCTGGTGCGTGCTGCAAATGAGGCAGATCATGCAAAACGTATGGCAAACAATCCGTATCTGAACGGAGGCCGCAAGACTCGGCGTCGTCGTAGCCGCAAGAGCCGCCGTAGTCGCAAACACTAAGCTCTTTTAGCTCAGAGGTAGAGCACCTGCTTTGTAAGCAGTAGGTCGGTGGTTCAATTCCACCATGGAGCACAGTCTTTTTAGCTCAGGGGCAGAGCAGTTGTTTTACTCACAACGGGTCGATGGTTCAATTCCATCAAAGGACACACTCGCAAGCTCGTTCTTGCACCCGCGTTCATCGTCTAGTGGTTAGGATCAAAGATTTCCAATCTTTAAACTGGGGTTCAATTCCCCATGAACGCACATATTGCTATGGATCTCCATGTCAATACTTTCTGTTCAGGATACAATGGACACGCCGAGGAAAACTCGGCGTAATACGATGGAACAGCTCTTAGATGAGAACGCCAAGAGCGGAGTGATCGTGCCAGGCATGACATCTGGGGCGTGCCAGAAGGCGTGGCAGACCGGACTTCGTCATTATGTAGACGGGTGGTGGAGAACGCCGGACGGATGGAAGTTCGTCACGCGTTTTTTTCCAGTGTTCGTGAAGAAGAATCCGGACACAAAGAAGTCCTTCAACTGCGATGTGAAGAACGAGGGAGGTCAGTATGTGATGGCAACCTTGCCCGGTCGGGAGATGTTGCAATCCTATTTGAAGTCCATTCCGATCTACAAGGATCTGAGTGAGCTCCAGGATGGAGTATATACGTGGATCTTTTACTCTCGTGCAGCAAGCCCCGTTCAGTTTGCGGCAACGAGAACATGGTCTGCTCTTGAGATGGGCACGATTCATCTTGCAATCGCCACACGGGTGGGTGCCTCTACGGTCCATGGGGCAGGCGAACTCCGGAAGTCGGGTGACACATACACGTATAACCTGCTGTCGGGCACCTTTACGGCAGACTGGAAGAAGAAGATGAAGGGCCCGTGCACTTCAGATGCGTTGGAGCAGTATATTGACAACGAGTTCAAGACGCGTTTTGCAAAGTATAAGATAGCAAAGACCGACACGACGTTGATCACGGCTGATCTTCCGGTTACGCAGGAAGAAGTGGATACCTATACGAAGGCTGGCTGGGTTTTCAAGTTCTTCCAGACGCAAAAGGAGTGCATAGATGCAATGAACACTCGGGGTGGACGTCGCACCCGTCGTGCGGGGGGCCCGAAGGAAACCATGAGCGAGGCTCAGCAGATGCTCCGGCGTAAGCAGATCCAGCACGTGCAACAGGGACGCGAAGAGGAGATCAAAAACCTCGCAGGCGTGTTCATACAGCCGAGGAACCGTAACCGCCCGGGGTGGGTGGCTCCGTCTGAAATCAAGCAAGAGCGTCTGTCCGATATGCTAAAGCGTAACGATGACATGCTTGCCATGGGCAAAGGACGGCGGACTAGACGTCGCTTGTGATCAGTTCGTGGGGCATTTCCAGGTAGAGGATTGTGCTGAAGAAGGGAGACAGGCGACCATCCAGTACCAGGGCTCGCTGTTTGGTGTTCTCCTTCAGTGTCTTGGCCATTCTCACCAGGACCTGGCGTTTATCCACGACCGACTTGACCTTGATCTTGCATGTCCCCTCATGCCATCCACATAAACTAGAGCTCTTGCAGGAATCCTCCAACAGCTGACCACAGGGTGTGCGAACTTTGTTCACAAACTGAACCGGTTCATTCACTTGGTCCCAGATTGAATTTGCATCCAGCCACGCCTTCAGATCCTTGTACAGATCCGGCCCCGGGGTCTTCACAGAGTTGCGAAGGGTCTCGTGATCTGCCGTTTCCAAATCTTTGGAGAGGGAAAACATCAAGAACTCGTAGACCTCGGACGAATAGGTTATATCACTTGCCATCCGAAGATCCTCCGCGTTCGGCTTTGCAGAGACCAACATCTCCTCAGTGGCCGCCTGAACGGTTTGAATAACCTCCTGTGCTGGCTCATTGCCCGTTCCTTCGGGGCGGAAGGGAGCACGGAACCCTGACTCAAGCAAGAACTCTGTCATCATCCCGTCTGCGGCCGCCAGTGTCTCGGTTTGCTTGAAGCCCTTGTTGCGTGTCTCTGCCAAGAACGCCGCTAAGATTGCCTGGGTCGGCAGCTCTCCCTCTCTGACATCCGAGTATCCAGACCGAACGGGAACGCCCTCGGGGATTTGCGTGCTCACGGGCTGCACAGGAAGCACCACCTGTTGCGGAACAAACACCGCTTGCACTCGCTCAAAGGGATCCAGGATCACCTGATAGTTGGAAATATTCTTGAGCATCAGTTCATTGACTGCATCGTCCATCGTCGGAAGAGCCGCAGAACAGGCCTGGACGTGAAGTCTTTGCAGCGTGGACTTGGCGGTGTCGTCAAACTTGTTCACGTCAATCACGTAGTCAAACTTGGTGCCAAGGTTTCCTGCACGACGGGTCACCTTGCCCACGACATCAGTATCCAAGAGGACGATTGTTCGTGACTGAGCACTGGTCTTGTCGGCCCAAAATCCGCATGACATGGTGTTCAGGGCTGTGTTAATCCGCATCACACGGCAGTCAAGGACCAGTGCGACATATTCAATCTCTTGCAAGGATGAGAGAGCTTCATCACGATACGCCTTGTCAATGCCCTGTGTGATACGCTCCAGGAGAGTCACGCCCTCTCCCAGTGCTGTCCAGGTGCGAAAGAAGGAACACTGCAGGATCTTGTCTCGTGCATTCGCAGGTGTGGGGATGGCTCGCTTGATGTTCAGCAGGGTTGGGAGACTCTCGCGAGGAAGACCTACGCCCACACGAAACATATCGGTTGCTGATGCAGTCATGCGGTTCCGAGGGCAGGTGGTGTCGTAGTTGGTCTTGATTCCCAGTCGCTTGGACAGCTCGTCGGGGAGATAGGCAACCCGAAGCGGCGGGACCACTCCGGACGACAGAACATAATAGTCATCTATATCTGTCTTGGATCCCAGCACAGCGGTTGCCGCTGTTCCCGACGGCTTCAGGTAGCAGCATGGCATCTTCTTCTTGCTCGTGGACTTGGCGGTGGGATTCTTGAACCCCGGATACTTGTTCTCCTGCTTTCGCTTGATCACTGTGAACTCCCGAGCATCCTCTTTATCTGTGATACGGACCTTGCCATTGCACTCGGGGCAGTGTTGAGTGTTGTCGGGACCTGTGACCAGCTGATCTTCGGAGAGGGGAATCTCATCGCGGATACACCAGTACTGCGGGCAGATTGCCACACCTTTTTCAAGTGGAAGCTTCTCGTTCTCAGGGGCCTTGGAATAGTTATAGGCTTCGGGAATCCGGGCCTGATCCTCGGGGGTCAAGATGACCACCTGAGCCAGCTTCTCGCACTTTTTGGAATAGTCAGCATCCACCAAATCAGGATCAATCTGATCAATGCGGTTGTTGAAGTAGTTGTGAGTGGTCAGCGGTCCTCCCTTCTTGACCTTGGTCATTGTCTCCAGGACTGCCGGGGCCGCCGCTGCATTGCTAGGGGCATCCTGTTTGGCCTGCTCAATCTCTTCCATGAGATCACCCAAATCAAAATCATCCTGCACTTCAGCTGTGGTCGCCACTCCTGCAATGGGTGCGACCACCTCAAGCCGGCGAGGACACACTGCATTGACCTCCTCTTTGTCCGACGTCAGCACATACCGCAGAATACTCGCATAGTTCATGGCACGATCCAGGTTCTTCACAAACTTGACCCGAATATCCTTGGACGAGATTGCAATCACCGGGTAACTGCGAATAATGTTGTCAAGGTTGACATCTTGCTCCTCCTCCAGGATTCGGATCTGTTCCTTGAATGCATCCGCCTCAGCCTTGGAAATCTTCAGCTCAGTTTCCAGTGTCTTCTGTGCCTTCAGAAGTGCATACGCATTCAGAACGGCTTCGGGGATGTCGGTATCACGGTCTGCACGAAGCAGGCGAAAGGTTGTATCTTGGTAGCCAAACAGGTCCTGGAGACAGTCAAAGCGACGCATATCAAACTCCGAGATCTCCTTTGCAAACGACGCCTCTGCTGTGAGATCGTTCAGAGTCCAGCGGGACGGCTGGATATCTGTCTCTACCAGGAAGGGCATCACGGCATCCAGGGTTTTCATCCACTCCAGTAGAGACTCCTGCAGATCCTCCAACGTTTCTGTGGAATCCTTGTTTCTCCAGGTAGACGCAGTGATATCCTTGTTGGTGATGGCAATGCGGTCAAAGGATGTGCTGGAGGTTCCCCGGTAGAGGAGCAGGGTCGGAAGGCGACGCTGCGGCTGTGTGTTGGCAGTCCACGCCTTCCACAGCGGAACGTCCAGAAAGGGCTCCTTGGTCTTCGGATCTTCCACATAAAACTTGTGACGCATCGCTTCACCCTTGGAGGTGAAATAGCTGACAACCGGTGTTTTCTTGGAGACCGTCAGTCCATAGAATATCTGCTCAAAGCGGACCCGTGGTGCTGTGAACTTGGTTGAGATCAACGGAATATACCACTTGGCTCGGAGAATGGAGGTCTGCTTGGGTTGAGGGGCCTTCAGTCTCATCAGTGCATTGAGACGATCCCGAGCCGCTTTCATGGGTGCACGAAGCATTTCAATATTCGGAGGCGTGGACGATTGGAAAAAGGGGAAATACAGCTGCTTCACCAGATCAGTTGTCTCTGCATCAATCTCAGTTGCCATGATTGCAACAGCTTCCTCCGGATGAGCGGTCTCAAACAGACGCTGCCGAACGGGCGTCGGACGGTAGATCTCAGGAACCACTGTATCTGCAGGCGGCAAGGGCAAGATCGCGGATGTCTCTTCGGATACACCCAAGATTCGCCACTCCTTGAACGATGCCTCGGGAGCAAACAACGGCTGCAAGAACTCCTCCACTGCATTCCAGTCTTCCCGGGACACGTCGCGAGCTGAGACGCCTGTTCCCGGACGCACTTGTGTCACATAGATATCCAGATCCGCAGACGAGATACTATTCTTGCCATGCGACATGCGAAGAAAGAGATCTGCCCATCGCTTGGGGTTGGTTGAGTAATAGTCCTTGGGCAGTTCCAACTGGATCTGAATGAACAGTCGGTCTGGATGCGTCTGCTTGGCAAGGGCCACGGTTTGTCGGACGGTTTCAATTGTGTCATCCGGGAGGAACGACAGAATTGTTGACGAGCCTTCGAGAGGGAGCTCCATTGTAGTGAGGGTTAGATAGGATTATCCGTGATAGTCATCCCGCAGTAGGGCGTGGGCTTCTGAGCATAGTTGACGGATGCATAGATACCGAGCTTGACTGCATCATGGAGGATTCGCTTGAAGTTGCCCCAAAACTCTTGGGTGTGTCCAATGGTCTCGGTCATCAGGTGTGCCATCTCGTGCAGAAGGACGAACATCACGGTATTCTCATCAATCAAAGGATAGGTCGGTGCCTTCGTCTTATCCCGCAAGCAGACGACAATCTTCTGTCCCTTGTTCTCCGAATACGATGTGTCCTTAGAGGACATATCATTTTCAATAAATGAATCTGGGTGGAACCTGGCCAAAAACCGAGCCACTGGAGGATCTATCGCCAGTGCCGGCTCATTTGCATACGACTCCTTCAGTTTGTTCAGCTTTGCACAGATGCTGGCCATACGCTTGACTGCATTCTCTTTGTCAGGAAGGTCCTGCATTTCGTAGGTCCTGCCATCCGGACCTGTCACGGGCGAGGTGTTTCGGGGTCCAGCAAAATACGAAAGGGCCATGACGGTACCAACACCCAGGGCAACCGGTAACATTACTTAACTCTGAGATTTAAGCCGAAAGTCCCTCCAGGCCGCGGGTGGCCTTGAAAGGGTCCGGGTCAATCGTCGTGTTCAGGAACGGGCCGACCTTGCCCTGCGGGTTCGGCTGCTCCGAACGGATGTCATAGGTCGGGTTCCGGTTGGTCTGCGAGATGCCGATCACGTTGATGTTGGAGTGGTAGCCCGACTGCAGGAAGTTCTGTCCCTTGAGGTCCTCGCCGCTGGTGGGGTTCACGGCGGCCCACGAGGCACCGATCTTACCCTTGGGGAGGAGCTCGGACGAGTCCAGGGTGGTCTCCTGGTATGTCTGCTGGGACGACGGGGTGCGTCCCTGCATGCCCTCGGCGGAGGCGGCGTTGCCACCCATGCTGAACGGCAGGTCCATGTTGGGGCCCGCGTCCGAAACAGGGCCGGCCGGACCCGAACCACCCATCTCGGAGGCGTGGTCCAGGAGGGAACCCTTAGAACCTCCGTAGGAGGTAAACAGTGTGTACAGGACGACAACACCAGCAAGCACAAGCCCCAGGCGGATGAGTTTCGGTTGCGTGAGCTTCATTCTATGTTTATACTGACGGAAAGACAAATTTCGCATGACGAAGTTCCTTGACCCGCTCATCCAGGATCTAATAGAAAAATTGAAGTCGCCGGACCTCCAGGCGAGTCTTGAGTCGGAGGTGTTGAGGCCGATGATTTCAAGGATTCTAAACATTCTATACCCCTACCTCTTTGGGGTCATGCTCCTCTGGCTGATGATGTTTGTCTGCCTTGCCATGATCCTCCTCATCCTTGTTCGGGGTAGTCTCATGGACATTCTCCGGAAATAGGAGCTTCACCAGGTCCCCCCGGCGAAGGTTCCAGAAGCCTGACACGTTCCGTGCCTTGGCCTCCTTGCGGAGCTGATGAATTGTCATCTTCTCCACCTTCATGGATTGAGGCAGCTCGGGCATGTTCAGGAGAGTGACCAACTCGTCCTTGGTTTTGATATAATACATCTTGATGCGGCGAGTCTTTGCGATAAGCTTGAGGTCGGCAAGATACATTGAGTTGTAGTTGGTCTGCATGGTGCCTTCCTCTTCGTTGGCGGCGAACCGATCCATTTTGTCGGCTACACTCTTTTCTCTCCACACAAACACAAGTATGAAGAGAACCACAGCAGTCCTTGCGTTTTTCGTCGCAGCCGTCCTCGCCGGAGTCTTTGTCAACTCCACCCTCCTCTCTGCCTCCCCCGCAGTGAAGGAGAAGTTCATGCAGAAGGAGCGGGGTATGCCCACGGAGACGGGCCCCGTTGAGGGTTACTCGGGCGGCTCGCCCCTCCTGGGAACCCAGCCCCTCCCCACTCCCGAGCGTCCTTACGACCAGGTTGACGACCAGAAGCTCTTTGCATTTGCCGATAACCGCCAGGGACCTGAGTGCATGGGATCGCCCTTCTCGGGTGACCTCGGATATGTCTGCCTGACAGACAGCCAGCGTGCTGAGTTTGCTACCCGTGCTGGCAACCGCTCCTCGTAATCCGCTTACAAGTCTACTCTACAACTACTATAAATGGAGCACCTCAGAAACCTGCTTCAATATTTCAAGGAACGGATGCCGGATACGACGTTTCCCAGGGCATCCGATGAACTGTTCGTTCACATTGAGAAGGAACTCCTTCCCCATTTGATGAAGATTGTCAAGAAGGACAATACCCTGTTCACGGATACGGATACGGCACCCGAGCTGTTCCCGGGCATCCGAGTGAAGTGGGATAGCACAGACGATGCGTGGCAGAAGGTCCGCATGGCACTGATGTATTCCGTGCTCCATGGAGACCCGAAGGAGAAGTTTGGGGCGATTTTTGAGCAGCTCAAGAGTGCTATCCCCGGCGGACGGCAGGATGAGGTGATGGGAATCCTGGAGGACAAGGACACCCAGGATTCTATCAAGGAGATCATTGACCTGGTGATGAACACCCGCCTGGCAAGTGTGGTGGGCGACCTGGCACAGTCTATCAAGTTTGAGGACCTGGACATTAATCTGGAGGACCCCGATGAGCTCATCCGTCTCATGCGGAACCCCCAGGACAGCGATGCACTTCGCGAGATCATGCGTCGTGCCCAGGAACTTCTGAAGGACCGGATTGAGTCTGGCAAGATCAATCAGCAGGAGCTCATTCGTGAGATGGAGATGCTTCGTGCCAAGATGACGTCATCGTTTGGCAAGTATATGAACGAGATGGTGGTCGGGCGTGAGCAGCCTGCCACGGGAAACACGTCTCGCCAGATTTTGTCCAACTCCCCTGAGGCTCGCCGTGCTCGCATGATGGCACGCCTACAGAGGAAGCTTGGCGAAAAGTCTCGCAAGTGAAGATAAGAGAGATGTCAACAGAACCCTTTTGGTATTCCGATCCAAGTGTCCTGTTCGGCCAGGGTGCCTGGTATAAATTTGTCCCGACGGCAGCGATGTCTGTTTCGGAGTCCCTGAATGCCGTGGTCCGATTTTCGGTCTACCTGTCCATTCTCCTGTTTCTGTCCAGCCTGCAGCCGATGTATCTGGCAATGATCCCCCTCGTCATGGGTGTGACGATTGCCTTGAATACACTGTTTCCCCGGGCCAAGAAGATCACGGAGGCCTTCGGCAACGGTCTGCATGTATCGGGCTATGTGGGCGACATTGAGAACCGCCCTACCGATGACAATCCGTTCATGAACCCGCACCTGACAGACATCTTGGATAATCCTAACCTGCCCCCGGCGGCCGATGTCACTCGCAAAGATATTCGCGATGAAGTGAATGCGGCCTTTGCCAAGACGTCCAATATCTACATGGATACGTCGGATGTGTTCCAGATGGTCCAGGCCCAGCGTAACTTCCACACGGTGGTCACGGACGATCATGCCGGCCTCCTGAAGTTCATGGGCAAGGGACAACGCACAGATAAGCTGCTCTCAGAAGGGTACGTAGGAGCGAAGGGTACGGTGCCGGCTCTTCCGGCCACCGCGTCGATTAACGTTCCGACGGGAACGCAGGCGACGTCTACGACCTCCCGTTGATTTCTTCGGGACCTCCAGCTCCTTGAGAATCTCGTCGCCGCTTGCCTTCTGACCCGATGTTTCCTTGGTGCCAGACTCGCTCATGTATTTCATTGTCGGGAACCCGTTTGCCATGCCATCAGGTGTCGCATCCGCATCAATCTCGGCGGTGTCAACATCGGTCATCTTCTTGGCCTCGTCCCAGGCAGGCTTGTTCGCCTCGCAGTGACTGCACCCCTCCATAAAAAACAACACAAGAAGAGGCTTCTTCTTAAGGAGCTCCTTAGCTTCCTCTTTCTTGTCACCACCACGGAGAACTGTTGTGGGCATTTATATAAGTAAGTGACAAAAATGACATCCATCGCTGAGCTGAATGCAACGGAACCCGTCAAGCAACATAACGGTCGCACCCTGCAGCAGTATCAGGACTATACCCGGTCTCTTGCCATGCACACGCCGGCAACCGGGTTCAAGCAGTTTGCTCCTCGTGATCCGGATACGCAGTCAAAATACGACGCGATGCAGTCCTCGTGGCAGGGTGTAGAGTCTTCGGATAAGGCGATTGCTTCGGGGCTTTATGAACTGGACTACGCGTCCGATGACCGGAGTGTCCGTCCCAATCAGCCACAGATCCTACCCCCTGCAGCACCCCCCAAGAAGGAGGAGTCTTGGTTTTGTGTTGTTCAGTAATAATGATTGAGTGGTTCGCACTCACACTCTTCTTGCTTTTAGTGGTCTGGAGTGTTCGCGAGACCTTTGTGGACATGGAGTTCAAATCCACCACCGAGGGTGCTGCTAAGTATGGCGTGGCCGGAGTTGGCGTTGCCACGGGAGTCCAGCGGCCCCCTGACGATGTCAAATCCCCGGTATACGCTGTATGGAAAAGCAAGGTAGATGCACAAGTTCCCATTGGATCCAACAGTGCCGATTACATCAAGGCAATACAAGCATTCTACGATAAGGTGTATGAACCCGCAACCAGTAAACCCACAATAGCCGACATTGAACGATTTCTTGCAGGTCCTGACGTCGCGAATAAACCCATGGATCCGTCTGCACTTCGCGTGATCTTGGCAGAGGGATTCCACATTCAACCCGGCGGAACTGCTGCAGCCAGAGAACAGGGGCAGATCAAGTTTACCCCGAGCAAGGCACTTGAGCCTGGAGATGGACGTGATCAAGTGTATACGCGAACAGAGGACCCGTATATGCCAGCAGATACTCGCACAGGAGGCCCAGTTCCGGAAGGGTATTATGCACCCTTGGTTCAGCAGACGAAGCCTCGTCGCCTGGGAGAAGCTGACTATCAAACCATCGGACGGACAGGGAAGCTCTTCTATGACGTATGTTCGGAGACGAACACCCCGGAATGCCGAGAAAACGTCTTGTAGGTAGACAATGAAGACAAAGTGGCTCGTGCTTGCAGCCGCGGTTACTCTTCTGTTCCTCTACACTGCTCGTGAGAACTTTGAGGACACGGCAACGATTCGCGGTCCTCCGTATGGAAACACTCCTACCGCCGCACGGCAGATCATCAACATCATGCCCCCGACGATGCTCACAAGTATCAAGAGGCAGGCTGGTGTTACATCCGATCCTCTGACAGATGCGGATGCTGTCAAGATCGTGTATGGAAATGCCACCAACAGTAGTCCGATTGCTCAGCTCATGAGCGACTTTTACTGGTTGGTCTACAAGCCAGCTACGGTTACGATTAGCCTGACACAGGTGAACAAGTTTCTTGATCTCCAGATACATCCCTGGGTCAAGGAGCCGGGGAACCGTGCAGATCTTCGCCAGTTTCTGACAACGTACTTCATCCGAGGACAGAACGGAGCGGCTCAGTCTGGATACCTGGAGTCGCTGAATACGGTGTGGGGACAGATGCAGGTGAAAGCGGCCAACGCCCCTGCGGGCCCTGCGGCCCCTGCGGCTGCTCCAAAGGAGACTGCGGCGGCTCCGGTGACCAGCACTCTTGCGTATGTGGCGATCGGGATTTCTGCAGTCGCTCTGGTGGCCGTTGTGATCACACTGTTCCTTCCTCAACGAAATGTCTTGTAGGAGTGTAATGAAGACGTGGGTCTGGATTTTAGTGGTTGTTGCCACCGTGGCTCTCTTTCTGTGGACAGTCCGCCGCGAAGGATTTCAGTCGACAGCAACTCTTCGCGGACCTCCTTATGGCGAAAGCGACTATTCTCAAATTGTCGGAATGATGCCTGCTACACTTGTGACTGCCCTCCAGACTAAAAATAACACGGGACCTGCTCCGACAGAACCCGATGCCGAGTCGTCGCCATCGGATAGATCTAGATATGACAGCGAGCTGATTGCGTACCAGAAGAAGCTTGTAGATGGCATAATCTCGGACACAATGGGAGAGTTCTATACAAAGGTCTACCAGCCAGCCTCGAATGCCATTGCCACGCCTCGTGTAGAGGAGTTTGTCAGAGACTATGCAGGACAAATCCAAGCAACAAATTTTACTAACTACACGTTTCTGAAAGTCAACAATGGGGATGTGAGAACATTGTTAGTTGAATATTTCGTGAAACAGCCTGCGGGAGCTGCAAATGCGGCGGCGACAACTGCACAAACAGCCTCGGCCGGATACTCTGCAGCATCGGGATATGATGCCATACGAGTGGCTCTGGGTCAGGCTGCTGCACCGACACCGTCGTGCCCGACTGGATACACAATCTCAGCTGACAAGAAGTCATGCATGGGCTCAAGCACTGGGGATACAAAGACCCCTACATGTCCAACGGGATTCACGTATGACAACGGTGCCTGCACTGTACAGTCCACGGGTGGCACCGGGCCAACCACGGGTAACTCAACTGGTGGATCCAGCGTGACCCCGGGATCCAACTCGGGAACAAATAAGGGCAATATCTTTGGACCGGCCTATACTGGAATGGGTGACAATGCGGGAGGGCCTGGCGGATCGGGTGGTTCCCGTGATTATCCCACCTTGTTTGGACCGACACCGAAACCCTCCACCATGATTGAGGGTGCCGGCATTATGAATCCGTCGCAGAATGAGACCTTGGTGACATCGGGGGCATTGCCAGGTTCGGCCCAAACGGGGTCAGATCCGAATAGCAGATACTTTGGATCCTCTCGGGTGCCGGGTGATCGTGATCTGGTTCCCGATCCTTACCAGGAGTTTACCCCCAGCACTGGCTCGTCCAAAACGGAACCAGTTCCGTACTTGTCTGACTTCTCGGCGTTTGCTAGGTAAACATGGACTCTCCAACACTAACAATGAAGTCATTTGGTCTGCGTAATCAGCGGGGCTCGTGCTGGGTCAACGCTGCACTTCAAGCAATCTTCCGCATCCCGGACCTGCAGCAGCGTTTCCAGGATGAGAAGCACGACACAGACAACCCCGTAGAAGTCTGTCTCCATACCATTTGGTCGTCCGCGGGTGCCATGGGTCTCAAGGATTTGTATGCGTGTGTCAACACCACGCTGATGCCGGCAGGTGAGGGCATTGGAGATTCGCATGAGCTGCTGGAGTTCCTCTGCGACAAGATCCCGATGCTGGACAAGCTCTTCCGCTTTGGCGTGGAGAACCGGCTGAAGTGCAACAACTGTGCCTACACCGACGGAAAGCGAGAGTCAATGATTGAGTTCCCCATCGTGCCGTCCAAGCCGAAGGAGACGGTCGTGGATGCCATCGTCGCGGCCGCACAGCCGCACACGATCGCGGACTGGACCTGCGAGCAGTGCAAGGGGAAGGGCTGCACCAAGCAGTTTCTGCTAGCGGCCTTTCCTCGAATCTTGGCCTTCCACGTCACGTCGCTGCGGTCCACGGTGACATATTCCAGCATCCTGAGCCTGAACAAGATTGAGTATGCCCTGTTTGCGGTGGTGTGTTACGACGGGGGTCATTGGTGGACCTATGGTCGCGACATGCCTCCAGGGAAGTCATGGGTCACCTACAACGACGAGCAGGTGCACAGCCACGGCCCCCAGCAGTTTCCCATGGCGGATACGATGCGGTTGCTAATGTATTATCGCCTCAACTAGTAATAAGACATGCAGTCAGCCGAAGCAACTCTTTTAATTTCGGCAGGGTTCGTCGGGATCCTGACCCTGTTCGTCCTTTTTACCACTGGATCTCTGATTGCTGTCCTCGCTCTCTGGCTTGTGACAGCCATGATCGTCCTCGTTCTTTGGTATTACGGTTTCCTGGACCTCAACGTGATGAAGGTCACCTCAATCCCCGATGAGAAGCCTGCGGAGGACGTCCCGGCTCCGGCTCCGGCTTCGGCTCCGGCTTCAGGAGCCAGTCCTCGGGTGGGCAGCGAGGTGTTCCATATTGAAGATGCTCAGTTCACCTATGCAGATGCCCCGGCCGTGTGTGCCGCCTACGATGCTGAGCTGGCCACCCTGGAGCAGATCACGGATGCCTACAACAACGGTGCTGAGTGGTGCTCGTATGGATGGTCTGCCGGCGGATTTGCGTTGTATCCTACACAGCGTGGAACCTGGCAGGCACTGATGGCCGAGCCCGACACGGTCAAGCGGACTGCCTGCGGTCGCCCGGGTGTCAACGGCGGCTACTTTGATCCCAACACCAAGTTTGGCGTGAACTGCTTCGGATTCAAGCCGAAGGGAGACGTTGACCTGCCCCTGCCTCCCCCGGGCACCGACTCTGCGAGCTTCCGAGCCGCCGTGACCCGCTTCAGAAATATGATGAGCAATCTCAACCTCAACCCCTACTCTCGCACAGAGTGGTCGGGATACGATTCTACAGCGGCCGGTCAGATTGCCAACTATGGCAGCCAGTTCCAGCAGGCCGGAGCGGAGAGGGAGAACTTCACAACGGGTGACTCTACTGTATCGGAGGCCCCCGTCACGTCAAACTCGTATTCTGCGGCTCCGATTGGTCTCAAGGGCGATACAGGTCCACCTGGACCGGCTGGACCGGCTGGACCTCTCGGACCGGCTGGTAGTCCTGGCCCAGCTGGAACAATTGGAGGCGTAGGACCCGCGGGACCTACAGGACCAACTGGACCACAGGGACTCAAGGGCGACACAGGCAAGGATGGGGCATTTGCAGGCAAGGTCCCCATTGCCGATACACGCGGTGCGAACGATCCTCCAAGAACTTACTATTCAAAGGGAATGGGCAAGTATAACGAGTTTAAGCACACAAATGTAGTCGGACTTCCCAATTCATTGGGCGAATACAGTGAAGTAGAGACAACCGTTCCGTGGGGAGATCCATCGGGTGGACCCGTGATTCAATCAACCCCCAATGGATTCTGGAGAAGTGGAAGTGGCTCTTCGTGGACCAGTTGGATGGACTCTCCGGGCAAGATTACCGGGCTGGCTTCCTTGACACCAACATCGTCTCGCGAACAACGTATAGAGGCATATATCAAAGACTTTCCAGGAACCGAATGGTTGAGGACGAATGGGATGAGTCAGCAGGCGTGTAAGACTAACTCAGACTGTTCATCAAAATTCTGCCGCATTTCTGGTCCACCCGAAAATGACGACAGGTGCGCGACGTCGCCTGAGCAACAGGCGGCATATGGATTATTTAGATAAGTTACAACCGTCCCAAGAACCCATACTTTCCAGCAACACGCACCATATAGGGCACCCTTCCAACACCGCGGTCATACATCAGTGGCCCACCCTTGTAGCACAGATACGGCAGGCCCTCCATAGGAACTGGTTTGTCTGCCGGGCAGTTGCTATAGCACATTCCCTGGTAGCGATGCGGCTTGTCACCTCCCTGGGGACCTGGGCACTTGCCACCACCATCAAGACGACCCTTCAGACGACCTCCCGTAATCGGCTGACACTCAGTTTTTGCACCTCCTATGCAACCTCCTCCAAGCCATCCGGGAGCACGGCTTGAACATCCATCCCACCACGTTCTACAATCACCTCCTCGGAGCGGCTCACGACAAATCAGTCCCTCTTCCTTGAATCCAGATGGACAATCTTCCAGCCCAAGCACAGTTCCGACTCCTCGGTTGTGTGATTCGGCTACGCACATGGTCAGGCGGCCATAGAACCCCGGTCTGCACGGAGTGTAGCACAAACCCGCCTCCAAGCTTTCATTCGGACCACACGTGTTATCGTTGAAGAAGGGGCCGATGTTCAGGATTTCTTGGCCACCCATGAATTTGGGCAATGACAGAAAGGTCTCCCGTTGGAGGCGACTCCAGTTCACAATCAGAAAAAGAACGAGAACGATCCCGAGGAGGAACCACAACATTATTTTGACGTCATATTTTAATGGATCCGCGACTCCCACCTGTTGTTGCGACACCTAGCTTTGACAGACAAAAAATGAAGACACCGACGTCGGTGCCTGTTGAGAAACAGGGGAAAGAGACGACCTATCCCTTTCAATGGCTACTGTTCAAGCCCCAGTCGCATGCGGTGGTACCGTTTCCTACAAACGAACAATCCCGGCTTGCAAATCAGGATCGTGTCTAGTTCGGAAGAAGCCAGTTTGAGACCTCGCGGATGGACGCATCATCCTTGCGACCGTCCAGGTGCTCGTGAATGATCTTGGCAAGACGGTAGCGGATCGCCTCCTCCGAGCGACCCAGAACAGCCGCCATGGTATCCGGCGTCATCTCCGTCTGACGGCACATGCGAATGAGCGAACGCTGATCCTTGGTAGACCACTTCTTGTTGTTGTTGACCGGGGTGACGGCTGCGAGCGTGCGAGTGGTAGAACGAGTGGAGGCAGGCATTGTGTATGAGTTTCAGTTCATAGGTTGGAGGCAGTTCCATTTTGTCTCGGGTGATACACAAATGGAAGTCGCAATGCTTGTCGGCTTGGCCGCCCTGGGCTATTCACTGGCCACCCAGCCGGCTGTGGCAAACGCAGAGTCCACCCCGAAGATTAGCCCGATGGAGACCTTTGTGAACCCGCAGAAGGGTGAGTCAGCCACAGACAAGGTCACTGTGCTGCAGACACCGACCGGACATGGAAACATGGTTCCCTTCTTTGGTGCAAACCAGACCCAGTCCATGTATTCGGGTGCGACCGAGGGTGTGCTGGATTTGTATACCGGCAAGGGCAAGACCACCTTTTTCCATAAGGAGGAAGCCCCTGCCTTCTTCAAGCCGGAGGCCGGAAATGGCCGCCCGTGGAAGACCCCCGTGGAGACGGAGTGGGAGCAGGAGCGTCAGGTCACGTCCCTGGCGACCAAGAACACCTTCCCGATCAACCAGATCCAGGTCGGCCCCGGTGTGAACGATGGCTACACGAACATCCCGTCAGGTGGCTACCAGCAGGATGCCGCCCGCGAGTATGCCATGCCCAAGACGACCGACGAGCTCCGTGTTATCGGCCAGGAGAAGGTCACCTACACGTCCCAGCCGACACCGGGTGCTCACTACATCACCGAGATGGGTCTCCAGGCCCCGGTCAAGAAGAACAAGCCGGATCGCTTCGCGGTGCTCACGGGTGCCGACGGCTCCCTGGATCACGTCAACACGACTCAGGGTCAGCAGGTGGCGTCGTCCCTCTACCCGGAGCAGATGATGAAGCTGCAGAACCGCGAGAGCATGGGTATGCTCAACGCCAACCCGGCCACCACAGCTGCCGCGGGTGGCATCTCCTACATTCGTGCCTTCACCGAGCCGTTCCAGGAGTTCATGAAGCTCACCGTGGAGGGCCGTGCCCCGCCGGCTGGACCTGTGGGTGGTGCATCTGTCCAGGCTGGCCCGCAGTCCTACAACGTGCAGACCCACCGCGATGAGTCCCTGCACAACAACACCCGTGGATTTGAGGCTCCTCTCATGACCTTCGGCGGCCAGGCACCGTCGGCTGCCCAGCAGGGATCGCAGCGGTATGTGGTTCCCCTTCAGCAGGATGTCTATGCCCGCGACGTGGGCACGCCCGGTCTGCTGGACGCTTTCAAGAAGAACCCATATACAAAGAGCTTTGACTCTGTAGCGTAATGGACTACCATCTCTTGCGATACTCAGACGTTATTCACAGCGTCTGCACCAAGAACTGGACGCGTCGCCAAGTCTATGATCTAGAACGCTATGTCTTTGTCTATCCTGAAAAAATCCGTGTCTGCTCTTGCTTAAAAAACCCCTGGTCCCGAGAGACGCTCACGTTCCTTGGCGTACAATGGACTCCTCCTACAGAACAATGCACGTCGCCGACAGCTCCTTCTCTGCGAGCAAACTCGTCAACACCTTCGACATGAGTCGGATTGAGAGCAATCTTCTTCAGCGACACAATGACTTAGTCCAAGCTTCCTCATGGATGATGAACATCCTGATGCTTGGCCTTGTACTGAGTGGATTTGGATACTTTTTGTATATCCAATATCACACGACGGCTCAGCACGAAGCCGAATCAAAACAGATCCCGTTTGAGCCCATTCCATGGCTATCTGCAACACGAAATGTTCGCATGGAAGAGTATGGCAAACAACTCCAGCCTCGTGAAGCTCAAACTGGATATGGTATACCGGGACCTCTCAATGGAGACGGCTTTAGCTCGGTTTACGGAGAGTACACAAGTCGTGCAGCCCGTGACTGAGGCGGCACCCAAGCCCAAGCCCAAGCCCGTGAAGCGGGTTGTCAAGGTGGTCACGCAAGACGCAAGGCTGAAATTGAAACGTGGCGGGCAGCGATGAAGTAGTTAAACCAAACCTCTCACTAAGTAAGTAATGGCGGCGGTGATTCAAAACCCAGACCTGGACTCCATTTCGGCGTTCACTCAGAGCGGGGGGACGGTGACTGCAACGGTCTCGTTCACTGCTGTCTACGCCCCTTCGTATGTGACGAACACAAACACATATGTAGTGGGCAAGAAGATCTACATAACGGGAGCAGCCACAGCGGCAAACAATGGATTGTTTGTCATCACGGGCGTCACGGGGGCAGGGACAGCAGCCGGAACGATCTCATACACGAATGCAAGCGGTGTAACAGCAACCAACCAGTTTGCACTGTCGTCTCCATTTCCGGGAAGCGTCGTCATGGAGAAAGGGCTAACGGCTCCTTTGACATTGACATTGGCAGAGCCGTTTGAATACGTATTTGATACAACCGGAACGTGGAATTTGCCCCCTGTATATGGGCCACCTACGTTCTTCGGCACATCGGGTAGTGCATCGGGTGCCCAACCCATCACGTCCGATGCCATAGGATCAACGGATACAACGCTCGTGCTAAATTTTCGTAGTCTCTCGTTTTATGTGCCACCGGTTCCTCCATTTTTTCCAGGTTTCGGGACCCCGCCAAACATTACGGGTGTTAGCGTATCCTATCCACCTCACTATCTGGGAAACTTGTATCCTTACAAGTTCAATGTATCTCTGACACCTCATGCCTATCCAACTAGCAGCACCGATGACGGAAGTAGCTACATCACCTTTGATGGCAATGTAACGAGGCTCAACGTTTTTTCCTCTTATCTCGTGAGACGCCCCGGTCCCGCCACATTTGACTCCGTAAATGGCGTTATCTACATGATTGATACAACGAGCGATCTTATACGAAAGGTCGTCTTATCAACAGGTGCTGAATCCATTGTCGCAGGTGGTGGCTCCGGCTCCGGAACCTTCGGAACTACCCTCAATTTATTCGGTCTCAAGGGACTCGCCGTTGATTCAGTTAGACAAATCCTGTATGTTTCTCATGGATTCATACTAATCCGAGCGATAAATTTGACGACACTTGAATCAACCTTGATCAGAAATGCGACTGGTGTCGCAAATAACATTGCACTGAATGCAGCAGGGACCATCCTGTATGCTCCGAGAGATTCTAGTGGCGGGTTTGATGCAATCAACACGACCACCGGGACTATCATTTCTTCATATACTGGTTTATCTGGTAACTCACCAGTTTATGACCTTGCACTCGACGAAGCAAACAATCTTATGTACTATGTGGATGGAAGCTTCACATACGTTGTAAACTTGACTACGGGTGTTTCTTCATTTGTTAATGTTGCGTT